GTATATACTTTGTTAACGGTGTACAAGCAACTAAACAACAAGTAGCATCGTATTGCACAGCAAGCGCAGCGCAAAAGCTACTACAAGATAACAGCATTGTACATAACGTAACACACGATGTACTGCATACTGTACATATACGCACTATAGCACTTGCTAACATTGTAAGTATAGCAGCTAATAAACAACAGCTTGTAGTGTAATAGCAACGCATTGTTGCAAGCGCACAACTAAAAATTGTGCGCTATTTTTTTATTATACACCCCGTCTTGCAGCAAAAAACCTAAGCAGCAGCGGTCGGGAAGTACTTCGTATAGCACAGCAGCAGGTTTAAAAAACTACGGTCGGGGTATATATTTTAAATTGTTGCGCAAAAACAACAAACGCTGTTCTCTTTTCTCTCTTTTTCTTCAAATTCTCTTTTTCAAATCTTTTTCTTCTTCTTAAAATTCATGGTATATAGGTAAGAAATCACCAGGGGAAAAGTTTAAGTACTGTTCTTTTATTTTTCGTAAATCATTTTTTTACCCTGTAGGACCCATTTCGGAACAACGTGAAGAAGTGTGTCTCATTCGGGCATTATAAATACTGTTATGAAAATTAATGAAATCATCTCAGAAGCTCACCATTCCATATATCAATCTATTGGCATTGGACATTGGATTGTAGATATTGACACACATTTTATAGTTACTCTTACTGATCGAAGTGATGTGCTCAATCCAAAGGAAGTTTTCAATATTATAACACATGCCTGTCTCTCAGAAGAATTACAAAAGATTCCTCGTGGCACAGGTGCATTTGTTCAAGACGTAGTTTCTAAAATTTCTGTTTATCTATACCGTTATAAGAACAAGCCCAACCGATTACGTTTAGAAACCGTTCTCACTCCAGATATGATTCCAAAGGATCCCATTATTCATATATATGTTATACCTGATGACTACACAATATCTGCCCGTGACGTTAAGCGGATGGATCGAGCAAGATCAACTGTTCGCTCTATGGGCAGGGACGCTATTAGCCAAGATCTCGAGCAGGATAAGAATATTATGCACACCATGTCACAAATGAGTCGTAACGAGCGTAGGGCATTTAAAAAGTTTCTTCAGCGTACCAAATAGCCCATTTTACCGTCGGAACTTTGAGCAGATTTAGTTTTGAATCCTTGTTGTTTAAGTATTCTCACAAATCTGTTATAAAGTTTCTGACGGTTCAATTCTTCTGCGGTAAACTTTAGGGTAGCATCTTTGTGTTGCTGTTTAAAGTTTCTCAGAATATCTATTACAGTAGCAAACACAGTTTTTGACTCAGATCCAAATTTGCCCGTAATACCATAAGGGTCGTTTGATTCAGGGTCTTTAAACTCCACATCCCAAACGTCCATAAACTTAAGTTCACCGTGTTCGTCATATATGGGGATGAGGAGGAAAGTCACTTCCATATCAATATTGTTAACTTCAAAGTGTGCGACCTTATGATCGTTAGCCTGGATGTGCCATTGCCAAGGTGCGGGTCGATCTAAAAATTCTGTAATAAATTCTTGTGCTTTCATAGTATTAATGTGGGTAGATAATCGATTATATAATCTGTGCTACCGTTTTTCCGCTTCGCGGTTTTTGTGTTCTTCTATATTTATTTTTGATAATTAAGTATATGTTATGGATATATGGAGATAGTTACTCGGCAAATTTTGTTCATTTGAAATCCACCTGGTCGTGGGTTCGCCGAATTAATCAAAGATTAGCTTGTGAATCAAAAAATTTTAGTTTTGCTGGATCTGGGTTGGGATATACGTATTGTAAGTTCAATGAAACGTGTGATCAGTTTTCCGAAGGGGATCATGTTATCATTACTCTTACAAGTTTAAACCGACGATATTTCTTTTATGATCAGCCTATGTTAGTAAACTTGTGGAATTTGAAATATCCTTCTTACGATATGAACGGGGACAGGATTAAATTCAACCCGTCGGAAGCTGATGCATTTAGAAAGTATTTTATGTTTTTAGATAAGAATACAAAGTTAGAAGAAGTAAATCTCATTAACTTTTTGACTATGGTAGATAGTATTAGTCGAAGGAAAAAGTTGGGTAGTGTAACTATTATGTCTTGTTTTGAAGATTCTTATCTAGTTGCTAAAACAGTAGCAATGGAAAATGCAATTGTAGCTAGCGGGTGGTTATATAAGATTAGTACAGAAGAGTGTGCTCGAGAAGAGTTAGTTAGTCAAATTCAAACAGATGATAAGCGTGCATGTCATCTAAGTCAGCATAATCATGGCATTCTTTTGTCTAAACTCTATAATTCAATAGTGAATAAAACTCCGTTAGACCTTACGCAGGGATTTAAGAAAGGATTCATTCATGAGGTATGTGATGTTAAATGAAAGTAGCCCCGATACACCTCTTGGTAGTATTAGTCCCGATTTAAACCTAAGTAAGTTATGGTTATGTAACATGCTTAAGAAGTTTGAATTGACGAAATTTGATAACATTTATATTCTAGGTTCTTGGTATGGATCGATGGGCCTATTCTTATTAACAAAGGGTATTGAGTTTGATGATGCATATAACATTGACTGGGATCATGAAAAGACCACCAATGTAATGCATATGTTAAAGCGTATGAAGTTAAATGATTGTATTCATGCTGTTCGAGCCGATGCAAATGATATTGAATATAAAGGTGATTGTCTAGTGATCAATACTTCAACGAATGACATCGAAGGGCGAGATTGGTTTGATAATATACCTTCGGATACTCCTGTAGTATTGCAAGGTAAGAGTGATCAAGAAAAGTCTAATGGGGAAGATACTATGGAAAAGTTTAATCGTGCATATCCGTTGAGTCAAACTTTATTGTTAGATTTCTTAACGGTGGAAGATGTTAAGGGCAATCCATATTCTAGATTTATGAAGATAGGTTACAAATGATCTTGTAGCGGTAAATATAAATTATGCGTATACATGAAATTATTAGCGAAGCGGATACAGACCCTAAATTAATTCAACGAATGAAAGACTTGTGGGATCAAGGATACAGTTCGAAAGAAATCAGCAATGCACTTGGTTGGACTAAGAGTCAAATAGGCCATAATTTGAATCGACATTATCATGATCGCGAAGGCAAAAGAAAACCCCACCCTCCTGAACTAATTGCAAGAGTCGGCGAGTTGTGGGACGAAATTCCAAGTCCCACAAAGATAGCAAAAGAATTAGGAAAAACAGTTCAAGAAATTAATACTATTCTATATCTATATCATTCTGATAGGATAAACAAGTTCGATAATTCTCGTAGTTTAACTGATCAAGAAATTCAAGATATAATATCGAGTTATTCTCAAGGCGAGACTACTAATAGTATATCCAGGAAATATAAAGTGTCTCCAACCTTTATACAAGACCTTATTATGAGAGAGATTGGTAAAGATGCATATGATGAGATAATGAATTCTCGTAGATTAGTTCCAGGAGCCTTTGTACCTAACAAGATGACAGACGAGATGAAAGAAACAATTATTAAATTATTTGTCTCTGGTTATAATTTTACTGACATAAAGAAACAAATTAACGATGTGTTAGTAAGAAGTACAATTAGTAAATTTTTAAAGAATCATCCAAATTGGAACCAAATGCTACAGGCACATAAGTTAGCTAGAGATCAAAAGAAGCCTCAAGTAGCAACAACTAAACGAATGACCAGTAAGCCAATGAGCAAAGGCATTAAAGCTATTCGTAAAATCGGCCCTGTCACCGGAGGTAAATTATAAGATGAGATATAGAGAATTTTTACTAGAAAGTAGTTATGATTCTATGATTGTCAGTCTTAAGAATCAATATCGTGGGTCGAAACAACGTGAATTTATTGATAATTGTGTCCTCTTTGCAAAAACTAAATTAAAGAAAGATGAGCGTGTTGTATGGTTTTTACGTATAGCAAGATCTATTTTATTTGATATTAAAAATAAAACTAATACTAGATTTGAGCTTATAGGGTATAATACTGTTCCTACAAAATTTTTAACTTATACTGTACCTTATTTTGAAGACGAACTTAGAGTTGCAGAGCACATTAATCAAGGGAATGTTAAATTTGATAATTATATATTTGGAAACAAATCGTTATCGACAGTAATACATGATTTCAACAATATATCCGAAGAGTGGAAAGTAAAAAAATCATTAAAAAAAGTCCCTATTCAACCCGGTGATAAAAAACTTATTGATTTTGGAGATGGGAGTGCATGGTGGTTTTTAGATCGTGCGGCGTGTGAGAAAGAAGCCACTGCCGGAAGACATTGCGGGAATCGACCAAATCAATGGAGATCTAATCACCGATTACTTAGTTATCGAGAAAATGGTCGAGTAAAAATGACTTTTGTACTAGAAACTGACACTGGTATGCTATTAGATCGACGTGCAGTTGCAAATCAACATCCAGATCCAAAGTATTATGAAAAAATCATAGCACTTTTAAAACTTCCGATTATAACCGATCTACTTCCTAAAGACGTAAGAAACGATTTTCAATTGTCGAATTTATCTCCAGCACAACAACACCAGCTTCGTATTGAAAAGCCTAGTTTGTTCAAACAAACTGATAAATGGGAAGCTGACTAGCGTAAGAGAAATAAGACATGAGATTTAAAGAATTTTTAATAGAGGCCTCTATCTATAATCTGATCAAGGGACATCCGCATCGTAATCATATATTGGACACTGGTATCGTAAAAGAACTCAGTCATCAAGCAGATTTCAAAGAAGCGCCATTAGAAGATCTAAGCGAGTTTCCCGAAAAGTATCCTTATGATGATGCAGAGTATTATATCTATGTTCTTGTGTTAGGTGATCAAGGATCGGCATTATTACGGTATGATCGATATTATGACGATCATTCATTTCTTGTCTATGGTATACAAACAATGCCAAATGGGGAAGTCAAAACTCGCTATAGTGTAACCGAACTCTTTTATCCTTATAATATTGTACAATTTTTACATGGATATACCGGGGAAAATTCTAAAATGTATATGGCTCTAAACCCCGGAAATCAAGTTCGAGAACGACTTCGTCGTTCAAGAGTACAAACAAGACAGGTCCCATCGTTCGGCGAGTCCCTTAGAATCATGTATAAACACATTTTACCGATTATATCCGATGAAGTTCCTAAAGCATTATTTCGTATGCAATCTCTATACAGACAAGCAATTGAACAATCTAATTATGCACTTGCAGAACAGATCTCTCAAAAAGGTACACAACTTGACGCATTTTTAAGAGTAAAAGATACAGGTATTCTCAGGGTAGAAATTCACCCGATAGTATCTGGTATTGCTAAAAGAGGATATAAGACATGGGCACTTAAACGACGGCCAGGTGTTGTACCGCCTATTGAGCGATGGGCACATAATGCTTCATCAATGTCAAAGCCAGAATTTAACTCGTTTGTAGAAGCATTTAAAGAATACCTATTTAATACTGAACCGATGGATTGACTATGAGAGCAAATGAATTCATAAGTGAAGCGTTAAACACATCACGATATTCGGCACAAGTAACTAATGCTATGCTTGATAGTCTTGCAGAAATTATTATCACCGATTATAACGAATCTAATCGAAGAAGAGAATTTAATTTTGATATACAAAATAGTTTTTTAGAAGCTGCCGAAGCCTCCTTAAATTCTACTAAGCGGTGGGGGAACAAAAAGGTTAGTCTAGCATTTAGTAATAACACCGAAGGGGCAAGATTTAATAGAGCCACTTATGAAATGACTGTGTCATCTGGTTTTGTAGATATACTAGTACAAAACATTGAAGAATTTTGTGAGTTGTATATAAAGGAAAGACAAATTCCATTAAAGATATCTAACATCAAACCAGGATTATACAATAGTCCTGTTCATGATACTGTTTCGTTCATTGTAGGGTTAATAATACATGAATTCACACACGGAGTACAACAAACTCTACAAAAAAACATATACCCAACCCACGGGTATCTTGCACCAAGAGCTGACGACTATGATGCAGCAATGTCTAGAATCAATAAATTGCCTTTGGAAAAAGATCATAAAATTTATGCTAGTAGTCCGGACGAAATCGGTGGTCATGCCGCGCAAGCAGCCGGTCGAATAATTTCGTTAATGGCTCATATGCCAAAAGAAGAACAAATTAAGAAATTACAAAAATTACTTAGCAACCCTAAAGAGTTTGTTTCTATAGTAGCTCGTGGTGTTAAAGATACTGCGTTTAATGTATTAAGATTTAATCAATCGCATAGAAAGGAAAAATATGTATTTGATCAATATTTAAAACGATGTTATGAGTTACTTCTTGATTATTTAAAATATATTCAAGGTCGTAATGTTAATCCTACGATCGATGATAAAGTTAATGCTAACTATGAAAAATGGTTAAAATCTCAAAAAGGGCCGGGAAACAAAAAATGAGATATAGAGAATTTTTACTAGAAGCCAAACCTGACAATTTAGGTGATGGATTAATCAAAAAAATTGGGCAAGCATATTTTCGAAAAGTAAGAGTTATGCCCAATGCTGAATCTACCGATCCTGTTGCAGTTGATCAAGCAGTATTACAAACAGGATATAGTTTAGCAGATAGCATGTATAATCATGTCGGACCTAAGAATCTAATATGGGTTGCAAAACAATTTGTACAAGATCCTCACTTTATGCCCGAAGATTTTCCTGCGTGGGCTGATACATTAGGTGAATATACTTCGGCAGTCGATGCCCGTAAACCTATTGAAAGAGATCTTAACAAGTTTGCAAACATTAATCAATTAAGGACAGAAATTCGCAAGTATCAAGATGAAGCTGTAGGAGAAGTTTACGACATTATTGTTCCTGTATTAGACAAGTTTGTTCAACAAGGTCAAGCAGCATGGTTATATAAAGGAAAAGACTATGCTATCTATCGTCCCGACACTTGGCAAGCCAGTAATGAGTTTTATCGAGTATTAAACAACAAGGGAATCAACACAAGTTTGTGTGTAACATACAGTGAAGATATGTATAAACAGTATACTAAGCGTGGCGTATTTGTTTTAATCATTGCACCGGATACGGCTTACATCTCTTATATTAGTACTGGAGATACTAACGGCCATTATGCTGCAACTTCGGAGTTTTCGGATATGTACAATGATCATCAACATGGATTAGAAGAACAAATTAAGATGTTCCCGAGACTTAAACCGATCCTAGCCGACTATGCAAAAGAGAGTAATGATGTCGAAGTATTAATCTATCTAAATCCTGCATTAGCAAAGAAGAAGTATCCAGAGATGATGAATCTTGTAGAGAAATATAATATACGACTTATTAGCCCTGAATCTGATGTAGCAGTCGAGCATGGTGACCCCGAATACTTAGATGTTGATCAAGCAGAAAATTTTGTGAAAGTTATGAATGATCCGAAGAACTCTAAAGAAGTTAACAGACTAAAAAACCTAAAAGAATATGGGTTACGTGCTTTAGGTATCTCAAAGACTGAAAAATCAATCTTCGGAACTCCGCTTATATTATGCCAGATTCCTGGCTCTAGTTTTGGTTTTGGAGACAGGGATAACTTTGAACTATTTCCAGCCGAATTCCTGTGGTCAGACATACATGAAGATTACTTGATTAATATTCTAGCTTTTTGATTGTTGAAATTTAGTAAATCGTCCCTTCTCACCACGTACTTGAGGACCAATCGGTTGACGACCTTGTTTAGCTTGACTAATAGCAATGTCTGTGCCGTTATTAAAGCTATTGCTCGGTGTAGATTGTTTACGTCCAGTATTATGTTTTCGTTCCCATTCCCATCCGGCTTTATGCCCCGAACAGTCTTTTGTACATTGGCGCCCAAAGAAACTTAACTCGGTAATAATTTCTATAATTTTCATTATAATATTTATGTGTTCTTAAAGTTAAATGTAAAATAAAAAGAGAATAAATATACAATAACCATTTGGACAAAAATATGCCAACTAAACCTACAGATACAAGAACAAATGCATTCCCAGAATTAGATGATTTTGACGGAATTCTAAAACCAAAGAAAGTAAACCCTTTATCAAAAGTTGAACCAGAACCAGAACGTCATAGTCGTTCTAAAGCAGGTGACCCGGACTTAAGAAGAGCTTCTGCTGCTGATACAAGAGCAGCAACATCTGGAATTAATATTTCAGCAGGTGGAAGAGATAGATTACATCAAATGCCAGATCTTGGTCCTGACGAAATTGACGATGAAGAAGCGGCAAGACGAGCTGGATTAAGGCATGGCGGAGGACTTGAACCTCGTGAACCGGGTACTGACTTAGTGCAGCCGCGAGATTTAGCGAATGCTGCTCAAAATGCAGTTCAAGTTCAAGGTATGCAAAATCCTAAGTGGCATGCTATAAGACATTTGCCTGCATACTTAGCTAGTCAAGTTCGTAAGATGGGACGGGGAACATTTGGATTAATAACAGATACTCCTATTGAAGATATTATTACTATTGCAAATTTAGGCGGACAAGGCCCAAACACTATAGAAGAAGTTAATGCAGTAGCAGGATGGATAATAGCCAACGGAGAGTTTGTTCGTAATGTTGATTTTGATTTTAGTCAAGTTATGCCCGATTACGAACCGTTAGTACGAGAATTTCGTGTTGGCGGTATACGATTCCACCTTGTACAAGATGATCGAGGAAATCCGGACGACTTTGACCCAAACGATCCAAGCAAGAAGGGAACATACGTTTATGCTTATCCTGAGCAAGATGCCAAGGAACCAGAATCGTTAGTAGTTACTGATATTGGTCTTCCGGGACCCCCCGGCGGTATGCGTAGATTACCGAGATTTGAAGGTGAATCTTTAGCAAACGAAATGAGAAGAACTATTCAATTATTAGAATCGTCATATAGTAGTCCTTACGATATATTTAAAATGCAACAACCACAGGATAATAAAAAGGAGAGTAAAGTGGCCAGTTTATCGGATGAAATTAGAAAGAACATTCAATTATTAGAATCATTAGAAGAAGATATCGAAGGTTCGAAAGAAATTGATCAACTAATGGAAGAATTAGTTGCATTAGAAGCATATCGTGGAAAAGCGTCGAAGGCACGATATATGGACCCAGAAGCTCAAAAGAAGCGTATGGCTCGTCATTCGACATTAGCACCTTTAATATCAAAAGATCCTGGCGGACCTCGATTAATTAGTTGGTTGCATAAGCAGTTAGGACTATCGGCGGAAGCTGACTGGGGCAGAGATCAGGCAGTTCGTTACAATGCAGCAACAATGCCGCATATGCCTAAGCAATCAGACAAAGAAATTTCTACTAGGTGGGGTTCCGGTGTATGGAGTGACAAAGTTAGAGATTCTCGTCAGTTATGGAGTATCATTAAGAGCTCTCCGGATAATTTCATCGTTTTTGTTGGAGAAAAAGGTGTAGGTGCAGTTCGTCCGAAGCCTGGTTATATCGAATCCATGAGAAAGTCCAAGGACAACTATGAACCGGCGGCCGATAGAAACTTACCTTACATTTATGCGTTCTTTACAGCTGATCAGCAATGGTATAATAACAGCTCCGATGATGCTGGGGTATTTGATCCGGACACCGGAAAGATTGCAACTAGAGGAGGATTATTCCATGGAGGAGATCAAAATTTTAATATAGTCGATGCTGTTACATCAATGATCGGTAAACTTAAACGAGCATATGCTGCATATCCTGCACCGGCTGATTATCCTCATCCTGAAGATCTAGAGTACGACGACGAAGGAAATCCGATCCCACGTTCGAAAGATAGACCATCGGTTGAAAGAGAAAAGATTGCTCAAAGAGCAGCATCAAGAGCAACCCCGGCAAATACTCGTAGTAAACATCAATTAGAAAGTGATGTATTTGAAAAAATTAAACCTGTTATGTCTAAACTTTGCAAAAATGCTGTAGGAATGGTTAATCGAAAGGCACAGAGAGCAGTTAACGGCGGTAACTGGGACGAGGCCCAAAGAGTGGCTAGAGTAGGTAACACGCTTAACACAATTATTGCTGCACTTGACAATCCGCAAGAACCAGGTGTGCCTTATCAACTAAGTGAGAAATATAGAAGCGCATTGCAATATGCTGCATCGGAACACGGAGTCAATATCAGAGATGATCAAGATTACAAAGACTTCTTATTGTCTGCATTAACCGCCGGTCCCGAAACTAAGTCGATCCTTGATGCGGTACGTTCGGTATTAGTCGGTGTACAACTTTAATATTAATTGGTGTAGACCTTTAGTATAAGTATGTCACTTGCGGCTGAGAGAATTAGAGAACTATTAAACGCGATCGAACTCTCTCAGCCGCATCTTCTACTCGAAGAGACGGATTACAACATCTTAAAAAATGCTGTTGGTGGAAAAGAATTGTTTAAGTTCTTACGACAGAAAAATTTAACTAATCATTTAGGTGATTTTCAAGAAGCAGAGACTGGTCCTAATGGGTATCCTTCGATATACCAGTTTGGGATTGCTGTAGGGGATAGCGGATGTGCATTTCTTGAATATGTCGGTGTTACTTATAGTCAATACAAAACAAATATATGGGTCCGAAATAACAATGGGGAATTAGAACATAACGTTAAAAATGCTAATGCATTTGCTGTAAAAGAGCTTGTAGGACCAAATACAAAATTCTTTACAACTGGAATGTTTAGTACTGGAAAAGGCGAAGATGATCGTTTAAAATCTCGCAATTTAACACGGGTTAGAAATTACTCTAAAAACGAAAACTTGAATTATAACTTTAAACATATTATATTTTATAACCTAATTCCAGTTTTAGTTCCTATACTTAAAAAATCTTTGTTAGATTCTCGGGATACTCTAAAAGATGCATTTGCTCGAGGTGATTACGCAGCAGCTGAGTCTTTAAGTAAACAATTAAATGATATCAATTCGGCAATAGTTGATTTGGGTCCCACAGAAAGAATTACACTTGGAGTGATGCCTCACACTTTTATTCGAAATTTAGTTTTTGATGCTATCGAACAAACTTTTAACAGAATAGACAGCTCACACCCTGGAAAAGAAGCTAGAAGAATCGAATGGGGTGTAGCTGTAGCAAAGGGAGATAAGAAAGGCCTAGCGCAAATCATTCGAACTATTAAACAAAAGTTACATGTGAGATAAAAATGTCTACAGAACAAATTCGATCGTTATTAAACATACTGACAGAAGAACAAGATACTAAAATATTGAAGGGTGTAATCGGTGGGAAACAACTAGTACGATATCTTCGTCAAAGTGGTGTGTTTACTCACTTAGCAGACTTTGTCGAAACTCCGTACGATATTAATCAAGCATATTATTCTCAAACAATCGTAGTCGGCGAACATGGCTGTGCATTTATGACCGGAAAGTCGACCGGAAGAATAGGTGATCTGCCTGACTGGAGTATTAAAGTATTTTATGATTCTGGATATGGGACTGCCCTCTTTAGCGTCGAAGGATTTCCTTACGGTATGGAGGAAAAAATCGGTCCAATTCGAAAGATGTATGTAAATGTAGAACCTGAAAAAAGTCAGCCTCGAAAATTTCCTAGAAAAGTAAATCGAAATCAAGAATTACAAGATCAGTATAGATTTGTTAGACACGAATTTGTGACAAGGATGTTTGAAAGACTAGTACCAGTTATGATTCCAGTAATTAAGCAATCAGTAAATTCAATCAAACCAGCAATGAGTGATGCAGTTAATAACGGTGACTATGATCGATTAGAAATATTATCTAGAAGAGCAAACGTTCTAGATTATGTAATTGCCGGAATTAACCAATCAGAAAACGAATTATCTCCGCAACTCGAAGCTATTCTCAGTCAAATTATTATTCGTGTTTATTCTTTAACTACTGGGACAGAAGTCGACGATTACGATGATGTACGAGGTAGAACTATGATAGGTTCAACATACGACTATGTTGAATGGGCGTATACAACATATCGAGACAACAAATACCTCCCACAATTTGTTAAAGCATTTAAAGATTACTTGGCAGGAAAGATATAATGAGCACTGAACAAATTAGATCACTATTAAATTTATTAAACGAATCGATATTAGTCGAAGATAATATAAGTCAAATTTTGAATAGTGCCCCTTCTGGAGAATCTCTTAAGAAATATCTTTTAGGACGTATAATGTCTCACAAATCTAATTTTGAAAAAGGCACATTGTCGAGTATTATGAAAAGTAGAACTAAATTTTCTAAAGATAATAATGCAATAATAATCGGAACACAAGGGTGTGCATACAAACCAGCCGACGATGACGATTTTACTGACGGGGGAGCAGTACATATGTTTTCACCTTATGCTACTAGTCGCAGCAGGCCATATCTCGGATCGTATATGGTTATCAGTGGTAGGGTTGCAGATTTAAAACAAGTAATCGGTGATATAAAGGCAGTATATGTTGCAACAAATTTAATCGCTAAGGAAAAATCGGATGAGCAACGATTTAGCAGATTCAAAGATCATTACAGTTACGTGCATACAATTAATAAAACAATATTACCGGTAATAGTTTCATATGAGCATCAGGTAATTAACAATTTAAAGAATAAAATTCATGATTTGTTTCGTGACGGAAAATATGAAGAAGCAGAACGAGTATCTAAATTTGCAAATTATGTTGTAAGATTATACACAGATTTTAAAAATCCTAATTCTGGAGCAGCATTTCGTTTTATGGAAACTGTCTTAAAAAATTTACTTATGAATCGTAGTATGGATTCTACCGGAGATTTTCAGGGGTTTATAGATCAAGAAAAATTATCAAATTTTGTGATGGATGTTGCAACCGGAAGCACGACAAATCGATTAAAAGTGATACGATTCATTAAAAATTATTTGTCCGGAAATCAATAATGAGTACGCAAGATTTTCGACATTTAATCAATCTTCTAACGGAATCGGCTGAACAGTTAAACGAAGCGCGGGCAACATCTATCTTAAAAATTAACGAAAGTCGAAAAATTCTCTTAGAAGATCAACTCGGTCGAGTGTTAAGTAAAGAAGTCGGCGGCGATCAACTAATGAATATGTTAAGGTCTTTTCGAATAGTGTATAATGATGCAAAATTTGAAGAAGTTCCTTATAGTACATTACTCGACGATGATTTTTTTAAGCAACCGATGCAAGCAGTTGTCGTTGGGACAACAGGTTGTGCTGTAGTACGTCCCGGAGGCCCGGGCCCATTTTTAAAGTATTTTGTTCGAGGCTATGAGAAAAAAGCAAAACTAAATCCGGAATATTTTACAGCTAATCAACCTGGTCAGATGCTACACTTTATCGGCAATATTAAAAACTGTTATTTGATTCGTAATCCAAGACCGCAGACACAAGGATTAGAAATAAGAAGACAAAATAGAGCAAGTGAATATAAAAACGAAGAAACTTTAATGGATCAAATCTTTAAACGAATTCGTCCGATATTAGCACCAATCATTAAAAAATCTTTCTTAGAAGTGCAACGCTTGTACAAAGATGCTATCAATAATGGAGACTATCAGACCGCAGAGATGTACGGTAGTGCTGCTTCTAAATCAAATACTTTACTTGCTATTTTATCAAAAGATGATTTAACATCTCTCCCAGGGCACGATGGCGGAGTTAATTATAGTCGTAAATTTGTCGAGATAGTTCGAAATGCATTTACTGATATGTATAAAAAATATCCTCCTTATGATTTATATGGTGGCCCGGAGGATACTGCTGAAGATGTAGAAGCTATGAAACTTTATTCGAACTTTTTAAGTAATGCAGCAGATAATACCGGTAAAGAGGTTAAATACATTATTGATAGATTTAGAGAATATTGCTTAACAGGATAATTAAATGTTTTTACGTGAATTACTTTATAGAACAAAAAGAAGGCTTTTAAACGAAGCATTATCAAAAGGATCTCAAACTGTACTTACTCACAAAAGTAAAGCTAATTTGTTTCCAGCAATCGGAGATGCATTAAGAGACGATGCAATGCACACTCCTCAATACTTTTTTGGACAAGCTGCGGCAGTTAAAAAAATGACCGACGAACAAGCAGTTACTTGGTTCCTTGAAAAATTAGATGCCATGGAAGAAGCAGGATACAACGGAGTTAGAACGTCAACTGACGGTAAGTTTAATTTGTGGGTTGCAACATCATATGCAAATGGTCGCGATACTTGGGAAGATATTAAAGGTAAGTTACAGCCAATAATGTATAAATTTAAAGTATTAAAAGATGCAAACCCATCTCCTCTTCGCCCAGAACATTCAAGTATAACAAATTTTTCCAGCATACGAGAAGCTGCTCTTTATATAACAACACATTACGGAAATGTACTCGACGAGTTACTGAAAAGAAAGGAGACATCTGTTGCTGAAAAGTTTAACAATAAATTTGCTAGGGCATTCGAACTAGTAGACAATGAAGATTACAAAATTTTTATCGTTTTAAATCGATGTGCTGCAATGAAATTAGCTAGAGGTGCAATATGGTGTACAGGAATGTTACATACTGATGATCATTTTATTCACTATACTAGTAAGGCAATGGTATTTGTTGTCCTCCCAAAAGATGCTCAACATGTCGACAAGGCGAAAGGAGGAAGACAAATTCAGGGACCAGAAAAATATCAGTTTGATGCCGGCGGTCCCTACTTTATGGATATTGCCGACGACATGCAATCTAGAGATTTTGTAAAAAACAGATTTCCTTATCTATATAAAGATGTAGTCGGTGCATTACAAGAAAATAAAGAAGATTTAACCGACATTATGATCAACTTATCTCAAGACGAAAAATTGTTAATGGACGATCGATCAAAAACATTGAAATACGATGTAGACAATGAAATTCAAAAATTGAGAGTCTTTATTGACCGAGGATATATGTCCGAAGTCGAACGGCCGCCGGCTCCTGAAGTAGATCCTAATGCAGCACCTGAAGCAGGAGCACAACCTCCGCAAATTCAATAAATAGATTCATGACATTATGGGTATTCGGCGATAGCTATGCTAACGGTTATGAATCAAAAGATTGGTTTTGGTCCGAATCGTTAGCAACTAAACTTTCTACAGATTTACAAAATTTTGGCGAAAGTGGCACTGGTCTAGAGTATACATATGCTGAATTTCAAAATTGTTATCATAAAATTCAAAAGAACGATGTTATTGTAATTTGTTTTACACAATTCCATCGACAATTTTTTATTCCATCTCATCCACAAATTTCAATAGCAGCTTCGTTAGATAATGTGTTTATAACACCTAGAGAAATTAAAAGAGAATATAAAACTGCATTTGAACTTTTTCATAAAAAGTTGTATAGAGAAGAAAATGCAAAAACTAACTTTACAAATTTTTTATTCTTTTTAGAATACGTATCTAATCAATTAGACTTACAAATTATCGGATTACCTTGTTTTTCCGATGTTGAAGAATTCTTATTGCATAACAAATATAAATTCCCTTCAATACATTTTGCATCCGGTAATTTATTTAATATATCAAAGGACGAGTGTGTTGACGACGAAGTAGTAGAAGTATTTTACTTTCACGAAGCAAGAGCAAATCACATGTGTAGAAGAAACCATGAGGTACTGTTTAATAAGTTATTAAATTATCTAGATAACAAAAAAGACATTAATCTTAACACAGATTTTCATAAATCTTTTATGACCAAAGAGTTATGTATTGATAAAGATTTTGCAAATTACGAATATTTAGATCCTAATAAGATGTGTGAAGTAACAAAACACAACTTGTTTCATCGTTTTATCAAAAGACCAAACTTTCCTTAAAAGTCGTCATCTGGCGGTAAGTTATTAAGAAGTTGCCTTAATTTTGAACTTTCAACATTGGCATTGATCTTTCCAACACTCATCGATGGCATTATTTCTCCAGTTGATTGATCTACAGTTGATCTATTTTTAATCTGCGTTAATAATGAAGATCCGGCCGATTGCGGAGGACTATATCCACTATCATCCTCATCTAAATCTACAATTCTTAAAGTGTCGATGTTAAACTCTAAGTCAATTTTTTGCCCAACACCGCTAGAACTTCTTGTTTTCATAAGTTGTAATTGATATCTTCCTTTTTCTCTCATTGCTCTACTTGTAAAAATACCAAATACATTATCAGCAGTTTGAATTTTAGATAATCCGCCTGAGATATGACTATGATCAAATTCTACTTCTTCTACTGCACCTCTGTTTAACTGACTAGCTGTTACAAAAATACAGTTCTTCTCAACGGCAAGATTTCTTAATTCTTCAGATACATATTTGTCTTTAATGAACAAATCTGCAGGACTAATTTTCTTACTGATAGGCATTAACAAATCTAAGTAATCTACTAACAATACATCTATTTTTTGACCGATTCTAATTTCATACTCTTTAAGATATGATCGAAGGTCGTTTGCAGTTTTTCCGCTAGGCATATACTTAACTTGCATACTTCCTGCTTTCTTTCCGATCATTTTAACCTTCATTTCAACGTCATCCATATTTTTAAATATTTCTCGACTAGAAATGCCTGTAATCATACTATCGATACGCATAGATACTAGTTCTTCACTAAGTTCTAATGTTAAGTATAATACATTTAGTCCTGCAAGTGCCCAGTTGACTCCAAGATTTGCTAAGAACAAAGATTTTCCAGCGCCAGAGCCGCCTGCAAAAATATTCAGTTCTCCACGATTCATACCTCCAAACAATCTATCATCCATAGATTTCCATCCGGTTGATATTTGTCCGTTTTTATCTTTGATCTTCATTAATCGTGCTCTTGGATTTTCAAAATAATTAGTTCCAAGATCCTTAGTAAGGCCGACTTGAACAGCCTTTTTAATCATATCTTCAACCGGTCCATATTCTCCTTTTTCGAGCATGTCTGAAGACTCTAAGATAGCTCTTTCAAGACCTTTATGTCGAATAAATGTCTCAAATTCGTTCAACAACCAATCGTAATGCTTGTCTTGAAGATCGTGAGTCACTTTGAAATCAACTTTTGTAGCAGCGACAATAATTTGTTCAGTGGGCATAACATTATGTTCTTTAACATATTCGTTGATGAACTCAGCCGACTCTTGAAGTCTACGATCAAACAATGTATGATCAAATATCGACTGACATCTTGCAAATGATGCTGCATCCGAAAGCATCATTTCTAAATATAATTTTTGAATGTCATAGCCATAGTCGATATTTTGTTTCATATATAAATTGTAACTCCTAATTAAAAACTTTAACACCGTAATGGTGTTCGAATGCTATTGCATCTTGATATGTATTAACCATCGGTTGTCCTTTAATATTTAAACTAGTGTTAAGTAATAAAGGACATCCAGTTTTCTCATACCATATTTCTAACAATCTTCGAATATGTCGATCGTCATTAGTTCCTACCGTTTGTACTCTGCTAGTACCGTCTTTGTGAATAATTGCAGGATATAAATTAGGATGTTTACATCGAACAGTATATTGCATATATCTATGATCGTTACTTATTAGTTCGAAAATTTCGTCAGCATATTCTTCAAGTATCATAGGAGCAAACGGTCTAAATTCTTGCCGTTGTTTTATATTATTAACTCGATCTTTAATATCAATACCTCTAGGATCAGCTAATAAACTTCTATTACCGAACGCTCTAGGACCAAATTCAGCTTTGCCTCTTGCTACCCCACAAATTTGATTTTGTAACAAATATTCAACAATTTCTTCTTCAGTACTAGAATAGCCCATATCGTATCCTAAAAATGGACCTGGCCAATGCACATGTTTCCCTAAGTGAGCTAATACCGAACCCATGCTAGATCCTGCATCACCAGGATTTGGCATGATCCATACATTGTCAAATAATTTATGTGCTATATCATTTGCTGCACAATTTAATGCACAACCGCCCATTAATACTAAATTTTTACTTTTACTTAATTTACGAGCACGTTGTAGTACTGAGTAAAATAATGCTTCATAAGTGCTCTGGGTTCCTTTTGCAACGTCGAAATATCTACTAACTGGCGTATCAAGTCTCCAATCTAAACATCCTCGATGTAGATTCTTTTTAAAAGTTATTTTTTCAATATTATCAACAAAATCATCGAGGATAGTGAAATTGTAATTTCTATTACCATATGCAGCCATTCCCATTAGAATATACTCATCTTCTAACGGTTTAAGTCCTAATCTCTGTGTCATAGCAGAGTACCAAAGTCCAATACTATGCGGGAACGATTGGCTCCACTTCTTCTTTAATTTACTATTTTGAGCGTCCCAGATAGTCGTAGTTTCAAATTCTCCGATTGCATCTAATACAACAATACATGCATTATCAAATTTGCTAGTATAGTATCCCCCAGCTGCATGGCTAAGATGATGTGATGTAAACTTAACAGGGGCAGTAATTCCGTATGATTTAAGATAATTAACAATGTTATTATCTTTCCATTTCCATCCCTGACCCGCAAATAATTGTCGTATTGTTTTAAGATAGGGATTTTCATACCAAATAATTTCTTGAGGGTCTCCAAAAGTTAATGCATATTGGATAAGATCAGGATGCAAATTACGATCATTTTTAACTCGACTAAATCTTTCGCTATGACTTGCAAATATTATTTTTTCGTCATAGAACACAGTAATCGCTGCATCATGACTATTTGCCGATATACCCCAAGTAATCATTTGTATATGAACGGGTCTCTTTTACGAAGTTCTTCTAATCTTTTCTTAAATGCTCTATGTTCTTTCCAATATCTCCAAGGATATGTAATAAATCTTATAATTGCGTTCATTTGTTTTTCTCCTTAAACCATGTTTTCATTCTGAGTCTAATTTTTAACTCGTAGGATTCTTTTGCTTTTAAAATAAGATATAATGTTGCTACTCTACCTAGTTTAACTACAGCATCATTAACATCTTTAACACCGTCTGGCCAATCTGGCATACTAACTGACCAGCCTAAGTCAATTGCTTGTTCGACGGATTTTGGACCTTCATGATCCTTATCCGGAACTAGTATAATCTCTCGTTGAAGTTGCTTAAGAAGCCAATCTTGACTCTTTTTAATATCGGCTCCCATAATAGCACACCCGTCAATACTTATTGCATCTATAGGTCCTTCGCAAACAATTACGAACTGTCTGTCGTATGTTTGTCTATCAAGATTAAAAACATATCCAGGTTGTTGTTCGCTTAAATATCTCGGATTACTGTTACTATTAATAACTCTTGCCGTATATCCAACTATTCTATTTTGAAAATAAAACGGAATAATTAATCGATTATCAAATCCCTTTCTAGGCGACCAGTAAAAGGGATAGTCTTCTAAAAATAAATTTCTTTTACATAGATACTCTAAAACCGGTTTTAAGTTATTAGGGAATGTAGAAATATCTGAAATTAACTGTGCATCCATCGGTAATGCACGATTATCAAATGTTGGTACAATACTTCTAATTTTTAGATTCGATTCTTCGTTTAATCGTAATGCTTCGAATCGTAATTGAGCAATAGTATCGTCGTCAATATTTAACAAATGCATTAATCTAAGCATTTTATTGCCTAATTGTCTACCAGGTTGCCAACTTGCTTTAAATTGACAATTGAAGCAATGATAACTTATTGCATTACCGTCATTAAAAATCATCCCGCCTCGTTGGCGTTTATCTCCGCAACAAGGAGCATTAAAACTAATCCATCCGGAAGGAGTATGTTTTCTGTTTAGAGGGAGATATAGTCTGATAGTATCTGTAATAAGGCTCATACCTTATTATATTAAGATACTATCACTTTTTCAACTAATCCGGCAACATTGTTACCGCTTACAAGATGCACGCCAGTTCCAGATTGTGCAGTTCCGGTCCAAGTAATGCTAGTAATACTACTCACGGCATAGCTAGACGTATATCCTGCTGTAGTAGCGTCTACATGTGTAACTGTTATTAATAAGTCATGTATACCGCTTGTTCCGCCTAATTGATCTCCGGGGACTAAAATTTGAGACCCCATAGCATATCCTGTGCCACCACTTTTAACAGTAACATTGTATTCGTTATTAGATCTAGTTACAGTAAAACTTGAACCGACTCCGTTAATAGTAGGACATTCAAATGACAATCTAAAGTAATTGTTTCGATTAATTGCTAAGTTCGATCCATAAGGCACAACCCCTGTGAACGGACCGTCTTCGATAGTTCTAGTCCAAGACCCAAACGGCTTTCCGCCTTTTTTCCATGCTTCAGAATTTATCGTACTATTTTCAGTTGCATCGATCCAAATTGAACCAATGAATCCTGCTACATGTATTTCAAAGTCTAGTGTCGTAGTTGCTATTGCTTCGTAAAATTTTGTAGGAATTGCACTACTGTGGTATGTGGGTTGACCTTTTAAATCAATCTCAGCAGTAAATGTGTCAAATGTCTTTGCATCTCTAAAGGTAGGTAATGCACTTCCTATTAATTCAATAGTACCTACAGCACCAAATTTGCTGTCAGTATAGAGAATAACATCCTCGCCGTCTTTAGTTGCTGTTACGCTAAATTTAAGATATTGTTCTGATAAATCTACTAAATCTTCTTGAGGAATAGTAGCTTTTCCAATTCCTTTATATGCTGTAGTATTAATAGTATATGGACTATTTGGAAGAGCATTGCCTGTTGCATCCATTAGATTTAGTTCTAATGATGTTAATGTTGACAGGTCGATTCTTTTTTGATCGCTATTTTTGACATCGAATTCTAATGTATTATCGATACCATTATAAATCTTTACATTCTTTTGATACACGTTGGTATACTCCACAGTAAATCCTGTCAAATTGGCTAGTAGTTCAATTCTGTTTGGATATAAATAAGTTAGTATTTTTTGCATGGTTATTAAACCCTTTATGTATTTATGGCAAGATTAACAGATAATATAGAACACAGTTTACCTTTTATTTCAGTATTAACCTATGGTGGGGAAGAATATGTCGGGATCATTATTAATCAAGATCAATTCGTTACCTGCTTTTATGATTACAATGCAATAAAATCGACAGAAGAAAAATCGGCTTTCCTAAGCATCGGTGAAACATGGTGGTGGGAATCAAATCGACAATTTCCTATTTCTATATTTTGCAGAGATCAAATACAACCCTTTCAATATGCTATTAGAACATTTAATAGCAAAGATGTAAAAATTACCCTCGGACCTGTAGTAAATTTGATGAATCTAACTCTTAAAAGGGTTAAAAGAAAATCTGTACAGTTAGTTCGTAGGACTCGTTAACTATTTTCTATACTTATACTTTCGCAAATTAGATTCATCTGCACAACTATTGCATGTGCGTATGCAATAGCATGTGCTTTCTTAAAATAATACTCGTTACTCGTCGGATTGGTCCATACTTCGTTCATCACTGTTTTCCAGTCCTGACCAATCAGATGGCGTTTTGCGGGCCGTATAATAGCGAGAACCGCGGCGAGCTGTTCCATTGAACGTGGCTTCATCTTCCTCAGGATGGTACCATGTCCGTTGACGTGAAATAGTAGATTTGTAAAGTCGTCTTGTTCGAGAAGATCCCATAGTGGCTCCGTATTCATTAATTCAAGTAAATGTTCTTTACTTCGAACATCTTCATATAGTTTAACGTTTAAAAAGTCAATTTTGAAATAGCCGCGAGATTCTCCTTCTTTGTAATCTAAGGTACTAAGATTAGTAGAAGCATCATGCGGTATTGGTTGAAAGTAAACACCGGTATTGTGGGGAATTAATTTTTCATCAGCTGTTCGTGCTGCGACAATATGTTTAACATATGATAACGCTTTGGTACGATCAGCAAAATCGATATCAATATCCATTAGTGTTTTGTATCTGATTCAAACAAAATTAACGGAAGAGATTCGCCTAAATATTCTGCATATTCGTTGGCATCTTCGAACGATTCAAACCCTGTAATCTTTAAGTATATAGAATTATCATCTTGATCAACAGCAATTTTTAAATCTAACGGCACTCCGTCAGAAATAGGTGGGGGTGTGATATAATTGTTCATAAATTAGATTCCTTAATTATCTGTTTCACTAAACTTACATCTGCTGGGAGAGTTTTGAACTTCTTAAGCCAATATGGCAAATCAATCATTGTACTTATGCCTGCAAGTTGTTCGTCGTTAAACTTCTTTAACATTTCTTTGCCATTCGGACAATTTAACACTAACCATGGACTAATTTTTCCATCTTTTATATCATACATTGCTCGATTAAGGCTAACATATAAGAAATATTGATTCCATGGACATTGATTAGAATCTGCCCATTCAAACATATGATTGAGACTTCTTTGTACAGCAGTTTCGACTGTTTCGGTTTTAATTAGGTGCAAAATGTATTTTTCGTACAATTCATCTCTACACCAGTGATCTAATTTAACACCACTAGTTACAACATATTCAATAAATTTTGTCGGATACATTGGGTTAACATTACTAACAAAACTTCCAAATTTAACAAAAGCATTGTAATAAGGGCTTTTGCAAAAATCTTCATATGTTTTATCTTCTGTTTTATGCTGAGTCTTTTTATAAAATTCCAAATAAGTCGTAAATCCAATAACAACATGTTTTTCGGTTCTAGCTAGAGCTCTTCTTTTTTGCTCGCATACATGAACCGAAAGAGTTTTTTCTTTTGTGAATTTATGATCACAATATTTGCAAGTAAATGGTTTAGTTGACATTAAAGATATCACTTTAGTGCTTTGTCAATTGCCGAGTCATCCATCCCTAACTCTTTAGCTATTTGATACAGTTCTTTATTTGTATATTTAGAACATAAAAGATCTATTTCTTGACTGTTTTTATCCGGATATAGTTCTTCGATAAATCTAATCTTTTTATTTTCTGATTTTCTCTTCTTATGTCCGATCCATTTATGAAAGAATCTCTTTTTACTATCGTGACTACACATGCACAATAGTAACCATAATAGTTTGGGATGTTTTTGCAAGTCAAACCAATGCTTATTAAAGTATTCGTTTACAGTTAACACAAAATGTTCTTGTATATGTCTTGGTTGCCCTTCTGCATTGCTAATAAATCTATTGAGAATATACAATTCACTTTTGAGCAATTTTTGATTGGCTTCATCCATTGCATCCCATAGTTCTCGTAGATTTTCGTCAACAGCTTGAATTTTTTCAGTTAATTCTACTTTATCTTCCATTGTATTAAAAAAGCCTATCTAGATATATAATTTCGTTTTGACGACTAATTTCCTTAACAAAATATGCACATAGCGGATTTGTAGTATGTTTGCTAGGTACTGCTAACAATTGCCCGCTTTTCATCTTTGGAAAGTACCACTTAACGTCATTATAAAAGTTTACTATCTCGATACGTCGAAACTCAAGTCTAAAGGAGCTCAAGGGATTATACATCAATGCTTCAAATCCCCTATCATTTAAACTAGTTAAAGGTAATATTTCAATGTCGTTTCCGGTTGCACTATCGCCGACTGCAATACACCAATCAATAGGCATTGTAATCTCGTCGTCTCCGATCTTTAGAACCATAGCCGGACTGTTAAATGATTCAAGAAATATTAACGGAACAAAAAAGAAATCTGGATCTTTAGGATCACTATTGTCAAGTACTGCAAATCTAGTACTATCGTCGACTTCGTCGGGCAAATCGTTTAAAGAAAACGATACATTATCAAGGGTTAATATATTCATTAATTATTTCCAATCTATTTTTTGTACTGTAAAAGGATAGTTAGCTTCTTTATAAAACTTTTTTCTTTCGGTTAGATGTTTTTTTGCGTATTTGCATGTACTAGTAAAATCCCAAATATTTACAAAGTCTTTGTCTTCGGCTTTTCTAATACCTCTTCCGATACTTTGTATAACTCTAACAAAGCTCTTTCCAGGTTCAATAAGGACCAAGTTAAAGATGCGAGGAATATTAATACCAACGGCAGCAACACCATATGTAGCAATAGTGATTTTACTATTACTCGTTTTGAAATCGTCATAGTCTTCTTTCCGATCTTTTGTTTTTATTTTTCCGGATATAAACGCTACATCTGGATTCTCATTCAATATACTAAACGAATTACTTAAGTGTGCTTGTAAAAAATTACCAGTATCAATTAAGTTAACTAGCACTAGAGTATTACCTGTTTCGGCAATTTTCTTAATTTGATTAGACATATATTCTAATCTTTCGTTATTTGTTACTAGATATCTGTTTTCTTCGTGATAATTCTTAAAATCAAGCACATCTAGTAATTGCAATACGTTTACATGACAGTTAGATAATACCCCTCTATCTTGTAATTCGGATGCAGATATACCACCAACTACAGGCCCGATACTAGCAAAGATACTCTGAGATTCAAATGCTTCTTTAGGTATTGTACCCGTTAATCCCCATCGTATAGGAGCATTAGACAAATTTTTTGTTAGAAGATTTTTTAAAACTTCGGCTTTTGCTTGATGTACCTCGTCAACAATAACTGCATTTACGTTATCTAAAAATTCAGCTAAAGTTAAAATTTCATGTTCGCTTGCTTTAGATTTTTTATCTAGAACATTTAAACTTTGCCATGTACATATAGTGTGTGTTTTAAATAGATCTTTTCGATCACCATAATAAACACCAACATCTAACCCTACATTAATAAAATCTTCTTCTGTCTGTTCCACTAGGCCTTTGTTTGGAACTATAACAATTGTTCTTCCTACCGATTCGCAAATTTGTGCTAGTGTAGCTGTTGTAATAGTTTTCCCTGCGCCGGTTGCAATTTGTTGTAGTGATTGCGGATTATCAATAAATCGATTAATTGCTTCAACTTGATAATCACGAAGCATGATAGGTTGGCCTGCTTTTTCGTGTCCTTGTGGCCAAACTTTTCCTTGATCGTGCCAGTAGTTTTCTGTAATTTTTTTAAAGTTTAAATTACATGGTTTTCGATGATCGTCAACATCTTCTACATGAATTCCGTTCTTACTCAATGTTTCTAATATTAATTCTAAACTATTTAAATAGCCAGAACCGCCCAATCCGAATAGTGTTACACTTCCGTCCCATCTTCCCAATTTGTACGAAGGTCGATATCTTGCAGTTGGGTCCACATATTTAAATTGTGATACTAATTTTTTTCGTATATCTAACGGAAGTCCTTCAAATTTAATGTTTACTTCATCTTTTATTATTAGTTTAACACCCACATGTTCCTCGGTTCGATAATCGGCTCTTTCTCTGTATAAGAAATAATACAGTCGCAATTTGCCGCATAAATTGCTGTTTTATTGTGTCGGAGATAATCATTGATTGAAATTACACTCATAGGTTTCCAGTCATTTGATAACATAAATTTAGGTAATTTTGAAGGTTGTATACCTACAACTTGTGTGGTGGTATCTAACTGTTGATTATATCGATAATTTCCAATTTTTTGATTAAATTCTTTCCCATGTATATCGTTGTTGCTCAATCTAAAATAAATGCCAACGCCTGTAGTAATGTTATTTTTACTTAATGCATCATGTAATCTATCCAATTCAGCCAATGTCTTTTTTGGTTCTCTATGATCAAATACTACTAATAAGGGGAGTCTTTTTAACTCAATTAATGAGCCAATAATACCCCCTAATTCATATTCTGTAGAGTTTAACCATAGTTTTGATTGACCTCTGTATGCAATCTTTTCAGTAAGAGATGTTGGTTCGATCTTATTGATGTAGTATTGATATCTAGTACTACGATCAGCTATTAAATTTGTAGTTAAGGGAGTATTAATACCTAAATCTTCACCAATAATTTTTTGGAAATTTTGATGTTTTATAGTATTAATACGATATTGATCTACAACTTCTTCTTCTTTCCAAGAATCGATTAGATCATAATATTCTTTTAATTTTGGATCAATTTCGAAATTATGCGGGATCAATGCAGAAACAAGATCCTTTATATTTCTTTCAGTTAAGTCAGCATGATAAAATCGTCCTTGAGATTTTAATGATATTATACTCTTAGTTAAGTTATTCATCAAGTTTTTAAGTGTAGTCGAAAACGTAAATTCGATTACAATGTTATTATCTTCTATATAGAGTTTTTTAACCATATTTACAAATCTAAAAGGTCTAGACCACATAGGATTATCAAGTAAATTAATATCAATATTAGTATGTTGATAGTTATTTTTAAGAATTTTAACTAGTAACTTTGCCTGATTTTCGGTAAGAAAGTCGGGCGTTAGTATTCTCTTACATAAATCATTAATTAATTTTACATCTCTAGAATCCATGTTTTTATCATCTAGTATAATGTTTATTAACGAATAATCGATATAATTCATACTACTATATTACACTCTTATAGAACATTTGTCTACTTACAGCTTTGATTTCCAGATATTAATTGCTCGATCTAATCCTTCATTTAACTCAACTTTTGGCTTCCATCCTAAAATTCGTTCAGCCTTTGCAGACGACGAATTAAGAACATAAATTTCACCGACTCTAAATGGTTTTTTGTCCCAGTTAATAGTGCCTTTCCAATTTAACTTTTCTGCTATAATGTTAACTAATGTTTCGATGTTTAATGCATTAGCAGGACCTGTGCAAAAAATTTCTTTTTTTGCTAACTCCTCTTTTTTGAGCACAGTTTCGTATAAATCTAACAAATCATCGATCCATAAAAAGTTTCTATAAGGCTTTTTGTATCCTAAATTTATTTCATTTGGATTTTTTAGCATTTGTGTTATAACTTGTTCTACTACAAAGAAGTCGTTATCTGATCTGCCATATGTATTAGTCTGTCTTAGAATACAATACGGAAAGTTATATGCTCGTCCTGCATATTCTAAATACTTTTCACATCCTACTTTAGCAACAGCGTACGGCGCATTAGGATGTTGGACGGTTTCTTCATCAAATACAGGAATTTCGCATTCTTTTCCGTCTCTAATTAAATCACTTTCCGGTTGCCATCCATATGATTCCATTGTTGAACTAAACACAAACAATTTTAGGTTCTTAAGTTGTTTAGCTGCTTCAACAATGTTAACTGTTCCTACATAATTAACTGAACTAAAACTTGATTGTTCGTAAAAGCTCTTTTCTACTTCTGTTCTAGCTGCTAAATGTATAATATAATCTGGATCGACATATTGTAATCTAGCATTTACTGCTGTTTCGTCTAATAAGTCTTGATCTAAGTCAAAAACTTGATATTTTCCTTCTAATCTTTCTTTTAAATTGGAACCAATAAATCCGCTTAGTCCGGTTATTAAAACTTTCTTCATAAACTCCTCTTATAAGGTAGCATCTTCCATTCCAGCAACTCTTAATTTAACAATATTTGTAATTTGCCATTGCTTTTGATCAAGTGCTTTAGTAATGCCTAACCATTTGTTTCGGAGCAAGGCAAATTCGTTGACAACTTTTTCAAATTCAACAACATCTGCCTCTCCTTCAACAAATCGATCACAATCTCGAGAACTTAAAGCTCTTTGATAATTCTCGAGATATTTTCGAAAGAACTGACTTTTTAATCGTCTAAGTTCGATATTAAGGAACTCTAATATAGCTTCGATTTCTTGCAATTGATTAAATCGATGTTCAACAATGCCGGGCATCTTAGCTGCTAATTTCTCTAAATTTCCTGATATTTGACATTCAGTCTTTGCATCAAGTAACTGATTATTATAGTATTCGATCGCATCCGGAATAAACGATATGTCTTTTGCTATATTAGAATAGTAACCCATTAAAAATCTAACTCCTCTTGATCTTCTTCCTGATCGTCTTCTAGATAATATGCTATAGCGTGATCTAATACTTGATCAACTCCGGTAGCATTTTGCAATGTACGGTCGTTGACTCCTTGATCAACTAATAATTCGATATATCGTTCAGCTACTACATCAATTTGCTTTTTATCTAGATAATCAGAAAATAAAAGCCATACTTCTCCAATTTGTGTTTCATTCAACATTCTCTTCTATCTCCTCGAGAGTTTCTTCCTTTTTAGGTGTGATATGGAAATTCTCCATTATCATATCTAATTTATCATCTTTCCACTCTTTTCGGTATAAAAGGGTCTCTTCTTGAGTCAACGGGTGTACATACTTCAATCTGTTACCTTGTTGAACAAGTAATCCCATATCTTCAAACATGTCAACTAAACCACTATAAGGATTCATACCTGTATCGTAAGGAATCTTTACTTGTACAGTCTCAAACGGCTTTGCATAACGTGTTTTCATAATCTTACATACAGCACGAATACCGTTAACACTAGTAGTCTTATTGCCGTCTTCGTCTTCCTTGAGTTTAAGTTTTTTCATAGCAACTACAATAGAACTTGCATAGATAAAACCTTGTCCTCCTGAAATTTTATCGTCTGGATCGAACATATCTTGACTTGCATAACTGTGATTAGTTGCTACAAGACCTACATTATGTGATCCGAACATGTTAACACAATTACGAACAAGTGCAGTTAATGCCTTAGGTTTGCGACCCATATCTCCCTTTAAGTCACCTGCTTCGAACTGGTTAATATCAGTCGGAGTAAGTAACATACCGAGCGAATCGATAACAAATAAGACTTTAGGTTTGTCCTCCATAGTCTTATATTCTTTCATAAACTCACTAATGGTTTTAGCAACATCGTCAATCATTGCCATGTTAAGTTTAAGAAGCTTATCTTCATTTGTGTCTACACCTAGCGCATGTAACCACGACTCATCTAACGCATTTTCACTGTCGATTAGAATACAGTAAATGCCTTGTGATTGAGCATGTTTTATAATATTACCGGAACAAATATAACTCTTACCTGCACCAGATTCTCCTGCAAAAACAGTCACTTTTCCTAACGGAATTCCTTTATTGAAATCGTCACTAATTCGATAATTTAATGCATAGTTGCCTGTGCTAATCCAGTCAGTAGGATCGTTAAATCCTACACCTAGCCCGTCAATACTTTTTGTTAAAGTTTTTCTAAATTTTGATAGATCAAACGGCTTTGTTGCCATAATTCCTCCTAAGATAAAAGATGTAGGGGGAAAAATCCCCCCTACATTAATTTTGTGTGTTACGATTACGAATCATAGCAAGAATATCTTGTGCTCTGTTATCGCCAGAAGCAGATTCGCTTGTAGGTGCTGTAGGAGTAACCGTTTCTGTCTGCACAGGAGCCGGCTCATCATAACTATCGTCTTGAACCTTAGGAGCCGTTGTCTTAACAGGATCGCCTGTTCTCTGATTTGCTCCGGCTGGTCTAAAATGTGCTCCCCAACGTTCCATATCAAATGCATCTCCGTTTACACTTGCTTCGAACATTTGGGCCATTACCTTAAGTTCAACTTCGGTTGGCTTCTTAGGTAGGAAGTCTGAAAGATTAAACAATCCATATTGTTCAATTGCCGCAGTTTCCTTTTCATTTAATGGTCTTTCTCGACGTGACCATGATGAAGTAGAATAGTCAGCAAATCCGCCTTTGCTAGACTTCTTTAATCTAAAATCTAAACCATGTACATAGTCAGTTGGTAGATCGTCGAGTTCCGGATCTACTAATGCGCTCTTGATTAGAGTAAAGATTTGAGGACCGATGATAAGTCTACGAATAGGATTTTCAGGTTGTTCCTGTTCATTTAATCCATCTTCAGGTACAAATCCTTGAAAAACATAACTCTTCTTCTTCCAATACTTTCTACCTAGATCTTCTAGTGAAGGATTCTTAAACCAACCTCTTACTTCATTTAAGATTGGGCAAGATTCGTTATACATTTCCATACAAGGTACTTGTACAATAGTTTGCCTAGTATCTGTTTCTCCCTTTATTCCATGAAAAGGAAGTTTGATCATAGCACGTTCGACCCAGAAAAAAGAATTTTTATCGTTGCGATCTGGAAGGAATCTTAGCACAGATTCTCCGCCTTCTTTGAGATTCCAAAATGGATAAACTGAATTGTCTGTTGACCCGCGGTTGTTATCTGATCCGCGTGTTTCTGCCTCTTTTAATTTTGCCCTAAGTTCTGCTAGTTTGTTCATATTATTCTCCTTTTATGCCTTTAATTGTATTTGCCTAATTCTTAAATAAGAACAATTCTTAAATAAGAAACGCATACAACAAGATTATTGTATGCGTTTGTATTTATATTATCAAGAATATTGATAACAAAAAGTGACCTAATATCACCAAATTAATATTTAATTAAATCTTTAATTCTATTAAGTTCTGTGGATTCGTTCATTCTTGATGCAGCGTCGGTATATATCTTTGCTCTAGCTGAATCACCTGCTCTTGTGAGTTCTGCTGCTTTTGCTAATAAATCTTGTTTTTGCTGACTCGGAGGAACAGTTGCATACGGATTAGGCATACCTGTTGCTGCTGCCATGCTTTTGCTTAAATCTTGCTTTGCTGTACGTCCTTGTTGATAGTTTTGTGGAACTGGAGGATTTGGATCTGTTTGCCCCGGTTGTTGTCCGTACATTTGCGAATATGCTTGTCTATATGCTTGTTGAGTTTTTGGACCAAATTTTCCGTCGACTGCAATTGGATAACCCATAGATACAAGTTGTTGTTGAATTGCTTGTACTTCTTGAGGGCTATTATATCCGTATTGTGCACCTAAGTCTTTGAATGCAGGTTTTGCACTTGTTACAGGTTTTGTAGTTGGGGTTTTTGTTGCTGCTGTGCCTGATGCAGGAGCTTGGGTCGTTGCTTGCGCAGGTGCAGATGCCTGTGCAGTTGCTTGTGGTTTAACATCCCAACCTGTTGTAGCAACTCCAGATGGAGAATATTGAGTTGGACTCGGTGCAGTTGCTTGTTGTGGATATGCTCGTTTGTATGCAGGATTTGTCGGATCTGATGGCATAACATCTTGCCCTTGTCCTCTTGCGATTGCTGCATCTCTACGTCCAGATCGTGCCCATTTTTCAAGATCGTCTACTCCCTGACCGGCTTTTTGTTTAACCCACTCCCATCCAGTAGGATCTGTTGGATTATACCCCGGTTGCTCAGCTTCGACTAACTTAATATATTCATGAATTGATTTCATTTTTTAATTCCTGCTAATCTTATGATTGATTCAAACATTTCTTGTTCTACATTTGCGCTTGGATCTTTCATATCAATAAACTTTAATACTTTTGTAAGATCGTCCGAAGTAGCATTTGGGAACATACCGTCATCGAAATCTTTCTTAACTTTAATCTTTACTCGCATTCCGCCCAATGGAAAATTCTTTTCATCTCTATTATAGAAACCGGAAATATACTTTAACATTTCATGTAGTCCGGTTTCTCCTTGTGATTCTGCCATCGGAGGAGGAATAGGTTGTGCCGGTTCCGGAAGAGGAGTTGGTTCACCGCCCGGAGGAAGTGCACCTTCTGGGCTTGGCGGAAGTTCAGCTGTTGGTTCCGGCATTGGTTCTTCAGGAGTAGGCGGAAGTTCAGCTGTTGGTTCCGGCATTGGTTCTTCTGCAGGTTCTGGAATATTATCACCACCGATCGGTTCTGGTTCTTTATTCATTACAAGTCGAGAAAATACTCCGGGATCTCTATCTAAGATGTAGTCCTTAAGAACATCTCTAATGTCTTCATCTTGATCGAGTACTTTAACTTTTTCAATTAACTTAGGATCGTCAATGATTCCTTTTAAACTTAAAACACCATTAAGTCCGCCAGTTAATTCTCCTGCTAATAAACTGTTTAATTCTTCGATTGCCTGATTTTGTGTGCCCGGCAACGGGCTAAACAATTCGTCTTTATTTTCGTTAATGATATAATCCATATACGATTCAAACGTATTTTCTGGGTTGAATCCTTCATTTTTCTTTGACCCGCACTTACAAGGACGTTTTCCTGTTACCGGACATAACTTTCCTTTTTCTTCTTCGCTTAATAAATCGTCAGCGGTAAGTTCTTTAACAGGTATATCTGACTCACCGATAAACTTGTATATGTAAGGAAAAGCTGCTTTTAATTCTTCATTGAATGTTCGAACAGTTAATCGATCAACTAGATCATTAACAATATCTTCGGGGATACTTTGTTCTTCTCTTTCTTCGAATGATTCTGCAAATGTTTCATAAAATGCAGGTCGTTGTAATTGTTGTATTTCTTTTTTAATTTCGTCAATTCTACCAACTACGCGATCAGTCACAGCACCCATTGCTTCGGAAACCATAGGTGTGCGACCAACAAATCCTTTAAATTTACGTAGATGTGTAAGTTCTTCGCTTAATCCAGTAATATATTTCCCAATAGAATCATAAGGATTGCCGCCGTGCTTGATATGTTCGGCTAACGCTCTTGCGCCATTAAGGTGTTTGAAAGGATATTTAAATCTTTCGCCTTCTACATTTTCAACATAGATACTACCGATATGCATTGTTCTGCCAGCAGGTAAATCATAATTAACCGGTTGTGTATGTTTAATGATAAGACGTGCTTCGCCTAAATCTTGATAGCTAACTTTTGATGTGCCAAATAACTTACTTTCCATCATTGGGAATTCCTTACGTTTTGCTTGAAATTGATAATCTCTTTTATCTAAATTGCTTTTACCGATGTTCTGTACGTCAAAGTTAAGTAGTCGATTCTTAGCAAATTGTCTAAATGACTTTATAAATTTGTACAAACTATGACCGATTACATTAGCATTTGCTAGTGCATCACTAATCTGTACAATAATACCGTCGTCTTCATCTAAAGTAATTGCAATAGTTCCTAATGACTCTCCGTTCTCTTCGTAATTAAACTCAAAAAATCTTGCATTTGGAATATCTTGTTTTTTACTCAATACTTCGGCATTCTCGTCGCCGATTTTAATACTAGGAAATCTAGTTTGTATTTTGCCGTAAAGCTCTTGTGCGATTTTATCTAAATTCGAATTCATGTTGTATTTATCACATACTACTAGTTACATAGATTGGTAGAGGTGGTTCCCATTCCTCATCTAAATGCATTCCGACACTTAAAGTTTCGAACACATGAGGATCCCATTCTGCTAAAACTGCGCTCATTCTAATTACTAGTAGCAATGCAGATACTAAATCGTCGTGTTGTCCTTGTTTTGCTTTAAATGTAATACCTTGTGCAGTAAAACCTTTTAATTCGGAGATTAAAGGTTTACTGTATATTTTCATCTTATCTTCTTCGACTAAAAATTTAAGTCTCGAACACGCAGAAATTTTGCTTGTGTATGTAGTATTAAACCCTTTTCTAAACTTTCTTACATGTCCTTTTCTACCGGGCTCGCTTAAGAATAATCCAGGAAAAGTTTCTTCTCCTAAATCTTGTATTACAATTAACCCCGCTTCACCGACGGTATTATTTTCAATTGACCAATATATGTTAGTTGAATTTTCAGATCCTATTTCTGATTGTATATGTTTCAATACATCTCGAAATAGCTTAATTTGTCCTTGAATTGGAGTAATGTTATGCTGCCATTCTGCTACTTGATCGAAACTCGGAAGTTCAAATACTTGTATTCCGGCGTAGTCTCCTCCAGTCCCTAAACTTGGATCTAATGCAACTAAGTATAGATTTTTTGGACTCGGTTTCTTATACCATCTAACCTGCCCCATCTTTGTAATCGGGTCTTTTCCTAGCAATTCACTTAGTTTAATACTGTTGATTAATGTTTCATCATATACTAAGAATTCGCATCCATATTCACGGCGAAATCTTTCTTCGCCGATGCGACCCATTTCAGTTTTACGCCAGTCTTCGTCACGATCTGGATGTTCGTCCCATTCTGCTCTATAGCCATAAAATCCATTAATTCCAGTTCCGTCGTCATTTTCGTTACCAAATTCGTCAAATAAATTCTGACTTTCCTTCCAAATTTGAGCAAAGGTATCTTCGTCTGAATTAGGTGTAGATGTTAGAATTGCGCGACCACCTGTTGCTAATGTAGGCGATATCGAAGTCCAAAACTCATCTGCAATATTAGGTTGTACGAATGCAAACTCGTCGCAATATAGTAATGAAATTGACATACCTCTACCAGTATTGCCAGTCGTAGTTGCACTTACAATACGTGATCCGTTATCAAATTCCATCGAACCTTTGTTATAACTAATAACCCCTGCTCTTAAGAAATCAGGGCATAATTCATAACCATATCGAATACGCTGCATAATTTCTTGTGCGCCTGTATACTTGTGAGCAGCAACAAGAACCGTCTGATCTGGGTGAAACATTGCATACCAAAGTAGGTAAGCACTGGCACATGTTGTTTTTCCACTTTGACGCGGTAACATGTTAATATTGAATCTATGATTATGATAACTTGATAATAAGCGTTCCTGATAAGGATACGGCTCGAATAGCAATTTCCCTTTTACAGCATGTTGAATGTGGAAAAAATGCTTGGCAAAATGCAAATATCCATTTTCTCTATCTGCGCATGTTAATAGATGTGTTACTTGTTCTTCTGTAAATTTTTCTTTTGAATGGGCTTTCTTTGTAAGTACCCCATCGAGTGATTTACTCATAAAATTTCCTTTTATTGATTTTATTATTTACAAAAAAAACGGGCAAAAATGCCCGTTTTTGAACTAAGTATACCAACGACAGTATTCTTTTACTTTCTTGTTTTAACTTCGTCGTAGTGTGAACTTAATCTACTAAGAAGTGACTCGCTTATTGATGAAATAACAGCAGCCTTCTTAATAGATGCCATAGCATTGTCGCCTTTTTGAGCCATTGGATACGCTGCTTTTTCCTTATTTAGATCGTCACCGCTAATAATATTATCAAATTCTTGAGTGGCTGGTTCGTTTTCATATTCTTCCTCGTCCATCTCCGGTTCTTCCATTGGCTCTTCGTCAGGTTTGCTAACACCTAATGGTATTTCTTTTGGTTTATCTTGCGGATTACCTACAATGATAGAGTCTTTTTCTTTATTTGCCGACGGAAGATTGGTATCGATGTTTCGTAGAATGTCCATTAAGTCACGAATACCGCCTGCACCCTGCCCGTTCATGTTAACACTCATGCTAACTGAATCTTGTTGCTTCGGTTGTGACGGTTGCTCTGCGGAACATTGGCCTTCCATACCAGATCCACATTCGTTAGTTTCGGGCATAGACGGCGGAGCCATGATACCAGTTCCTTGATTCATGTCGCCTTCGTCGAGTCTTTTTAAAGTTTTATATAAATCTAAAAAATTCATTATAGGTCTCCAGCTGTTGGCAACTTAACAGATTTGCTGCCAATAACACTCTGTGAACTACTTGATTTTTCTATAGCTTTAGCGGCCGGTCCTTTTTCAGATGGCGATTTTTTTGCTAAAATCTTATCGTTAACACCTTTATATTGTTCACCTTGGTGTTTAGTTTTGTTCAATTCTTTTAGTAAGTTCATTTTTTGCTTTTCACCGACTATATGTTGATTATTTTCTTTATCATAGTCAGTACCAAGCAATGCCTTACCCGATTTTGTATCAAATTGATGATTAAGTTCTTCTTCTTCTAGTTCTTTGGTGTTTCTAACCTTAACACAACAATCAGGAATTTTTAATGCTTCGGAAATTAAAACACCAATTTCTCGACTTGTGCTAGGGTAAGAGCAACATACGGTGCATGTAGTAACGCTAATGTTTTTTTGTTCTGGAAAATCTACTTGAGTTTCCTGAATAGGTGTTCGTTTTTCTTCTGAACATGATTCAACATTAAACTTGGCTAATGCTTCTTTAATTTTGTCGGTGCAACCTTCATGGTCTCCGGCAATTTTAATCTTAAATTCGTAGGTTTTTTTGCTCTCAGTTAAGTATTCTTTAAATGATTTCATGATAGTATCCTTATACTATATTTATTTCAAATTCTTCAGTTTCTCAAGTAGGCTATTGCGATCGGCAACAATATAACCGTCACCGGGTATACTGATTCCTTTGTCTTCACTTGAGTCTTGTTCGAGTTTTGCCTTCTTAAGTTGGAGCTCGATCATTTTAAGTTTCTTGTCAACCTTAGCAGCTTTAGCATCGATGGCATTTTTTAACATACTAGCAGCAACTTCAAATACTCTACCACTATATCGAGCCTCAACGTTCATTCCTAAGTCCATTAAGTCATCGTATGCGTTAGTTGCTCTTTGTGCAAGGTCATCAAACTCTTTATCCGAGATGTCTCCGAGACCTTTAACTTGAGGTAATGCAGCAGATATCTTGTCAAAATCTTCAATATCTCTAAGGAAAGGTTCTACCTTCGACGGGGGATCAACTTTTGGCTCTTCTTCTTTGATGATTTCTTTGCTATCAGGTAAATTTAGTAAATCTTCGAGTTTTTTAGTCATATTTTACTTATCAATTGTTCGGGTAAACTAATTGTTTATTGATGAAAGATGTCGTTTTCATTAACTACTCGAAATTTAATACCTTGTTGTTTGCACCATGCATTAGCAGCAGCCCATTTTGCTTGATTTTTGATATATTGTATTTGATTGGCTTTGCTTTTGCCAACTCTCTCTAAAATCGACTGACTTGCAGGTTTTATTTCAATTAGTTCAACTAGCATTTTTCCAGTTTTGTCGAGATATTGAATGAAAAAGTCCGGAACATAAATGGTATTACGCCCGCTTGTTGGATCTCTGTAAGGAATTGAAATTGCTTCACTCGCCCACTTCTGTATACTTGGGTTAGTATCACAAAATCTCATAAAATGCCACTCCCAAGAGCTTCTGTATATAGGAGTTTTAGTACCTACATACTTTTCTGGGTTTTTCATGACGAATTTATCCCGAGCAAACTTTGCCATTAGACTAAAATATTTCTAGATTCGTATGTATCAACTAAACTAGCAATTCGATAACCTAATAAACTAGTTTTTTCTCGATATGTGTTTAATATCTGAGCTACTACTTGACTTAATTGAACATCATTCAATGCTCTAAGTGAATCTATAAGTTGAAAAACGTCAACATTATCGATTTTTGCTTGGTTTAATAAGACAATAGCTACGCTTTGAGAGCTTTGTAAATCGAAACCGTGTTTAAGGAAAAAACCTATAGTTGCATCAATCTCGTTGCTAGGAAAACTAACTTTGTGGGTGTAAAATTTGTCAAAAAATTGACGAACCTCTAATGCGCTATCGGTATTGTCTACTGGAATATTAGTTATTACTGTCATAGTTTAGTAAGTTTTGCTATAGTTTCTGTTGTAGTTTGATAAACAGGAAATTCAATACCAGTTATTCCGCTTACCCCCGATATTGCAGTTTGAGAAACATTATTAATAATACCGTATATACCCCCGACCGGTAATGCTCCAGTATTTTGATAGGTATTAATTGTAGTAGACGAATTATTTACAAATGCTGTTTTATCTACAGTATATGCTGATGAAAAACTTGGACTAGCTGTACCTGTTCTGACACCGGTTAATGGACTTGGAGTTTTATCGTAATGCTCTTGTCCAAATCCTTCTGGCGATCCTTCAGACACTGTGCCGGTATTATACGAAACTGCTTCATATGCAATTTGCATAGTTTGATCGTGTATTCCAGTATCAGATGAACTGACTGCATTATGATTCCATGATGTAATTATTGGATTGTATAGACGATATTCTACAAATTCATGTCTTGCCATTTGATAAATTTTAATGTATTTAAAAAACGGAAGTTGGCTACCGTTATCAAATCCATACGTATTTTTAACATAACTAAAATTCTTAGTTGCATTTCTTGCATATGCTCCGGGGTCTTTAGAAGACGATGGATCAGCATAGTAATAGTTATAATAATTTTGCCATAACTGATTAATTAACCCCATATTATCATCATGGAATGTGATACTAATCGGGTTATATGTATGAGTAACTTGTGTATTCTTTTTTCGATTATACTGATTTAAAGTTTCAGTTTTAATTGTAAAATTTGGTAAATCACACTTTTTAACAAGCATGTTGATTTCGTTATTATGTCTCTGTACCAGATTAATATTCATTAATGCAGCTGAATTGATACCAAATGCTACATGAAATAGAAAGTTAAATTTAGGTGCTAATCGAAACTGATCGTCAACAAATAGCCTTGCAGCATGTTGTTGATCTCTCAATGTTACTGTTTGATTTGCATTTAAAAATTGTGTTTGTACAAAGGCCATACTAATATTTATATTCTATAATTAACTACGTATATTATAAAATGTCATAAAAATGCCCGCCGAAGCGGGCAAATTCATTATACTCTTGCACCGGAACCAGTAGCAAGTACTCCTGTTCCTCGTGTAGTCGGAGCAGTTGCTCCTCCTGTAATCTGAATGCAATTGTCTGGTTGAATTGTAAGATCAATTGTCATAGGATCTTGTGCAGTATAGCTTAATGTTTGATAGTTAGCTGCTTGTACATAACATCCGTAACATTCCCATGTTTCTAAAACATTAGGTGTATGTATGCCGTTGCCTCCGTCTAACATTTCAATACGCATTAAGAACTTATAGTCGCCGCCTGAAGCAGCAGAACTTTGTTCAAAGAAGTCGTATTGCTTCTGCATTTGTTCCCCGACAAGTTTGCTAACTGCGCCTGTTACATCGTCTCTTAACTTAATAGCAATAGTCTGCCAAACTGGGCGGCCTGCATAGTTAATTGTTGAATTGTACACTTGAATCTTTTGAGCATCAAAAGATACGTTCGGTCGAGCAGCATCTTGAACTTGCTTAGTTAATTCAGTAGTCGGCGTTGAAACTCCAAAATTTTCAAACATCACTCTAAAGCGAAATTTGAGTTTTGGCATTAACATACCTTGTGACGTTGCACTTTGGTCTGACGCTAACGGTACTGTGAATTTTGATAATGATGCGATTGCCATTTTATTACTCCGTTATTCCTTATCTACCTACTGTATTTTGAATTTCGCCAGTGTTCTTTAAACGTAGTGGAATGTAAATAAATTCTACTGCTTTAACTGGTTCGATAGCAATATCTAAATATAGTTCATTGCGATCAATTCTTGCAGGTGTGTTGTTTGATTCGTCGCAAACAACTATATAATCGTATAAAGCACGTTGTCCTACTAATTCTAATAGTAAGTTTTCTGCCGCACCTTTCAATTCGTCTCTTGTAATTTTATCGTTCGGTTCAAACACATAAGGTCTTGCTAACTGTGCAAATCTTCTACGTAGGTATACAACTAAACGAGCAACATTAATACGATCTAATTGACTTGCATTTCTAGAACGTGTAAATTGTCCGTAATTAACAAGTGCACCTGAGATAGTAGTAATTGGGTTGATCTTAACAAGGGACATTGCATCGCGTTGGCCCGATGTTAAAGATACAGTTACAAATTCGCCTTCGGAATCTATATAACCTACTGAAGTAGCGTTAGTAATTCCACCTCTTCTAGTACCAGCCGGAGCAAACCATGGATAACTTACATTGTCGCTAAGTGAAAATGTACGTAACATCATGTGACTCGGTGGAACAACAACATCATTGCCTAAGTTATCTGAAGTGTACCCCCATGGATAGAACACACCTAAATATTCGTCGCTGCTTGATAATCCAGATGAATTATTTGTTGCTGATTGAGCGGAGTTATTTCCCCAGCTAGTTAAGGAAGTTGCATCTGATGCTAAACGAGCAGGAGTATCACCGATAACAAATGCTGTTAATCCTCGATCATAATTTAATGCAACCATTTCGTCGATTAATTCTGGGTAACCCGGACAAGCAATTAAGTTAAAGATTCTGCTTTCTTCTTCTCTAATCTTTTGATTGCTATTAACAAGTGCTTGTAATGCTTTTACTACTACACCTCTTTGAGCAAGTCTACCGAAAGATCCTACACCGTTTTCTTGATTTGGAGCTTCACTGACCCAACGATGTGGATAGTAAGTAGTCATTCCTTCGCCGTTGTAAACAAGATTATCAGCAGTTGTATCAATGTAATCAGTTACATAACGCTTTACATTGAAGCCTGAACGACGTAAGTTCCATAATAACATACCTGTAGGATAAAGAGCAGGATCTACACAATCCGGATCAACAAAATCACTAGTTAATAACTCTGGAATTGTTCCTTGCGGTGAAGTTCCGGTTTGTGCAATCGGATCATAAGTTCCGCCCGAAGTCCCCCATCGAGCATCGGCAAATACTACACCATTTTCAGTTGTTTGATCAGTAGTGTCTATTTGTAACCACTTATTTAATTCTTTACTATATCTGTAAATTGATGGATAGTTTTCAATTCCAGCATCACTAACGTCGATCCAAATATCACCTTCTTCAAGATCAGTTAAATCGGATTGCTTTTTTGGCTTAGTTGCTGAAATAATCGGACCATTATCATCAGTGTCAATGTTAGCAGCATAATTCTTATATCCTACCCATTCAGTACCGTTATTAATCATAATATCAACATCGTGTAGATAACTGTTGTACCATAATTGACCGTCTACCGGTGTAGTTGTTAATGCTGTCGGGCTTGCTTCTGCTAACCAGCTATCACCGATACTAGAAGTCCATAAAGACCCTACATAGTGATCGGTTCCTAGTGCAAAAGCCGGATCTTCGTAGAAATTTGCTGAATCTGTAAATAAGGTACCGATCGGTGTTCCTGATGTATCTACAAATTTAATTTCTCCACCTAACCTATGACGTAAAACAATTTTGTTAAATTCGTTTTTAGTAGCAACAATATTTGACGCATATGCATTACCGCTTAATGTTGTTTCTGCTAATTTAGTTGTTAGTGCTGTGATAAAGCTATCAGCATCTGCACTAGCACTACCAGAAGCAACAAATTGAACTGAAAGAGGTGCTGTAAAAACTGTGCTATTCTTTACAGATTCTGAAATAGTAAATGTATACGTTCCTGCTGTTACTGTGCTTTGTGATGTAAGAACAGTATCACCTACTGCATTTCTAGCATAAATCTTAAAGTTTGCAATTTGAGGATCGGCTTCGCCTTCATTAAATTTTACATATAATGAGCCTAATGCTAAATTACGGCCGCCGCCGGTTTTATCTAATTCAGCTAATGCAGCAACATTTGATTCATATAAAGGAGCTGAAACATTTTCCCAAGCATCAGTAACTTGGTTAAACTTACGAACAATCCAGTTTGCACCAAAGTTTGGATTAGTTGTTTTAATCCAAATCGATCCAGTTGGCTTTCCTCTAGCAGAATTAGTTAAGCTAGTTGTTTTAAATACCGGAACATCTGTGTGCTTAGAAATTTGCAATTCTGGTGCATAGTAAGTTTTACCCGATTCTAATCCGACTTTGCTTACTGATGTTCCTGCTAAACTAATCGGAGTTCCTGTAGAATATAGCTCTAATTTACCATTAATTCTGGCAGCAGTAACTCCTGGGATACTTGCTGCATTGATTGCAGTTACTAGTTCGGCAATTGTAGTTACTGTGTTAATCGAACTATATGTTTGACTATTGGCAGTAATAGTAAATGTATCAGCATCTATTCCTGCACCGTCTAAAATGTCACCATTGCTCGATACTGTTCCTTGTGCTGTAGGCCAACTTGCAACCCATTCTTCAGATCCAACTTCTACCCATACTCCAGCAGGCTCGTCTGTAAGTGACTTTTTAAACCATAGTTTGTTTAATGTAGTTACCGAAACAAGAGCATAATCCCCAACTGCTCCGATACTTGATTTAGGAGTGTAATCTCCCGCTTCGAAGTCTACTACCTTAGTAGTTTCGGTGATTACTAAAGGAAGTTTATTAGTAAATGTCTGCCCGCCTGGTTCTTTAGCCGGAGCTGAATTCCACTCAAAAATACCAAATCTTGTCGAATTGGTATTGAACCAAAGTGTACCGTCCTCTGGATTACCAGTCGGTTCGGTTGAAGTACCGTCAAGTTGTGATAAATCAAGATCTGCTCTAACAACATAGGCTCTATTGCTAACACCTAAATAACTATAAGCTGCCTGCAATCCATATTCATTTTGCTCTCCAGCATGAATAGGATTGTTGTTAATATCAGTTTTAAATACAGGTGTTCCGAATGTGTCTACTAGTTCTCTTTGACTAGTAATTAAATATACTTGTCCGGAATTTACCTTTTCAGTTCCAGCAGCGGTTCCGGTTCCTCCGCTATTTTGCTTATTTTCTGCCGAAGCAACGACGATTAATGGTACAGTACCTGGTGCGGATGTAGCATAGAAACTTTCATCTGTAACTGTAACACTTACGCCTGGTGAAATTAATTGGGCCATTTTATGATCTCCATCAAATACGATTTCTAATTGTATTTAGTGGATTGTTTTAATTTTGGACCGGTTAACTACACTATAAAAGGGGTGTAAAAGGTTTAAATAACATATGAGACCGATATGTAAGTGCGGAGAACGTCCTAAAGCCGTTAATTATATTAAAGACGGACGAACATACTATCGAAAGCTATGCGAAGTATGTATGAAAAATGGGTTATATCACGGTATACCTCGATGGAAGAGGGCCGGATATAAGTTACACAAGTGTTGTGATAAATGTGGATTCAAATCCCCGTACAAAGAAGTGTTTTCAGTGTTTCATGTTGACGGGGATCTAAATAATTGCTCGTTTTTAAATCTTAAAACAGTTTGCGCAAATTGTCAACGAGTTCTAGCGAGAGAAGGGATTACTTGGAGACAGGGGGATCTTGTACCAGATCTTTAATAGATTGATATAGTTCATCAATAGTTCCATCATTTTCAATAGTCACATCAATGTTAGGCCCTATCCAAGACATTTCGCTTTCGTGAATTTTACGATACTTTAGTTTATCAGCTGCACCAGATTTGCCGATGTTTGCATCGTACGCAAATTTATACCAATCTGGTTCTGGCCCTCGTTTTATACGAACTACAATTCCTCCAGCTTCTTTGAGTGCCTTAATTTCGTTAGGAAATCGACAATCTGTAATTACAATGTTGTCGTTACTAAATCGAAGTTTGTTTTCTACACTAGCGATCCATATGTCAGGATGAAATTGATGTCGAAGTATTTCTGTTCCCCAATGCTGAAGTACAAATCTCGGAGTTATAGTCATATCCAACCTGTTTGACCACCATTCATCGGGCTCTTCTCGCCATTTTCTTGATTCAGCTGTGCGTCCTTCTAGTAAGACACGATCCCAACCAAATATTGCTGATACTGCATCTTTTAAAGAACTTGCAAAACTTTCCCTTCTAAAACCATGAAAATTAACTAAGTAATCGGCAACAGTATCTTTGCCTGACCCTATAAATCCGCATATACCTATAATCATATTTCCTCTAAATAAAAAGTGATATTTGTTATTTTTATATTCAAATCGATCTTTAGTGTAAACTATTTTATCATCATATTGAACTACTAATTTTCCAGCTTCTATTATAACTGTGTAAAAGTCATCAAGAACATCTGAAAAGACTGTTTGATCGTATAGATGATGTGTATTATAATTTATTTCTTGCACAAAAATTGGACCTGATGTGCTAGTCATTCCGAATAGAGATATAATAGATGCATGTTTATCAACTACAAGATCAGTAACTTGCTCACGAGATGGCGATAATATTGTATATATTGTTAGATTTAGTAACGACGATGCTCGATTATACTTAATAAAATTATCTATCATAGTATCAAACATTATGCATCGAGTTATACCATAATAACTAATGTAAGATGGCCAGATATTATTGTCATCATCGCACCAAAATTGATTTTTACAAAACTTAAATGCTGGCAAAAAGAATAATGCTAAACTAGTACCATGATGTAATATTCTAGTATGCATACATCTATCGTTATTATCAATTTTGAAGAGCTTACCGTTTCTATGTAATAAACGGTAATAAAACTCATGGGAGTGTTCTTCAATTGCGTCCGATCGTATTTTTTGTGTGTATTTTTCGCTAATCGATCTTGTTAAAATAGATGAATTGTTAGCCCATTTAATGTCTTTTTTCGAAGTATCTTGATATGTTTTAATAATATTCGCATCAATTGCAGTATCTTTATATGTATTTGTAAACTCTAATAGATCTTTCTTATCGAATGGTACAATTACATGATCAATCTTTCCATATCGATTATTTAATTCTTTGTAGTTTGAGATTTTATGTGATACTGCAATTACAAATACTAATCCTAATTCGGCACACGCATAAAACCATGGAGTATAATAATTTCCAAATGTAATGATAACTTGGTCTCCGGCTTTAACATTAACCTCTTTAATTAAATAAGTTTTTGCCCTATCAATTAACTCAATTAGCTCATCGTACTCAAAAATTAACTCTTTGTCGACTATATGTAATGATAGGTCAGAATTGATACAAGCTCGAGTTATTATTTTATCATTCGACGACACTTGATCCTCACGGCATTTGCATTAAACTTAACACCACTCATGAATCTACTTTTAGGAAGTGATAGTTGTTTAGATATTTTATAATTACTTCCTAATAAAGTTTGTATATTTAGATTTAGTTCTTCTAAGTTTAGTTCACAAGTCGTTCTAAGATATATCTCATTGAAAACAGAATCTATAACAATATCAAAATCGTTGATGTATTTTATGATAAGATTGTTTAGTAAATTAACATCAACGAGTTCATTGTTTATCGAATATCTATTGCCTCGTCCTTGAAAGATCATACGATTGTCAATAACAGAAAACTGATCGCCCGTATCGATAATTTGACCCGACGGCATTGTTACTTGCAGCAAATTATTTTTTATATTAATTTTGTAAAAATTATCAAGTAACTCCCCGAAATCGTTTGGTTGAAAAGAGAGTTTATTCTTATTGTTTAATTTTGACAAGAAAATAGGACCCGATGTCTCAGTGCATCCGTACAGAGAAATAACTTCGATTCGATCATTAATTATTCGGTCAAAACCGTTGGGTAACTTTGATGCTACAAATATTGTAAAATTATAATCGATGTCATTGTCGAAGTTATTATGAATTGCATCTAGGTACTTTAAAAATACTAAACATCGATTGATTTTGTTCTCTTTTATAAACTTTACCCACTTATCTTTCTTACCGTCAAAGTAATAGTGATTTTTACAGGAAATGATGACCGGAAGGAAGTATACTCCTACAGTACTACTATGAGCTAAGGTTCGTGTATGAATGCATCTATCTTGCAGTTGTAAATTATATAACTTACTGTTACGATGCGCTAACTTATATAAAAAGTTATGTGTGTATTCGACAATTTTAGGATCGTTGGTCGACCCAGAACTTAAAGTTTCGATTAAAATCGAATCAGGTTCGGCCCAGTATTCATTTTGAAGCGAGGTGTCGGTCCAATCTAAAATTTCCCCAAAGTCTGATAATAAGTGGTCGATATTGCCGTATAACTTTAATGTGCTTTTAGATTCCTCTGCATTAGAATCAACGACAATAAACTTTAATCCAAGTTCGGCTCCTGCTAGAAACCAAATGAACAATCCGGGCCACTTGCTGTTTAAAATTAGAACACGCTGTCCTTTTTTAACTTGTTTAATTTTTATTAAGAATGTTTTAGCACGATTGATATAATCAATAATATCATTATAACTGTAGTGGGTTTCTACAGTTTCAGAATTAACTGTAATATTAAGCTGTGAATTAAGTATTCTTCTTGTAATCAAGACTATTTTGCAACCATGCTTTGTAAGAAGGATTAGGATGATTTTCTAATCGCTGTTTATATAGCTTTATAACAATAAATGCTGCTGTACCTTTGAAGAAGAAAGGAAAGATTGCATGTATAATTGATGCTATTGCTGCATAGAATAGCAGAAAACCGGCATAGATTGCAAATTTTAGATGTTCAAAATACGATGTTTGGCTGTCTTTTAAATGTTGTGTTAAAAATTTCATTACCCAATAATAAATGTATAAGGAGTGCCGCCCGGAATATTTAACTCTATTTCCTTATCGAGTCTTTCAATTTCTTGATTGCCTTCTGTAATAAGTGCAGTTCCGTTTAGTGTAATACCGCCACTTGGCCCTGCGATGTTTCCAAATAAACTACGTGCTTGCCCTAACATAGTCTTACAGGTCGCTAATGTATAATCTTTAATCCATTGCTTTGCATAGATGTCTTGCAATAATACAAAGTCTGGACGAAAGTTATGAGTTCTTAGAAGAATTTGCTCGCCTTGTGCAAACGGACGTTGTAAGATTGTTAAGATATGACTAGTTGGTTTCCATTTAAACTCAACAAAACTACCGAACATTCTTCCTACTAACTTTTGATATCCTGCAAATAGCTCGTAAGTTGCTAAACCGCCCATCATAGTTCCGCTTAACAAATAAGTGTTAGTGTATGCTAAGTTGAATGGTTCAAATAAAGTACCACCTGCACCTAAGCCGCTTCTAGAACCAATAGATCTACGAAAAATAGATTGAACTTCGATTACTTCGTCAGGAAGTCTATACTCGTTCACATCCTGCATTAATTCGAGAAACATATAACTTTCTTCGACTGCATTTGAACTTCTTTGACGGAATCTAGTCAATGCTCTATCTAATGCTGTTTCGTAATGCTTAGGATCGAGCTCTACATCAATCATGCCGTCACCGAGCATATTTCTCACATAATCAAATACTTTATTTCTTTCAATTAACGAGGTTGATTCGTTGCTAGCTGGTAGATCATCCATTTTTAATTCTCCATGTATATTTATCCTGCGATAAATATGAGTATGCCTAGATTATCCCTTTATAAACCTGAGAAAGGTAACAATTATAAGTTTATAGATCATCATATATCTCAGATGTTTCAAGTCGGGGGTACTGATGTATATGTTCACAAATATATCGGACCTAAAAATCCTACAGAAGGAACAGCAGATCAACCGATTTATAATGATATACAAGTAACTAATATACAAGATTTGCTATTCTTAGAAAATCGAGATAGAAAGTACGATTCCGAAATATATCTTATAAGAGGTATTTACAATGTTCAAAATATTGATTTTAATTTAAGTCAATTTGGACTATTCATTGATAACGACACGTTGTTTATGACTGTACATATTAACGATTTTATCAATTATATCGGAAGAAAACCCATTACAGGAGATGTTCTCGAACTTCCTCATTTGCGAGATACATTTCAGTTAGGAGATTACGATGTAGGTCTTCCTAGATATTATGTAATCGAAGACGTAGGTCGTGCAAGTGAAGGATTTAGTGCAACATGGTATCCTCATTTATATAGATTAAAACTAAAGAAACTGACTGCAAGTCAACAATTTGATGATATTCTTAATAAACCAGTCGGTGCTGATATTGATCGATTTGTCGGTGAATGGAATAGTAGCGATATGTTTTATACTGGTAATATTGTAAGATATAACGGGATACTATACGAAGTTAAACCTGGATACGAGGCACCTAATGGAACTACATCATCACCGACGGATCAAACAGCATGGTCGGTATACTCCGGAAATACATTAGAAGATATTTTGAGTACTAGACAAAAAGAACTACAAATTAATGATTCAGTAATTGCACAAGCGGAAGCAGATGCACCATTAAGCGGATACGAAACTAGACACTTTTATACTTTAGCTGTAGACGACCAAACCGGACAAACTTTATTGCAAACAGCAGATCTTGATCGACTAAGTGCTAGTAATGCATCTTATACAGCCGACGAAACTAACACTCGACCAAAGAGAACTTCATATACTGGTTACCTAGTCGGCGACGGATTCCCTTCTAATGGTCATAATTTTGGACACGGTATACAATTTCCAGATAATCCAGGTCAAGATGATTATTTCTTAAGAACTGATTTTATGCCTAATAGACTATTTAGGTTCGATAAATCAAGATGGGTTCGTATAGAAGATGCTGTTCGTACAACAATGACTAATAATAACGCCCGAGCAACTCAGAAAACATCATTCATTAATAACGAAAATTATATTTACAATGAGATGGTTGCAGTCGATTATGTAAAATTAGAGCAAGGTGATACTATTTTTGATACAAATTTAGATGTTGTTTCGGCAATATATCTAGTATTAAAAATACAATCAGATTTAGTGTATTCAGAAACTGCATACACTATTAACGATCATGCAGGTATAATTACAACTTATTTAAATGAGTTAGGAGATGAAAAAATTAGAGTTACTTTACCTAATGAGATTCCTGCATCTGGTTTATGGAAAATTAGTCTATGTAATAATCGAGAAGAACAGAGACAAAGTTTGTCAAAAGCTATTAAACCTAGAGCGTCCTTACAATCGGATATATAATGAAACATTTTTACGATGCCCAAATAAGAAGATACATTACACAAACTATAAGAATTTTAAGTAATTTTGTAGTAAAGTACGGAGATGGGTCTTTAGTTAGAGTTCCAGTAATGTACGGCGACATGGACAAACAAGTTGCTAACATTATTAGATCAAATTCAGAAAATGCAGTAAATGCTTCTCCGAGAATTGCAGTATATGTGTCCGATCTAGATATTGACAGAGATAGATTAAGTGATTCGACTTATGTCGGTAAGTTACATATTAGGGAAAGGGACATTGTTGACGAAACATATACTGTAGGTCAGGGTCGTAACTACACAGTTGAACGCCTTATGCCTACTCCGTATAAGTTAAGTTTAAAGGTTGACATTTGGTCGTCAAACACCGATCAAAAATTACAAATCTTGGAACAAATTTTAGTACTGTTTAATCCTAGCTTAGAATTACAAACTACAGATAATTATATCGATTGGACAAGTTTAACAGTTCTTAACTTAGATAGAGTTACATGGTCAAGTCGATCAGTTCCTATCGGTACTCAGGAAACTCCGATTGATATTGCTACTTTAAATTTAACTACTCCAATATGGATCAGTCCTCCGGCTAAAGTTAAGCATCTCGGTGTTATAACTAAAATTATAACTAGTTTTTACAATTCGGCAACGACTGAAAACGATGCAGGTTATGTCGAGGGGTTAGGTCATCCGTTAATCAACCCGTCATCAGAGGTAACAATGCAAGGTCAATTGTCAAGGGATTATACAACCATAACTGATTATAATCTTCAAGTTTACAATAATTCTCAAGGACAAGGACAAGCGATCGCTTTAGGCAAATCTGAAAATGTATCATCGAGAGATTCATCTTTAGATATTCCAGTAAGATCAGGAGCTCCTATTTTATGGAAGGATGTGTTTGATCGTTATCCCGGCCAATACGTTGCCGGATCGTCGACATTATTTTTAACTCAATCGAACGGAACTGAAATTGTCGGTACTGTAGCTATAAATCCCTTAGACGAAACTATCTTAACAGTATCATGGGACCCGGATACTTTAACTACTAACACAGGAATTGATAGCCAAGGATATCTAGACATGGATATTGATTACAATGCCGAAAGCAGTTATCGATCAAGTAGCCCAGGAACATTTGATGCAATTATTGATCCGTTAAAAGTCGGACCCGGACACGGAATTAGTAATTTGCAAGCAGGTGATAGATTTTTAATTATCGAAGATATTGGATCAAATTTAAATACAGAAGGTGCAATAGCATGGAGAAATACTGATAACTCCGATCTTATTGCTTATGCTAATGATATTATAGAATGGTCAGGAACACAATGGTCGGTTATTTTTAACTCTAGTGTACAAACTGATTCGATTGTGTATCAAACTAATGTGTTTACCGGTGTACAATATGTTTGGAACGGAGTACAATGGTCTAAATCATTCGAGGGAGATTATCGTCGAGGTTTTTGGAGAATCGAACTCTAAAACTCTTTCTTATTAAATTTTAAAAACTATATAGTGTATGGTTGATAAAATTGTTTGTAGTGGTGCCCTAGTATATTCAAAAGAAACTAAAAGATTTTTATTATTACAAAAATCTCATGGAAAGCACTCCGGTACATGGGGTTTAGTAGGCGGAACTACTGTCGAAGGAGAAAATCCGTGGCAAGGGTTGCAAAGAGAAATTGTTGAAGAAATTGGATCTATTCCGGCGATAATTAAAACTATTCCGATAGAAACATTTGTATCTAACGATACTGTTTTTCATTTTCACACATACTTATGTGTAGTCGAAAACGAATTTATTCCAGTGTTAAGTGACGAGCATTGTGGATGGTCGTGGGCTACAATTGACAAATCGCCAAAACCTCTGCATCAAGGATTAAAAAATAGTTTTTCGAGTAAAATTATTCGAGCTAAAATACAAACAATTTTTGATTTAATGGATTTAATATAATGTGGTTTAAAAAGAAAAGTTGGGTTCGATTTTATTCTCTAGATCAAAATGTTGCTACTGTTTATCCGATTATCGAATCTAAAGTAACTCCTCGAGATTGGAACGGGGTTGGAAATTTAGAGAGAAATAGGCCCGAACAAGGTAAACAAACTGTACTAAATTGTCCTGCAATAAAACAAGTTACGAGCATAGGGTATGTATTAAAAGCGCCTGCTGATTTTGTTATTAAAACCGACGGTAACCATTCACCGATATCTTGGGAAACTCCGATTTTATTTAAACGGCATAGTGACAAATACACATTTAGCACTTCTGATTATTATGTTAGTTGGCATAGCCCTGCACAAACAGAACCGGTTATTCCTCGCGAATGCCCTCATGCAGATAAAGAATACATGCATAGTGCGATAAAAGTCGAAACTCCATGGAGAGTAAAGTCTAGCGATGATATTGTATTATTACAATTACCTGTAACTTATAATAACGAAGAACGATTTAGCGCCGCAGTTGGAATAGTTGATCCTCGATATATGCATGCCATTAGTGTACAACTGTTATGGCATATCACCAAAGGTGAAACTTTAATAAGAGCAGGTACACCTCTAGTTCAGTATATTCCCGTTAGTAGAAAACTACTAGAAAAGGGTAATATTGATTTTATTGTTGATACAGCAACCTCTGTTGAAGAGGAAATCGAAGATGCATATATTTTCTCAAATCATAGTCGATTTCCAAGAAGTGACACAGTAACAAATAAAATTAAAGTTATTACATCGTTGTTTGATTATTTTAGAAAGAAATATCCAAGATCTAAAATTTAAATTACTAATCGTGTAAGAGGGGCTAGATTAATATTACCTTTTACAAATGTATTAAATGCCAAACTAATCCTGGGAGTTTCTCCAATATATTCCTCAACTAAGTGTTCAACGTTACTTGGAAACAAAATCATCGATCCAACCTCTGGAGTCATAGACCAACTTCTAGAATTATATAAGTTAGCTTCTACGATATTATATTCAATAGTATCAAACTGGCTTGTGATAAATTTAATTCGTCCGCTGTCTCCAGCTGATTCAAGAAATACAACTCCGGATACTATCGAGTTTGGGTGCCAATGTCGATGATGGGATTGCCTACATTCTGTTTTATTAAACCAGCTTTCTGTAATATATATTTCAACATCTTGATTAGCTCCCATTACCCCATAAAAGTATTCCGATAATCCATCTGATATTCCAGATAGTAAATTACTATATTTTGATTCAGATAATACATTCTGTGATGTACTAATCCAATTTTGATAATTTTGTGCCCATTGTATTTCCGATAAATCTACATTAGTAGTGTTTAAATACGTTTTAAATACAGGTTTTGAAAATAAAGGTATTAACGACTTTTCATTCATAAATCTCTCTAAATTTAAGAAAAGTATATAGTCATTTGATATATATTACTACCAAATAAACGATATTTTCACATGGAATTAAAAGAACACATCGCATCATTTACAAAAGTAATGACGCACAAAGAATGTCAAATTCTTATCGATCATTATAACACATTGTCGAATCTAAATCTGAGCTTTACTCGAATTGATCTTAGAGATGCACCAAATCATAAAAAATCAGATACAGCAGTATTTGTATTAGAAGAATCGTCTGTACGAATTACTCCAGATATGGGATTTTTAAATTTTTTCTTAGATAGGCTTTGGAAATGCTATGAAGAATATACTACTAAGTATAGCATCCTTGAACAAGCCAACAAACATCAAGTTAGATCGATGAAAATTCAGAAAACTCTTCCGGGTGAAGGTTATCATGTGTGGCATTTTGAATCTGATACATTAGAACATTCATCTAGACTCATAACTTGGGGATTATATCTCAATACAGTGGAAGAAGGAGGAGAAACTGAATTTTTATATCAAGGGTTGAGAGTTTCGGCAGTTGAAGGAACATTAGTAATGTGGCCAGCTACTTATACCCATGTTCATCGAGGTAATCCTCCGTTAAGTGGAGAAAAGTATCTTCTTACAGGATGGATTGAATATTAATGGAAGTTCTTAATCTATTTCCTACTGAAGTTTTTGTTTTTAAAAATTTAACAATTGATAATTCTAATTTAATTATTAATCTAGAAAAGTTTGCAGACCAAGTTAAACAATCAAGTAACATAAGTTATATTAGAAATATTCATGATAAACAAGAAACTAAAGAATTGTTCGATTGGTGCAAAAATTGCTTAGAAGAAATTAGATTAAAGAATCGTTATGATTGTGATCAATTTGAAATTACAAGTAGTTGGTTTAATAGAGCATTACCAAATTCCGGAATGTGCCAAAATTACCACAGGCATTCTTTAAGTTTTTTTAGTGCTGTTTATTATCTTACCGACGGATCTCCTACTGTTTTTGAAGATCCTGTAATTCATAGAACACAAGCACAATTAGAAGTATTACGAAAAGATTTCAATCCATATGAATACATACAACCCGAGCCGGGAAAATTAGTAGTTTTTCCAAGTTGGCTGTATCACACTTCTTTACCTCATGTTACAGGTAAGGATAGATATATTATCAGTTTTAACACTTTGCCGACGGGGTACGTAAATTATAATGTTGCTACAGATTCCGTTGCTCATATCACATTAGAAACTAAAGAAAAAAAATATGATTAATTCAGTATGTGTGTTAGGAGGAGGTAATGCAGGTCTAATGGCTGCACTTTATCTTAAAACTTCATTACCTGCATTAGATGTATTGCTTATTAAATCTAAAAAAATCGGTACAATCGGAGTCGGTGAAGGAAGTACAGAACATTGGTCAGCATTTGCCAATGCAGTTGGGATCAACATAGTCGATTTAATACAGCATTGTGGTGCTACTATTAAAATAGGTATAAAATTTGAAAATTGGCACGGAGATGGAACTAGTTATTTTCATAGTCTTCCGGAATTTTTAGCATCAATGCATTCATACTCTGGTGCACCGTATACTTTAATGAGATTAATAGGCGACGGCATAGGAACTGAACAATTACATTGGGACTTACCGATGAAAGGATATGTTCGAGAACCGTTAACTGACTATTATCAATTTCATTTTGATAGTGAAAAACTAAATTTGTTTTTAGAAGATAGATGTAAGTTAATCGGAATTAAAATTATTGATACTGAGATTGTTGGACCGGAATTAGACAATGAAGGATTTGTACAAAATATTGTCGATGTTAATAGCCGACGATTTTATGCTGATTTCTTCATCGACAGTAGTGGATTTAACAGAGTCATTGCTTCTAAATTAGGAGCAGAATGGGTTGATTGGTCAAAATATTTACCTTTGAATAGTGCCATTGCATTTCAAACAGCGTATGAAGAAGAGATCCCTCCCTATACTTTAGCAAAAGCTATGAGCAGTGGGTGGCATTGGAGAAGTCCAGTACAGGATCGATATGGAAACGGATATGTATTTAGTGACCATTTTATCTCAGAGACACAAGCAATCGATGAAATTCAAAAACAGTTTAAAGATACCATTCATATCGGACGAAAAATAAACTATATCTCAGGGAAAGTTAATCGAGCATGGATTAAAAATTGTGTGTCTATTGGACTTAGTAGTAATTTTGTTGAACCTTTAGAGGCGAGTAGTATTTCGACTACTATAAAACAACTACAGTTATTAACTACTACAATGTGGAATTGGTCTAAAGAAGATGTTAATGGAATTAAATCTTATAATGCAAACGTCGATGATATGATGAATAACATCTTAGACTTTATACAGCTTCATTATTTTACACAAAGAGATGATACTAATTTTTGGAAATGGTGTAAGAATGAGATTGTCATGACTGATTTTAATAAAGAAAATTTAGAATATTTTAAGAAAAATTTTGTAAATCATGCATTATTACCCGAGGACAGTGTATTCCAGAATTATCGTATATATGATTGTTTAAATTGGATTCAAGTAATGCACGGGTTACGAATGTTTGATACTGCAAAAATTAAAGAATTATATGAAAAGCATTTTGGTTTTATGAGGTATGCAGATGAACAAAATATTTCTACAATTCAAAATAATAAAACCGACGAATGGATGACTTGTCGTGAAGCGATTAATTTTGTTAAGAATCCAAAGGTATATAAATTATGATTAACTCTTTGTGTATTTTGGGCGGGGGTACTAGTGGATTAGTCTCAGCATTAATACTTAGGAAAGGTTGGCCTGAACTTAAAATTACTATTATCGAAAGTTCAAAATATGGAATTGCCGGAGTTGGAGAAGGTAGTACCGAACATTGGAAGAACTTTATTCAGCATGTTGATATTACAATACCTGATTTAATCAGAGAGACAGATGCTACATTTAAAATGGGTATTAAATTTACAAATTGGCATGGTGATAATACACACTATTTCCATAGTTTATCAGAACAATGGGGCGGTATAAGTAGAACTAATGGAGTTCCGTTTACTTTTGCAAAACAAATTAGTGAAAATGTTGATCCGTTAGAAACAGCATGGCATTTATCTAAAAATAGTCGACATATTGAACCTTTACATGATATTCTTAGCCAATATCATTTTGATACATTTAAATTAAATGAATTTTTACATAAAAAATGTATCGAACGAAATATCGATATTATTGATACTGAAATTAATGACGTGATCTTAGATAACGAAGGTCATGTGAAGTCGTTACTCGATTGTAATAATAACATTCATTCTTACGAATTTTATGTTGATTGCAGTGGATTTCGACGTGTAATAGGTTCTAAATTAGGGGCTAAATGGATTGATAGAAGTGCGCAATTACCGATGAACTCTGCAATTGCATTCCCTACCAGTTACAAAGAAGAAATTCCATCATATACAGAAGCTACCGCATTAAGTAGCGGTTGGTGTTGGCGAATTCCGACGCAAGAAAGATTTGGAAACGGTTATGTATTTTGTGATCAATTTATTACCGAAACTAAAGCATACGACGAAGTACAACAACATTACAAAAATTTAGGTATTAATGATTCGATAGACATTGGACGAACTTTCAAATTTCAAGCAGGATATGTTGATAAATTTTGGATTAAAAACTGTGTAATGGTGGGGCTATCAGGTGTATTCGTGGAGCCACTGGAAGCTAGTTCGATAGGAACAACAATTCAACAACTCTTTATATTAGTAGCATCTTTATTTTATTATGATCGAACCAATTCCAATACTGCTACTAGATATAACAAACATATGACTGAAATTTCTGAAAATATTATTGATTTTATACAATTGCATTATTTTACTCAGCGTGAAGATACTGAGTTCTGGAAATGGTGTAAACACAACATTAAATTAACAGATTTTAACGCCGAAAATTTAGATCATTTTAAAAATGATTTTGTAAATGCACAATTTTTTGGAACTCCGATGGTATTGTTTTCTCAATTAAATTGGATTCAAGTAATGCATGGACTAAGGTTGTTTAATATTCCTGCACTAAAGGAGAAATATGATAAACATATGAAGGATATTTATACTTCGGTCGTAAACAATATAATGGAAGAAGATCGCGAATTTGTTAAAAAGAGGGAATCCTTTCCTCATCGTATTGCATTAGAAATGATTAAGGAGAGGTTCAATGAAGTTAAAATACAACTCTAAAGTAGTTATTTTAGGAGGTGGAACAGCCGGATGGCTTACTGGTTTGTTTATAAGAAGAAATTGGCCGAATACATCTATCACTATTGTAGAAGATCCAAATAGACCTCCAATTATAGCAGGCGAAAGTGGAAATACTACGTTTCTTTCTTTATTAAGACATTTAAAAATTGATAATGACGAGTTTATTCGAGAGGTAAATGCTACACCTAAATTAGGAGGAAAATTTACAGACTGGAACGGAGTTGGAACAGAATTTATACATTGTTTGCAAACCGATTATGCTCCTTGGTTAGATGGTTGGACTGACTATGTAACTCAAAATATCGATAAGGACGATGACTTAACCTTAGGGTCATTAGTTAGTATCATGGACAACGAACGGTCTAAAGATGCTTATCTAAAAACTTTAATCGGAAATAATATACCCTTAGCTGATGCATTTTTTGCTACATATTTTATTAAAGAAGATAAAGTTCCATTTGGATCATTGCTAGATATCCCGTGTATTCCGATGTGGCATTTTGAAAGTCGAGGAGCTGCTGCATATTTTAAAAAAATTGGATTAGAAAGAAACATTACATTAGTCGAAGGGGAATACAAACATTCAATTCAATGTGAGAATGGAGATATTAGTAGCATCACATTAAATAACGGAGTTTCTTTAGAGGGGGATTGGTTTTTTGATTGTTCAGGATTTTCAAGGTTATTGCTTGGCGGTGTTTTAAAAGAGCCAATAGTAGATTACACGAATTATTTTCCTGCAAGATCAGTAGTTGCATGGTGGGATCAATCTTGCCCATGTGTTACAACTAATTCGATAGCTATGAAATACGGCTGGTCTTGGAATATTAATATACGTTGTCGATCAGGAAATGGATATATCTACGATCCCGATCATATAAATCTCGATCAAGCAATCGACGAAGTGAATCAGCGATTTAACCTTAAAATCGATCCTATTGCAAATTTCACATTTGTCCCCGGAATGATGCGTAAAGCATGGAAAAATAATGTTTTTGCCATAGGGTTAAGTAGCGGATTTTTAGAACCGTTAGAAGCAAATGGCATTGCTGTAATTGTAGAAAGTTTGTTCGGGTTACAAGATTATTGGAGTCCTTCTCAAAAAAATTATGAAAAATCGACTATAGATAGATTCAACGATCGTATTTGGTATATTACAGAAGATATTAGAGATTTCCTAACTTTACATTATCGAGGCCATCGTTCTGATAGTGATTTTTGGAGGAGTCATAATAATGACTCGTTTAGAGTACCTGATTCTCTAAAGGAAAAACTAAGTTTATGGGATCAGTTTTATCAAGGAAAGGGACCAGAACCATATATAACCGGATATTCTCCTGCTGCTTGGTTAATGGTATTACAAGGATTAAAGATTTTTGACCATACTCGTATTGCTGATTTAAATAAAAATTTATTACCGTTAGGTAAGAAGATACTAAATATCAATGAAAATAAATATAAGTCTATGGTTGATTCATGTTGGACTATACATCAATGGATTAAAAATATAAAATAAATATAGTATGGGAGAAAAACATGGCTGTTTATAAAATGATTCTAAGAGACGGTGAAAATCCGGACACTTCTAAATTGCATGTAATTGCATACTTTTGCAATGCAGAAACTAAACTTGAAGCTGCAAAATTATTTGACGACAAGTTTGGGCCTAAGTGGAATGTAGCAGGTCCAACAAAAATTGAAGACGAATCTTCAATTCCAGGCGACGCAAATTTTATTAATTAAATTTTACTTGCATTATCTATAAGATCTTTAACAGTTGCAATATGTTGTAACTCAGACTGCACTGCCTGGCTGGTGTACTCGAACGGTAATCCTAAGCACGGCCGAGTATCATATTTTAGCCAGGCATCTGTACCTGTTGCATCTACATATTGAAGGAAACATTGTATATGCTTTGAACTAGTCAACGGATCTCTCCAATGTGCATGTTTTCTTCCACTATAAATTCCAGCATCTCCGACTTCTAGTCGGATTTCATGCGTTGTGCCGTTTTCGTTTTTAACGTACAATGGCCAAATTTCGGTTTGCATCAAACATATACTAACTGTTACTTCAGAGCTTGCTCTGTCAAAATGATATTGCAGTTTGCTTCCTTCGTAGTAAATTCTAGCATAGGAATATGTAGGATACAATTTCATTTGTACTGCTTCTTCAATTTTCGGTTGTATTTTTACAGCTAATGCTTCTATCATGAGAGGACTATATCTTGCAAATGTATTTTCACACAAATCGGCTAAATTTGCAGTAGGATAAAGATGCTTACATACATCTTCCATCATTTGATATTCTAATGCAATAAATTCTGCTAACTCTTTACTAATAATGTTTTTAATAATTTTATAATCTTCTTTCATAATAGCGGTATTAAACTCATGTTTCCAAAAGGTCGTTCAATATATTTTGTTACATATTTTTGTAAAGGTAGTGTGTGAACATCGTATCCGATAGTTGTTCGGATTCCTTCAAACGGCTCTATTAATTCAACTTTATGTTTTCTATAACCGGGAGCAAAATAAATCTGTCCTACTTCGTTTTTAATAGTATAATTTTCGAAAATAGTGTTAGTATTTTTTGGTTCAATTGAAATGTATCCGTGATATTCAAATTCGTGAGCATGCCAATCTAACATCTCATCAGAACTATGATAATTAATCCACGCTTGTATCCATAAAGGTCGATCGTCGCCCAATTGCGATCTAATAAGTGTTCTAAGTTCCTTATATATTTGATGAAATGCACTAGATGGTGCTGTGAGAGCAAATACATTATATTTGTGATAACTCCATGTTGAGTCATCTGCTGGAAATACTTGTTTAAACACTCGATGAGCGATTGCAATATCTTCTTTAATTAAATCGATATTATCGACAATATATTGAGATTGATGAAGAATATAATCATTCATAAAATTATAGATCCTAAATTAATGTTTATCAAGCATCTAAATTCTGATTCTTTGCAAAAACTTGCTGTGTGATAATAATGCCCGGGAAATAATAATAGTTTTCCTTGTTTAGGAGTAATACGTCTTTTAACACTAAAAGGTCCTAATTTTATTTTATTAATATCCTTTTCTCCAGAATCAAAATCGTCATTCGTTTCATTAAAAATAATTGTATCCCCGTCACTGTTATTAACATAATAAATTGCCACATAATGAGGGAAGAAACTATCAATATGAGGCATGAACTGATCTAATTCCGTAGACTGGCCTGATAATGTAAGATTAGCTCGCATTCTTAATAACCTATTGATTGGTAGATTCTTAACTTGGCTTGTTAATGATAATACTATCGGATATACCATATCGAAAAAGTTACTAGTTGATTTATTATGCTCGTAAAAAAAATGGTTGAATCCTGGGGGATTATTTTTTTGATTTAAAAAACAATCGTCGCCAGACACAATATTTTTGTTTAATACCCACGGGAAACTAAATCCAGTCATAATGTCGGCGATATATTTTTGTTGATCTACAGGAATTATGTTGTCAATTTCGATTATGTCAGTCATTGCTTTTTTCGTATATTACCGGATATAGAAATTCGATAGCCATCGGCTGTAGAAAAAGGATAAACCATATGCGGAAGTGCAGATGGAAATAACATTATTGTCCCTTCAGATGTCCGATCAACTACAAATTCAGATTCTCTTGATTCTCCAAATACATTAGTATATACAAAAGAGAACATACCCGGGCGGGGCATATTGGTTAATTTACACATATCAGTTAATATTTCGTCTTGAAAATAAAATGGTACTTTTAACCATATTACGAAACTATATATACCATCATGTGTATGCATGGGATTAAACTCGTGTTTTTTTTGAAAATTGGACCAATATACATACATTTCAAGATTATTAGAACTTAAATTGTTGCGAGTATATGTAATATCCCAGTTTTGCTCGTATTGTTGACATAAAGTTAACACATACTGTTCTAACTCTTTATGGCATTTACTCAACTTAAATTCTAACGAAATATTTCCAGCAAGATTATTATTATATCTTTCTGCTGTGTTAAAATCTAACTCGTTTATTTCTGTGTTTAGTTTATTAAATAATGATTGAGGAACGCTATCTTTAATAAATCCATAGTTTGCAAAATTGCCGTATAGTGTCATACAGCTAAACCAAAAAAGTTAATAGTTAATCTAGAATCATCTAAATTGTTTCCAAAAAACTTATCTGCACCGTGCCATTGTTCCGGATGAAACATTAAACACCGATTAAAAATGTTTTCCACCGACATTGTTCTTGTAAACAGTTTTTTCTGATCTAATTTAAATTTTTCAAAATTAGAACGTTCATCTAAATTAGCAGAAATTTCGTCAAAAAATAGCTGATTAAAGTTAGTATCACTCGACGATATTTTGTTATAAAAACTTGTCCCTGTCCCTTCTGGCGGATCTGGGTTTAAATAAATTACTCCTGCTACATTATATTGTGGTTCGTCTTGATGCAGCCAACCGGATCCAAAACTTCCGTCAACACTTGTAAAATTTACCTTAAGATGTAAAAAATTATTTTTATCGTGTATATGCAACATAAGTTTCGATGCAAGAGAATTAAATAGTTCCATATCTAACTCGTTTAACGTTGCTGATCTTACACCCGGCCATGTTGAGGTCTCATCTCTCGAATACTGCTGTTTTAATGCAAAGATTCTCCATAAATCCGGAGACTCAAAAAAGTTATCGATAACTTTAATCGGTTGTTTTAATTTTCTCATGACTTTATAAAAAATACCTGTGTTAATCTAGAATCTTCTTTCGTTTTTCCGAAAAAGTTGTCGGCGCTATGCCAACACCTTGAATCAAACATAATAAGACGATTAAAAACATTCTCGACTACAATACTTTTTTCGAATTTTGATATTTGATCTTCTCTATATTTTTGATATTTTTCTCGATCGTTAGGTGACGACAAATGTACATCTTCAACAAACGCTTTTGAATACTGGTCCCCGTTGAAATCTACCGAATCCTCGTATATCGTTGTACCTGCACCTAACGGTGCATCTTTATTTAAATATATAATCCCTGCTACTTGAAACGAAGGGTCGTCATCATGTACCCATCCTCGGCCATATGTTTCGTCGATACTTTGAAATCCGGTTTGAAGTTCTGATACTTCTGTTATTCCGTATTCTTTTAAGATAAACAAAAGTTTTTTTAACGTTACATTAAACAGATTTCGATTTAATCGATGTAATAATTCAGTTCTAAGACCAGGCCAATTCCCTCGATCACCTTTAAAAAATTCTTGACTTAACGCAAAATCTCTCCATAAATTAGGATCTTCATAAAAATTATCTACTACGATAGTCGGTATGTATGGATATAAAAATCTGTTTTTTAAATCATTAAGTTTGATAAAATCTGAACTACTTTGATTTAACTCATTAGTGAAACGATTAATAAAATGATTATTCATGGTGTGTAGCTTTAAAGTTTATGGTTATAGCTAATCTTTTTGTATGTACTTTTGGGCATGTACTTGAATGATAATGTGCTCCATTAAAAATTAATAGTTTTCCTTGTTCAGGAGTGCATTTATGCATAGGATAATATTTTTCCGATTGTTCAAGTTCATGAAAAACTACCGTATCACCGTCGGATTTATTTACATAATAAACTGCTACATAATGATCAGTATGGAAGTCTTTATGGGGTATATTATATCTATAAGGCATACTCGGAAGTGAATACTTTGTGTTTAATAAAAACCCTGCCCTAACTCGTAATAAATCTACAATTTTTAAATTTGTTTTTTCATTAATTGTATTTACTAGCGGTTCAATAAATTTAAAATGTGGATTTTCAGTTTGATCGTAGTAATATAATAGATTTCCAAATGCCGGAGTACTTATTTCCGGAGTATTAGAATATACAGTTGTAGAATCCTCCATGAAGTGCCAATCAAATTTTATATCAGTAAGATATTGGTATATTGCTTTTTGGTACTCATAGTCTACAAAATTATTAATTTCAATCGGTTTAAATATGCTCATGATTAATCCTATATATATTTCTATCAATAGAGTTAGTCGGTAATTCTGTAGGGAATCTATTCCAACAAGGAATACTCATACTTAGTCTCTTTGTGGTTGGATTTGCAACGTGGAAACATCTAGATGGTATATACAATCCATCGCCGGGTGTTAAAACTACATCGATTGCAAGATCTAATTCATCTTCTTGAATTAAGTTATTCATTATTCCTGTTCGATGCATATACGATATTCTATTATTAAATACCTTCCAGTGTGTTTCTCCTTCTACTTGAATAATAAAGTTACACGGGTAATCGTCATGGATAGGAAACGAAGTCGAAGAACCTAATCCGCAATACACATGAATAGCAGCATTCACACTAAACATCTTTTCAAATATCGATAATAAATGATTTGTTTTTTCGCTATAGAATCCATAATTTGTTATTACAAGTCCGTATCCTTGATTAACTTTACTAAACATGAATTCTTTATCCTGCACTTTTCGATCCCATATCCATGCTTTAGAATGCTCAGGGATTTCAATCTTCGAATTCGTTTCTGGATCAATCAGTTCAAATGTATATAGTTCAGGTCTATTTAAACAATTTTCAACATCAGACCATGTAAGAAGATCATTAGAATTAGGTAGTAAATTTTTAAAAAAATGAGGGTTATCATTAGTTAATAAATTTGTCTCATTTAATATACGTTGACCTAAATAATTCATTCTTCTGTCCTAATTAATTTTACATTGAACGCTACTGATATTCTATCATCTTTAGTTGGGTTATGACCAACTCCGTGAGGCAAATGCCCTGGAAACATTACTAATCTTCCGGTCATTGCTTCATATGTTATAGCACTTGCACTAATAGGTGTATAATTTTTAATTATAGCTTGAGAACTTACAATATAATCGAGTGCATGATTTTTGTAGAAGGTAATATTTCCTTGTCCGGGTTTTGCTTTAACATAAAAGCAACCGGATAGAAAAGAATTATCGTGAATGTGTACCGAATTACTATTTCCGAAATTGTTAATATTAAACCAAAAATTTTCAATTTTAAGTTTACAATAATCTTCATTATACCCGTAATCTCTAATACAATTTTCAGATTGAATTAAAATTTTATCCTCTAACTCTTGCATCTCGGCATAAAGTCCTGGTCGGAAATCTTTGCTTTGCCATCCGCCTTCATTGCTTAGTTTTCTTCCTTCCTGATCCGCGTCTCTCATCGTTAAACATAATGATAAAATCGGTTCTGGGTCTATCGATGATTGTTCCCACCAAATAGGTGTCGGAAAGTATAGATCATAATTCATCGAAATAGATCTCCTATAGTGCGTGGAGGTAATTCATGGCTAAATGCAAATGCATGGCTCCATCGAAAATCTACCGTGTCTGATATATAAGCAAGATGACATATATTAGATTCATACATTGTTACAGTTCTCGCTCGAGTAGGTACTATTCCTATAAGATCAAATCCCCATCTCAGTAATTCGTCATCAGACAAATTGAACCAGTTATTAGACCTTGTTGGATTTTCGCTCATTATTTTCCATTCTTTATGCATTATATGATGTTCGTCTATTTGAAAATCATATATTTCGTTATACATTCTTCCGTTATATCGGTATAATTTAGTACCGCTTTCATTTATAGAATGATCAGTAAACCACATATTTGCCACCATACCGTGTACATAGTCAATATGAGGAATTCTCCAACACGAAATAGGTCTACTTCGATTTTTAAAATATACATTTCCCCACTCATGTATTTGTGGATCAAACCAATCAGTCCGTACATTTTTATGATAAAAATCTCTAACTAAAAAACACAATCGATTACTAACCCACTCCGGCACATGGATAGTATCAAATGGATTAGGATCAACATTATCGTCGTGATTGTTGTCTTTTTGTATTGGAAAACATGAAATTAAATTTTTATAAATCTCAAATCCGTTATCGATAAATGGATCTTCGGCAATCCAATATCCTATCGATTTATCGAGCTTTATATATTCGACATTCCAGTCTTCGACATTCTTAACTTTGATTACCTTATCAAAATTGTTTGCATCAGGATAGCATACTTTAAAATCTTTCATTTTATATTAAAAGTCATTACAATTCGTTCATTATCGGTATTATTAGGTTGTACACGATGTTTTATCCAGCCGGGAAATATTAATACATCATTTTCTTGTGCAGGGATCTCTTTATATAAACTTTCTTCAGGGTAGATTGGCCATGCTGATTTGTGATATTCTAAAGGATCTTTAAATTCTATAAAACCAGAGTCAGGGGGGAGCTTTATATACGATGCAACAACAAAAGTAGTAAAATTATGATTATGCTCTAATGTTATTCCATCTCTATAATGTTTATTAAACCAAGATCTAGTAACTTCTGAATAGGTATATGTAAATGCATGGTCCCTTCGGATTTTTGCAATTTTTTCTCCTAACCAGTTTTGAAAATCTGATAATTCTTTCCATGTATGAGGTTGTAAATTGTTATCAACAGTTGCAGTCGATATAGCGTCTCCGTATTCTAATTTTGAATTATTTTCAACCAATCTAAATAATTCGTCTATTTTAGGAGTTAGCGTATCTAATTCAAACTGGTAATTAAATTTCCATATATGTGGCGGAAATAAAATTACTCCACCGTCATTAAGTTGCAGCACCTTCTACAACCTCTGCATATGTTTCTAATGCAAGTTTTAGGCCCATAATTGCACCTTCCATTTTAATAACATCTGTTGATAATTCTTGTCTTTTTCCGAAATCAATTGATGTAATTCCGTAAGGGTTTAATTTAACATTTGCAAATTCTTCTTCTAATTCAGCTAATTCTTTTTCTGCGTCAAGTTTTTGAATTTCAACCTTTTGAATTGTTGATTCAATTTGTTCTTTAAAGCTCATTATCTTTTCTCCTTTTTATATTTGTTTAATACTGTAATAATTCGAGTTAGTCTTGATGATAATTTATCATCGGATAAGAATGCACAGTTTGATGCATAATTAAATTCTTTTTCTTTTTTTACATCTCGTTCAGATGCAGAGTCTATACTAATATTATAGTAAGAAGTATTTAACGACTTCCTTGATATAGGAATAATCTGACACAACGGCGTTCCTGCTTTAACTATTGTTTTTCCTGAAAGTACATGCCAAAATAATTGAATATTAATTAAATGTCCGTATTTTGGATCAAGTATACCAGTAGCAGCAGTAAATCTTGATTCGTTATTGTAAGAAACAGGCATTAATAAAAATAATACATCATCACTTGCTTCAATTCGCCACGGTGTTTCAATTTTAACTACTGATTTTAACGTATTAGATGGATTATCAAGTAAAGGTTCTGTTTGACTTCGTGTGTGCCCCGAGACATAAGTATCCATTCCTTGATTTATTTTAGTAAATCGATACGGTTCATTCCACTCAAATGCTACACCGTCTCCAATAGTTGAAATTGAAAAGTCGGCAGGAGCAGGAACAATCCATCCAGTTGAAATAAGTTTTTTAATTCCGGGACAATTTTTTGAAGATAATGTTTCGGGCAAATCACCAACTTGTTCTTCGTCCATAAATTTTCGTTTAACACTAATTGAACGAACAATTGGATATAGAGTTAGAACTCCAGATTCTAAAGTATAGAATCTAATAAATGGTTTTGATTTAAATAATCTTTTAAATATATTCATCTTTTCCGCCATAAATTTCGTTTTTTAGAAATTCGTAATGGCTCGGTAATTTATTCACATAATCTATAACAAAATCTCTATATTCCTCGTATCTTCTTTTAGTGTATCCAATTTCTTCCTGTCGACGAGTAACTTCGATTCGAGATCCATTAAAGAAAATTAATTCTTTTGTTGAAATTGATTTAACCCCCATTCCTGCTGCAATAAACATATTTCCAACATACTCACTAGGGTAAGTCATCGAGCTAGTTATGTTCCCCATAAGGTTAGGATATTGTGCTTGCATTAACATAACGTCTCCCATTTGATCCGGACAATATTCGTTAATTTGTGTACACCATCTCCAATAAGGAGTATCTGTTCTTCTTGATAGTGCATAATGTTGTGATACAAAGTCTCTAAATTTTAATACTTCATATTCAACTGCAAAATTATATCCTTCGCGCTCGGTTCTTGTAATATAACCGTCACGTCGATTTAATACTTCGACTAATTTTATAATATTTTCATGCGTAGTTAACAGTCCGGTGGATTCTAGAGGCTCAACAAATCCATAACTTAAACCAACTCCTACTACATTAAATAGCCAAGCTCTACGCCTACGACCGTGACGGATCTTAATATGCATCATTTCGGCATTTTCAGCTCTTTCTTTCGATCCTATTGTTGCTAAATGTTTTCTAAACTCTCTTTTAGCTTCTTCATCTGATACAAATCTAGAAGAATAAACATATCCGGTACCGATTCGATTCCATAATGGAATATTCCATACCCACCCGTTATCTAATGCATGACAATCAGTAACATTGTGCATTTCTTTTTCACGGTCTTCGTAAGGAATTCGACATGCCCATGCACTATCGTTTGCTAGATATTTGTCAAATGGTCGAAACTCTGAACCCATGATATTTTCGAGTAATAAGGATTTAAATCCAGTACAATCAATCCATAAGTCCGATTTTAATACAGTCCCATCTGCTAATAAAAGATCAGTTAAATGGCCTAGGGAGTCTTTTTTATGAGAATGTACATCTCCCAATATATGTTTAACTCCATTTGGGATAGCAATTGTGTCTTTTAAATATTGTCCTAATAGTTGTGCATCAAGGTGATATGCGGTATCCCATCGAAAATCATAATTTCTTAGAATTCCCTGTTCGTTTCGAGTTTGTTTGTTGTATTTTGCTAGCATTGTATTGCCAGTTACATAAAATTCTGCAAATGTATCTGGTGTATATTCATCCGGATACATTGTTGCCAACTCGGACCATGCTTGTACTCCGGCCGGTTTATCAGAAAAGTCTAATCCTGCGCTAAATGGATATTCAAAATGTGTGCCGTCATTGTCTCGAAAATTTGTAAATCTAATAGAATTTTTATAAGTAGCATTACATTTTGGCATCCATTCTTCATCTTTAAGCCCTAGTAACGAGAAGAATTTATTAATGTGACCTAATGTACTTTCTCCTACGCCAATTGTTCCGACTCGAGCTGATTCAACTAGTGTAATGTCTAAATGCGGACATAACTTAGATAATGCTGCTGCTGTCATCCAGCCACTTGAGCCTCCTCCAACAATTGTTACTGTTTTAATTTGCATAAAAAATCCTCTTATTAGCAGGGTATTTATAGGTAGGATTTTTTATAGTCATTAAAAAAGGTATCGTACGATACCTTTTTATAAAGTTTTAAGATTTTAATTCAAAGATTGGTACCCTTTCCAACCAGGATATCTAATCCACGACTGTAATTCAGGAGTACTCGGAACACAGGGTTTATTAACACTCGGTTCTTCTGTTGTCGATTTTAACATTAATTCTTCAAGAGAGATAGGTTCTTCTATAACTGGTTTTTCTATCATAGTTTTTACATTAACAATATGTTGGAACCATGCACTATTTTGATCTAAACTTCCATTTTCTTTTATATCATCAAAAATCATTCCAAGTTGTTCGCCTATTTCCCCATATGCAACTTTTCTTGCAACAGCATTATTAGTGAATCCACCTTCTCTTTCAATCCAAATCATCTCTCCCCGACTTGGACTCCATTCCAATGTCCAGTCTAATTGAATATTATCCGGAGCATCAACCCATGCTATTGTAGCATCCGGTCCTTCGTATATTTCATAATCTTCTCCCGGATCACGAATTTCGCTTACGTATCCTTGATAAGAAACAATTGCTTTTTTCATATTACTTTCCTAATTTGAGTTATTTATATTCTTCAACAACAATAATTCCCGGTCTTCCATCTGAACCTCTATGTCCGTGAAAATATCCTCCTGTGCCGCCCGATCCCGGAGCAGCATGACCTTGGTGATTGTGAGAAAAGTGACCTCCTTGAGGATGTCCTGATGGTGCCGGACCTCCGAAGTGACTAGTCCCACCCGGACCAAAACTATGATAATGTGCTCCTCCGCTTCCGGTATGAATATTTAGATCACCGCCGGACCCTAATCCGCTTACACCACCTGAATGTTGATTTTGTCTATTTGCTCCATGTCCTCCGCCAGCGGAACAATACGGTCCAAATGAGCTAGTTCCGCCGTCGTTACCTGCCCCTGAATAATAATTGCCGCCACCGCCGCCACCAATCGTAACTGATACTGAGCTAATTCCACTAACATCTAGTACACGTTCTGAATACCCGCCTGCTGCTCCTGATTCTCCATGACCGGACGCGCCGCCGCCTCCTCCTTGAACTTTAATTTTAATATATCTCACACCTGCAGGTCTATTCCAAGTTCCGGTACTAGTAAATACTTGCATACTTGAAAAACCAATTTGAGCATATTCAAGACCGGTTGCAGAAGAGTTTGTTCTAAGCACAGTGTCAGTACTACCAACGCTTGATAACCCCGTGCCTCCTTTTCCAACCGGCATTAAATTAGTTACTCTATTCGAAGTATAATCAACTGCGCCCGTTGCAAACTTTGCTGATGTTACATTTCCGTCAGCAATATCATTCACTCCTATTGTGTTGTTTGCAAAATCTGAAGAGACTAGCGTCCCGTCAATAATATGTGATCCGGTAATTTGTTTTAAAGTTTGATAATCAAATGCCATACGTTAGTCTCTTAAAAATATTCTGTAATTACGATAATTCCCGGTCTTCCATCTGAACCTCTATGCCCACTGAAATACCCTGATGTTCCGCCGGTACCTGGAGCAGAATATCCTTGATGATTATGTGAAAAATGACCGCCTTGTGGATGTCCCGCAGGAGCAGGTCCTCCAAAAAATGTACTTCCTCCCATTCCTGACGACCGCTGTTCGTGGCCTCCACCGCAGCCTTGATATAAATTTAGGTCTCCGCCTGATCCAGTACCACTAACACCACCGTTATGATTGTTATGTCGATTGCATCCATGTCCGCCGCCCGCTGAGACATATGGGCCAAATGAGCTTCCTGCTCCATTGCCGCCTGCATTATTGTAATAAGTGCCGCCGCCTCCGCCACCGATCGTAACTGATACCGAGTTAATTCCGTTTTGTGCAACTTCTAACACTCTTTCTGCATAACCTCCCGCAGCTCCTGATTCCCCGTGGCCTCCCGCGCCTCCGCCCCCGCCTTGAACTTGAATATGAATATATCGTACGCGAGAATCTCTACTCCAAGTTCCATTACTAGTAAATACTTGCATCCTAAATATTCCAGAGTTTGCAAAAGTTAATCCGCTTGCTCCGCTGTTCATTGATAATACTTGATATGCGCTACCAATGGCAGTTAATCCTGTGCCTCCTTTAGTTACAGGGACAGTCCCTGTAACTGTACTATCTGATAAGATTACAGAATTAACTCCTAATTCTGTATTTGTAATTGTACTATTTGCTATTTTAGCAGTAGTAATATTTTGATCAGCTACATCTGTTCCGGTTATTGTATTACTAATAAAAGAATCAGAAGATAAATTTCTTAATGTTTTATAATCGAATGCCATGTGTGATCCTCTTAATAGTAACTTGTTATAACAATAATACCAGGTCTTCCATCTGAACCTCTATGTCCATGAAAGTGAGCGCCGGCTCCGCCTGTGCCCGGTGCAGTATGTCCTTGGTGGTTGTGTGCAAAATGTCCGCCTTGTGGGTGACTACTTGGAGCACCACCGCCAAAAAATGTATCTGCGCAGCTTTGAGCACTATATGCATGATGACTAAATCCGCCGCCCATGTGAAGATTTAAATTCCCCCCGGATCCTGCACCGCTTACACCTCCCGAGTGTTGATTTTGTCTATTTGCGCCGTGCCCGCCTCCGGCCGAAATATATGGTCCAAATGAGCTACCATTACCGTTTCCGCCGGCTCCTGAATAATAAGTGCCGCTGCCTCCTCCTCCGATTGTCACGGCAACTGTGCTCAAACCTCTAACATCAAGAAATCTTTCAGCATATCCGCCTGCACCGCCACCTTCACCATGTCCGGATCCACCACCGGCACCACCTTGAACTTGGACTTTAACATATCGCACATTTGAAGGTCTAGTCCATGTGCCGTTTCCAGTAAAAACTTGTAAACCTTGTATTCCATGAGTATAAAATTGAGGGTTACTACCGTCACTATATAATGCTTGAAATGCTGACCCTAAGGATGTTCGATTTAGTCCACCGCGGTTAATAGGTAGTGTCCCTGTTGTAGTTGAACTTGAATTATCGATAGAACCGGATCCTAATTTTACATTAGTTACATTTCCTGCTGCAATCTGTGTTGCAGTAATATTGTTGTCAGCTATTTCAGCGGTAAGAATAGTCCCATCAATAATACCGTCATTTCTAATATTTTTAAGTGATTGATAATCAAATGCCATAATTTTACTCTATTAAATACCGTGGGCTATTAACCAACCATAACTTGCATTTCCTGACCAAACTAATGCAAATGCAGCACCATTTGTTGATACCGTCATAGTATCTAACTGCCTCATAATTCTATTTCCATTATTACCTATTGTTAAATTTTGGCTTGAAAAAGTTCCGGCTAAGTCAATAATATGAATTACATCTCCGGTTGTTGGGGATCCTGGTAATGTAATTGTAAATCCTCCGCCACTAGTATTCGCAAATATTCGATCACCTGCCGCTGCGGTTGTTCCACTACTTATAGTAGTCCACGGTTTACCATATTTTAATTCAGTAAACGTTTTAGTCATTAAATCGTAAGTATTAGACGGGGTAAATGCCGAGCTTGCAGTTACTGCTGACCCATTAAAAGTCGCCGTTCCACCGAATGTCGAATTTGCTGTTACACTAAGACCGGTTCCTGTTGCTTTTCCTGCAGTTAAAGTATCAGTAAAATTACCAGTACTACCTAATTGAGGTCCACCTTCGTTATTTGTAATAACATAGTTAGTCCCGTCTGATGTTAATGTATACGTAGCATATTGTGGAATAGTTTGCGATGTAGATGATGTAAATCCAGGACCGATAATATTTCCACTTGGTGTTGCGATAGTAATAGTTCCTGTAGTATTATTATAGAAACTTTGTGCTAATCCAGTATATAAACCAGGGCTGGCTAAGTTTACCGTATACGGCGCCGTTCCTGAAAAAGTTGTAAGTAACCCTTGTGCAGGAGTCGAAAACGTTGTTCCTCCTGTAGTCGATGACGTTGAAGTTACGGTATTATAGCGTGCCATTAATTTAGTCTCCTATTATACTACTGATGTTTCAATACCGTATACTGTAACATTAACAGCAGAACCAGCACTTGCATATGCAACTACATATTTTCCTGAATCTAATACTAGTCCAGTTCTTTCAAATACTCCCTTTGCAACAATAACAGTATCGTATTCGATCCACTCTGCTGTACCCGGGGTTGAAGTAGTTGCAAGAGCCAATCGAACTGTTACAGCACTGGTACTTGTATTAGTCATTGATACATTAAACACACTATAGTAGCCTGTTGGTACCACGTATACGTTAGTATTAGTCGTTGCTGCTAACTGTACCGGGGTATATAATCTTCCTGTTGCCATTTATAATTTCTCCGTTATTATCTTTGCATAAAGAATCCAAGTGCAACGGGAGACCCGTCAATGCCACCTGTAAAATTCATTTTAGTTGTTACATTAATAGCTTCACCTGTTGTGGTGCTAATACTATTTCCTGCAATGTACACAATACCAGATGTAAGTGTATTTACATTCAATGAGCTCTGCCCGCCACCAATTTGTGAAGTAATGTATGATTTAATTGCTCTTTGTGTTGGTACAATACTGTCACTATCCGCAGTAAAGAACGGGTCTGTACTGAATTGTGTAATAATTGCAGATCCTACACCAAGTTCAACTGATCCTAATTGTAAACTATTTAATCCGCTAAGGTTAAATGCACTAGCATTCAACGTTGCAGTACCAGTTGCCTGTTGAACTCCGAACAAGTTACCGACATTAAAGTTACCGTCTTGGTCTGTACTTGTGAAGAATACACGACCTCCTGCCGAATAAACTGTTTGATTCGCTTGTATCGCTGTCGAAATATCAACATTTGGATAATTGGTTCTTTCTTTGCCACCGGTGCCAATATATAAGAAGTCGTGTCCAGTTAATCGTACTTGAGAGTATTTAATACGAGCTGTTACTCGATCACCATGTACCGGAGCTTGTAATACCGAAAGCGCAGGGTTAATTTGGAAGGTTGCTGTTTTAGAACCTAAACTTCCTAATTCATTAGTAATAGTTACTAATTTAAAGTACACACCCGGTAGACTATCAAACTCAACATTTGCACCTGCTTCTGGAATATCATATAACCCTTCAACATTAATAAATGAACTTGGTTGATATAAATCTGCATATCCGTCACCATTCGGTTCTGCGGTTGCAGTTGTCATATCGGTACCTCGATTACTAAAGCTCGGATTTCCTAATGCACCGTCTCCCATTCTTACTCTAAATGCTGCGGATTTAACTTTATTCGGATCAGTTACTGTAAATATCGGACCAGCTCGATATGTTCCTGATAAACCAGTTACAGTTGTTAAATTAACAGGAGTAGAGCTTCCTGCGGTTGCTGAAACTTTAAAACTAGTATCAGTTACAATAGTTGAACCGATAACATAATATGTAATATTTTCTACTAGTCCTGCACTTGAACATCCTGTAAACTCAATTGGTTGACTATCAATTAAGTTAGTAGTATCTGATACTGTAATGCTGTCAGTTGCTCCGCCAGTAGCTGCTGTAACTGTTCCTGTTGGATATCCTGATCCCGGTTCTATCATTCTAACTTCGGTTACAACACCGCTCGATACCTTAACACGGCCTAATGCTTGAGCCCCTGTCTTGATACTACATGCAACAGTTCCACTAGTATTACTAATTGCAACCCATACAGGAGTATCATTAGTGTTTCCGAACTGTGCGCTAATCCAGTTTGAACTACTTGACAAAGCTCGTACTGTCCAATTAATACCGTCGGGGCTTGTAGCTGCTACAGATCCACCGCTTGATACAGCTAAGAACAGCCCTTGGCCATAAGATACCTTGTTCCATGTTTGGCTTGATGGTAACCCAGGAGTTGCTGCAACCCATGATGTTCCTTTATCTGTGCTTATAGCAACATTTCTACCTCCACTTTCTATAGCAACAAATCTACCGTTACCATATGCTATACTAGACCATGTAGTTGAAGTTGGTAGATTTCCGCCTGCTGTCCAAGAGTTTCCATTTGAACTTACCGCAGTTACTAGATTACCTGTTGATATTGCAACAAATGTTCCGTTTCCGTATACAACCGCAGAATAAGTACCAGAACCTAATGTCGGAATCGATCTTCCAGTCCAAGTGCTTCCGTTTGTACTCGATGCTGCACTATTTGTTCCGCCTACTGCAACATATACTCCGTTACCGTATGTAAGACTAACGAAGTCGGATGCCGGTAACGCAGATCCTGCTGTCCATGCAGATCCTGCAAGAACTCCTGCGCTTGTTGTATAACAGTTATCAGAAGACCCGGTAGCAATAGCTACATATCGTGCGCCGGTATCTAATATTGTAACTGTTGGTGTTGTTGTATATCCTTTACCGGAATTTGTAATTGTTAAAGTTTTAACACCTGCATTTTCTAGTGTCGGTGTCAATATTGCAGTTGTTCCTATATACAATAGAACCGCAGTTCCATTTGATGCCGACCCGCTAGTGTGTATTGGTCCGGTTGTAGTAAATGTTCCCCCAGTAGTAACAGTATACCAATGTTTAACACCAGTATTTACATAGTAGATAGTTTGATTTAATGTTACAACACCGCCTGAGCTCCATGCAGAACCTGTAAATGGATCGCTAACAGTTACCGACGGTGTACTAAAGTAATTTCTACCCCAGTCAACCGAAGTTGCAATCGTTACTCTATCAGTCACTGCTGCTACTGTCGGAGCAGCGTTGTAACCAGATCCCGGAATAGTAACTGTAACACTCACAATTTCTCCGTTTAATACTGCGCATGTTGCAACAGCACCGGTTCCTCCACTTACTGAGGTAAACACAATAACCGGTGGAGTTGTATATCCTGCTCCTCCGTTTATAACTGTAACACTTGCAACTTGATCGTCAGTAGCTGCGCCAGTTGTATTTGGTACTCCTAATACTGCTTGAAGTACTGCACCCTGGCCTCCTAAACCTCCAATAGTAACTGTAGCAACTGCACCTTCTCCGCCTCCGTATACTACATCAGTCCAGCTTGCACTTGCAGATAACGACCCTGCTGTAGCCCATGTTGTACCAGTTGTAGAATATGTTGTGCTTTGACCAGATCCTGCAATTGCTAGATACTTGCTGTCTCCGTATGTTATATCTTTCCATGCAGCAGTAGAACTTAATGTTCTTGCAGTAGCACGATATCCTGGTGCAGTATAGTTAATTGTCGGTTCGATAATGTATTGAGTTGTTAAATCGAGTGCATTTTCAATTGTTCTTCCTGGTATTACATGATCCCACCCTGCTGCTAATAATGTCATAGAGCCTGTGCCTGTTGTTACATTAACTGCGGTTCCACCGGCTATAGTGCTTATAGTAAATTGTGTAGTTCCGTTTAATGCTTTAACATAATATAAAGTATTTGCAGTAATATTACCAAAAGTAGTTCCGGTAAAATAAATTGGCATGTCAACATATAATGTTGCGTTTGATGCAACATTTACATAATCTCCTGTATCAGTGGTAGATGTAACTGTTATTGAAGTAAAACTATCTTTGTAAACTGTTGCAATTTTACTTCCGCCTGAATAAGTTAAAATATTAGCATATTGACCAGCACCTGTTCCTGCGGTTAATTGTACTCTCATACCGTTATATGAATTTGTAAGTGCAGTATCAGTTGCAGCAATTGTAATAGATGTAGTATCACCTGTTTGTGCAGCATTAGATTGTGTTGCATAGCTAGTACCTCCAACACCGTTATCATCATTTAAATCGATAATTCTAGTTTCAAATACTGCCCCGTCGCGGAATTCATCCCCGGTTGCTGCTGCATTGTACCCTGCACCGCTTAAAGTATAACTAACATTAGTGTATGTTGTACCAGCATTTCCAAATTCTACACGGTGAATTTCGGTTACGCCGTCTGTAATTACTAAAGTAGCTTGTGCTTGATTGTAGCGATTATCAACCGTAGCATATAATGGAACTTCATGCACATCTACACCTTCAGCAATGACACCATATGTACCATAAGAGCTGTTACCGTTTGTTGCACGAATGCGACCGCCTAATTCTGCTAAGTATCCTGAATATCCATAGTAGTTAAACACTGATACAAGTTCTGTTAACGAATCTTCACCAGTACACCATACTCCAATACCGTCACTAATGATTGTTGTAAAGTCATTTTTAACCATTGACTTATTACCATATCGATGCAATGCGGCATCAATCTTAGCACCTGAGCATCCTGCTCCAAACATTGTGCAGTTTTGTGAATAGTGCGAACGACTTGTAACCCATACTCGACTATCGAACGGTCCAAATCCTGGATTAAGAGCAACATATGCTCCGGCAGTCGGACGACGAGTACCAAAATCATTAAGCTCGGTTAAATCTCCAGACAACCCAGACATTGTTAAGTTTCTTAATCCGGATGCATTACTAACCCAGAACATATCCGATGCTTCTGAGCCGCTTACTGCATTGTTATAGAGCAATGCAGCATGTGTGCCTTTATGATTTCCCGGTAATTGCAAGTCGTCAACTAATGCTAGTACATATTCTCCCATATCTCTCTTACAAGATACTTCGTCAAAAGAATACACAATAACTGCCGCACCAGTGTCTGTAGTAACAGTTAGCGTACTAGTACCATTAATGGTATCAGTTAGTGTTAATGTAGTCGAAGACGGTGTTGTTTTTACATAATATTGTATTCCAAAATCTAATCCACCTAAAATGTCTCCAATTGTTGCTGTAACTACACTAGTAGATGTTCCTGGATCAAACACCGAACCATTATAGCTTGCTGAAACTGTAATTTGAGTTGTATTTTCTACAGTTTTAACATAATATACCGTTCCGGCTACTAAATTGCCTAATGTACCGTTTGTAAATGTGATCTTACTTCCTGTAATAATACCTGTTGTTGATAATAATGTAATAAGATTACCAACCGAAGAAGAGCTAGTTGCCGAAGTTGAAATTACATTATTAGGGAATATAACCGGATCTCCAACTGTTAAGTTATGTGCAGAAGAAGTAGTTAGTACACTAGTTGTTGAGGATGTACTAATAACAATACCTGTAAATGTATTTTTAATCCATGCTGTAGCTTCATTTTCTAAGAATTGCTTATTTGCTCTTAAGACTTCAACAGCATAAGTGTTGCCTAAGTTATTGAGATAGGTCACTGATCCATTAACATCAGGAGTCTCACCAACTCCTTTATCAAGAATGTTAAGAACAATTGTCATATTCTCATTTACCGATGCAAGTGCATCACTATCGGAAACAACAATATCTTTTAATTCGTCTTTTAAGAATCTAAATGCATTAAGAGTTGCTCTTTTTTGATCATCTAGTACTTTACTTGCTTGTGCTTGATAATATGCCATTCCTGATTTAATCGAGCGGAAGTTTGACCCTAACATCATGTCATATGCAACAGCGTCAATAATATATCCTACATCTCTCTCACAAGTGGTTGAGTCATAGTTAAGATTTGGATAATTTATTTCAATATATGATGTAACTGCGGTTTGAACTGTTGATTTTGCAGAAATTAATGCAGTTGCTTGTGTAACTAAGTTAGTCGCAACCCACGAAGTACTCGGTAGAGTTTCTGCCGGAGCACTTGCGATTCCGCTGTTAATTGTAGTTGTTATACCGTCAATTAAGCTACCTACTACTGTTGCACTTGTTGCATCTCCACTAGTTCCAATGATATAAGAAGTATTAGTTTGCAACGGAGTGTACGAACTTAAACCTCCGTTTGCAATATCTTGAACAATTGTTTTTAAATTGCCGTATGCTGCAAGCGTAGCTGTCTTATCGTTAGTATCAATTTGTAATGCATCAGTTAACTTTGAATAATACGAAATTCCTGCTTGACGAGTTGCAAAATTCCCTCCATATGTCATATCGTATCTAATTGAATCAACAATGTAACCAACATCCCTTGCGCAAGTTAAATGGTCGTATACTACAGCAGGATAGTTGTCGTTAATGTATTTCAATGTTTCAGCTTGAATAAACTTTTTATTTTCAAAAATAAGTTTAGCAGCAGCAAAGTTTTCTGCGTCTATTCCGGTAAAATCTGGCCATAAGAATCGAGGTACAGCACCTCCATCGATAGTTCCGATAATGTCGTCGATAACTGTCGAAGCTTTAGATATTGCTCCCCCGACTGCATAGCCTTTAAGTTTATATTTTAAGAACTTAACTAATCCTAAACTTGCATGTTTTTGATTAGATATAACAATTTCAGCCGAATCAATAGCTCTGTAATAGCTTCTACCAACTGTAATTGCTGCAACATTTGACTTAAACAGCATGTCGTACATAATTGCATCAACCATGTATCCAACATCTCGATAACATACATCTTCATCATAAGACATCGATTGGAAGAATTTTTGTACATACCCTAATGCATCATTTTGAACTTCAGTCTTTCTTGCTTGCATTAACTCATATGCTAATGTAGAAGCATTATCAGTTGGTAATGTAGGAGAAATAGTAGACGGTGATGTGCCGTTTGTTATCCAATCAATTACATCTTGAACGCGATCTTGTGCGAAAGTTGCAGATCCAGCGTTACCACCGGTACCTGAAAGTACTTGAAGAGTTGAATTTCCTGCTTGAGGAGTTACTGCTAGTTTTTTTGCAATATCGTCAATGATTGATTTAAGATGTGTATAAGCAGCTAATGTAGCTGTTAATTCTGTCGAATTAATAGTTCTTACAATTCCAGACCAATAAGCACTTCCTGCAATTAAACTTTGCGTGTTTCCGCCATATGTTAAGTCATATCGAATTGCATCAAGAATGTATCCTACATCACGTTGGCATGATGCTTGTCCGGTAGCACCTAACGCTGTCCAGACTGAACTGTAATTATTTTCAATATACTTACTTACGTCTGCTTTAATAAATGCATAGTTATTAGCAAGTTGTGTTCTTGCATTTTCGTAATTAACATCTAAATCTGCCGGGTCAGTGATGATCTCGTTCGGAGTAGAATTTAATCCATTATTAATAATATCATATATTGTATTTGTACTAACTTCTACCCAATCAGCGTTAACAATATTACCAACATACCCCGAAGTTTCATACGCTAGTTCTTTAACAAAAGATCCAACTACTCCGATAGTTCCTAATGTAGGTTGTAATTGTTGAGCAAGAACTACGCCAGTTGATGTTAACGCTCTGTGATAACTCATTGCATTCCAGCAACTTAAGAAGTTACTTCCGAACATCATGTCGTAACAGACTGCATCTACAATGAAGCCAATATCACGTTGGCATGTTATTTCGTTGTATATTAATTCTGGATAAGTGGAATTTATCCAGTTAGTTACTGTAGTTTTAATTAAAGTTTTTTCTGCTTGAATTGCAGTATTTGCATTAGAAAAAGCTGCGTGAACCCATGTAATGTCCGGAGAGACCGTTGTTGGCTCAATACCTGTATCTATTGTATCATATAATTCTTGTATGCGATTCTGTGCAAAAGTTGCTGCTCCGGCAGATCCGGCAGATCCGGCAGTTATTTGAGTTTCTAAATTACCCGATGACTTGGTGATCGATAGTCCTTTAACTATGTCGTCGATAATTGTTTTAACATATGCCCATACTGCAAGTGCCTGTGCTTCTTCTCCAGTTTCAACTAGTACTCCGTTGCTGTAATATGATCTTGCAGCAATCTGAGTTGCTAAATTTCCGCCATATGTTAAGTCATAATGTAATGCATCAACAATATATCCTACATCTCTTTCACATGTAGCTTGGTCATATACAAATCCGCTAAATGGAGCAATAGGTCCGGCAATTTGTACATTAATCCATGCAGTTATTTCCGCTTTTAGGAACGCTTTATTTAAAAGAACAAGTCTTGCTGCATCGTAATAACCTGCAGTAAATGCGTTACCAGTACCACCTGTCGGAACTGGTAAATTAAAGGTTGGAACGGCAGTTAACCCGTTTGCAATAATTGATGTCATTGCATTTAAGCTAGTAGTAATCGAATCTGTTCCACCACTTGCATCTAATACTGCTAACCCAATAGCGAACATTAAGCCGATAGTTTCTTCCTTTTGATCAGATATTACTACGCCGGTTGATGTTAAGCCTCTGTAATAACTTAATGCACTCCATTGTGTTAAGAAGTTGCTGTCAAATACCATATCGTATGCAAGTGCTTCAACTATATATCCAATGTCTCTTGAACATAAAGTTTGATCAAATTGCAGTAATGGATAATTCGTAGTAACCCAATTAATCCCAATGGTTTGAATTTGAGATTTTCGTGCAAGTATTGATGTTAATGCAGTAACTTTATTAGACAATACATTTGTTGTGTTAGGAAGGACAGGTATCGGGTTATTTCCTGTTTTAATAGTGTTGTACATATCAATAATTCTTGATTGTGCAAATGTTCCTGCACCCGAGCTTCCTGCAGTTCCTGAATCGTCTTGAGATAATGCATTGCCTGATGTTTTAGTAATTAACACACCTTGAGCAATGTCACTAATAATATTTCTTAGTCGAAGTTGTGTTGCAAGTGCTGCTTTCTTTTCTGTTAGAGGTTCAACAAAATCTCCTTTTGAATAGTAAGCACGGGCTGCAATTTGTGTTGCTAAATTTCCGCCATAAGTTAAATCGTATTCTAATGCATCTACAATATATCCAACGTCTCTTGCACATGCAACTGTATCATACGATAACCCGTTGTATGTTGCTGTAATATATGAGATAGTGCTTGCCTGTATCGAAGATTTAGCACTTTGAAGACTAGATAATGTAGATTGAACAGCAATTGATTCAGCCGATGCACTCGGATATGTAATCGCCGGGGCAGAACCGGTGTTAATAATTCCGGTAATAATTGTAACTAATGCATCAATAGAAGTGTCGGCAGTTCCGCTTGTATAAGTTTTCATTAAACCGCCAAGCTGATTGTATGCAGCAATTGTTGCAGCCTTTTCACCGGATGCAATTTCTAATACTCCAAATGAATAGTATGCTAATCCTGCAACAATAGATTGATAATTTCCGCCATATTGTACATCATATGTAATTGCATCAATAATATATCCAGTATCTCTTGCGCACTTTGCTTGTTGTTCTGTGCTTAATCCGGCCCACACTGCATCGTAAGGGGAAGTTGAGCTAAGATATGTTGTAACACCGGAAATTAAGGTAGCTCGATTAGTTTGTAATGCTAACGCATCGGCCACGGATGTAGCATCAGATGTACCATTATCAGGCCATACATACACAGGAACCGCAGTTAATCCGTTTTCTAAAATATTATAAACGTTATCAAATGCTTGTTCTGCTTGTAATAATAATGAACTATGTACATAATCAGATGCTGCGGTTTTTACAAAATTAATAACATCTAAAGTTTGAAATAGTTGATTGCTTGTTACTGGGTCTGATTGAATGCGATAATATGCTTCACCTGCAACACTTGATGCAAAGTTTGATCCTGTTACCAGATCGTAACATACTGCATCGATAATTAATCCAACATCTCTTGAACATGTTGCAGAGTCATAATTGCTATTATAATTAACGAAATTGTAATTAACATATGCAATTGCTTCTGCTTTTAAAAACTCTTTGTTTGCTACAATTAGTCGTCGTGCGTTGTAATAACCATCGTCGTATCCTATTGGATCTACGATAGTAACAGGAACAGTTGTAGACCCGTCTTCTAAAATATCTTGTGCAGTGATAACATTTGCTCTTACTGACTCTGATGCTATACTTTCGTAATTATTAAACACATATTGTTGTTCTGCAGAGTTACCAATCGAAGCTTCTACTATATTGTTTGAAACTAAGTTAGGCACAAGTGCTTTAATTCTATTTAATGCAGATATTGTTTTTGGTTTGTCGTTAACAAGATTAGTAATAGCTGAATTTGGTGATATATTTGTTGATCGTAATTCATCGCCTACAACTGCTACATGATTTGGTATTATAATCGGTAACACTTCAACAAATGTACCAGTTTTAACACTAATAGTGGTATTACCATAAGAAGCAGGAGCTATAGCCGATGTATCTCCAGCTAAAATACCGTCAGTAATTATAGTTAAAAGTGCAATAGCAGTATCACTTGAACTTTCTTCGGCTACATATGAAGTTTCAATTACTTGAGATGCTATACCTGATGTTAAGCCATTCAATTCTTGATAATTTATAATTGGAGGACAATTGTTAATAACATTCGCCACTAAGTTCTTCATATAGTTATATGCAGCAACCGTTTGAGTTATTTGTTGCCCAAAATTACTATTGATATAAGAGCTACCTGATGTTGTATAATATGCTTTTGCTGCGTTTGTAACATATTCGTTACCGCCGTGACCTAAATCATAGATAACTGCATCTAATAATATACCTACATCTCGTTGACAGAAATTGTAATCGTATGATAGAGAGCCGATCATACTTCCGGAATCGTCACTTAACCCAAATATTAATCCACCTTGTGTTGTGCTAATAGTAAAATGAGTACTATCGATAACGGTTTTTACAAAGTACTTTGTGTTTGCTGTAACACCGCCGAGTGTTCCGTTAAATTCAATAGGCATATTTGCTACTAAATTACTAGTGTCATTAGCAGTAAATTCTCCAGTTGATGCTACTGATGCGCTTATCGAAACTGAATATGTGCTTGTAACCCAGTTGCTAACTTCTTTCATAATAAACTGTTTATTCATTCTTAGAAGTTCTATAGCATTTGTATTACGATAACCTCTTTCAATTTGAGTACATGCGTATCTTACGGTTCTCCAAGGTTTATCAATTGTTAATCCGCGGCCCGGATCTCTGTCGTCGACTCCAGTAGGTGCAACATATACTACATTGTTAATAATTCCATAATATTCCCATGAAGGGTATCCGTTATTAACACGTAGTAGCTGTCCATCTGTTCCAATTGGGAGTCTAGTCGGTCCATTATTCCCAAAGTAATAAGTATCCCCTTCGGTTGTTAGGACTGCTGACTCACTACCGGCAGCAAGAAGATTCCAAAATTCTGCTGTTGTATCTTGATCTGGTCTGTTTGTCGATGTTGCTATATGTGCGATGATTGCTACATAACTGTTTGCTCCAAAGAAAACAATGTCTCCTTTGATATAGCTGTCACCGTTAGTCCATGTTACTGCATATCCGGTTGCCGATAATGTTGCAATGTAACCCCCTACTAAAGATTCGACAGTTATTATTGCATCATTAATCGGACTTAATCCGCCGAGATCGCTTCCTGAAATTAAGATTGTATCACCAACTTCATAATTTGTTCCGGTAGATGAATAGTCTACCGAATAAGATGTTCCGTTTCTAGTAATATCGAATGTCGCACCAGATCCGATACCTGTTAATGTAATACCACTAATATCTGTATACGTAACTGGAGAATTGATCCACTTAAATCCTGAATTTAATTGATGCCAATAAGATGTATTTGGAGGAGTTTGATTTAAATTATCAGTAATAGAAAGATATGTATATCCTCCAAGTCTTACTACATCTCCAACTTTGTATGTTGTAGAATTATTCCAATCACCGACAAAATTAAATCCTGTAGTGTATAACTGCCAATCAATAGTTGCAGTTGCACCAGTTGACGGGTTTGAATTAGAATTGTTAGTTTTAGCAATATACGAATATCCACCGTACGTAACAACATCACCGATCTGGTAGACGGTTAATGAGTTCCATGAATCTTCAAACTCTAGTCCTTCAACAAATACACTCCATTTAGTGTCGTCAAATGTTGTATCAGAAGTATGATTTGTAGTGCAAATCCAAGATCCGGATCCGTATTTGACTATATCATTTTCTTTATATCTTACAGAGTCGGTCCATTCTCCGAGATAAACAATGCCATTGTTAAAATTAGTCCAATAATTTTGGTCATCTTCTAGACCTAATAAGGAAGTTGCAGCAGATGTATGGGCAGTATTACAGAAATAAGTGATTCCTCCGTATACAACAAAGTCATTAACTCGATATCTAGTAGTAGTGGTCCAAGATCCGGTCCAGTAAAATGACGACGCTATTAAGTCCCATTTAGAATTTGTTTGAGTCGGTAGGTCTTGATCTGCTTCTAACCCTAACGTAGTGGTTGCTGCTGACGTGTGTGCTTCGTTTGCTACATATACATTTCCGCCGTACTTAACTTGGTCTCCAACATTATAATATGTTGATGTTTCCCAGTCTCCTCTCCAACTTAACCCGTCACTTACTAAGTGCCATTTTGGTGGAATAAAGTCGCCATCTGTAACAAATAACGACGAACTTGTATGGTTTACTACACATATCCATGTTTTACCAGCGTTACTAATAACATCATCTACAACATATGATGTACTAGGAGTCCACTCGCCTTGCCATACAAATTTAATTCGACCTAATCTAAACTCTGCCATTTTTAAATTCCTCTGATATTATATTTATCTTAGTTAAAATCTTGTACTTTATTTGGTAACCTGTTTACCTACGATTCCATGTCTTCATAAAGTACGACATTGCCATACCGTCACCGTCCCATCCTGCAAATTCTCCTTGCATTCTTGCCATAACTGGAATATTCACTACCCAGCCCGCTGACCCTTCAGGAATAGTACTTCTAATCTTATCTGCACCACCAACTACAACAGTACCAGCAATTAACTGTCCAGTAAACGTATTAGATCCACCTTGTGATAGACGACTAGTTAAGTACGCTTTAATTGCTCTTTGTGTTGGAATAATATTATTACTATTAGCAATAAATGTTGTATCTGTACTAAATTGTCGAACAACAACACTTGATCCTCCAACTGCTATGCCACCTAATGATAATGTTTCTAATCCAGTTAACCCAAATTGTGTTGCACTTAAAGTTACAATGCCAGTTGCTTGTTCGACTCCGAACAAGTCTCCAACTTTAAAGTTTCCGTCTTGATCTGTACTTGTATAAAAAACACGACCAAAATTTACTTCAACTGCTTGATCTTGTGGTGCTAATACAGTATCTTCGGGTAAGTTTGGATAATTTGACTGTATTGCATTTCCATAACCGACATTTAAGAAATCATGTCCAGTTAGTCGACATTGACTATATTTGGTTCTAATAATTAATGCTGCTTCATGTTCAGGGCTTTTTGCAACAGTCATCTCTGGAGATATTTCGATATTTGCCATAATATTCGGAGCCATAGTTCCATAAACTGGAGTTGCACGAGTGACTTTGTAAACAGTGCTATTGTCAGCAATTACTAAATTGTCACCTGGTGACGGTAATGCCGATAAATTTTTAACAATTAATCTTAATCCTGACTGGAACGTATCTGCATATCCGCCACCGTTGATTGTTACTATTGTAGAATTAGTGTTATAATCTTGGCCTTTGTTAATAAATGTAGGATTAGCAAGAACCCCTTTTCCTATCCTCACTGATGTAGTTACACTTAATGTTATGTTAGGATCAGTAATTGTAACTGATGGCGCTGTTGAATAATTTGATCCAGGTTCAAACATAGTGATAGAATCAATAGTACCCGATGTTACGTTGACTCTTCCTTTTGTAGTCGATCCGGCTTTGATAATACTTCCTGATGTTGTTCCTCCAATTGCTACAAAAATACCATCATTAGTTGTTGGATCTAATCCAAACACAACATTATTAAAAGAACTGCTATCAATAGACCGGAGTGTCCATGAATAACCATCTTCTGTAGTATATGCATTTCCTGAAGAACTACTGCCTGCAACAAATATTCCTTGTCCGTATACGATTCTATCAACTCCTAATATAGTATAAGGAGATTCATTCCAAGTAACACCGTCAGAACTATATGCCGGACTTACATTATCTGAGCTTGCTACAGAAACAAACAAACTGTTACCGTACGACACACTTGCCCATGTAGACGAACTCGGCATAGTCGAACTGACCCAATTAATGCCATCTGTGCTGTATGCCGCTGTTGTTGTACCTGATGCTACAGCAACAAATCGGCCTCTGCCGTAAGTTAATCCAGTCCATGTTGCAGAAGGTAAACTTGCTCCGTTGTTCCATGTTTTTCCGTAATCTGTAGAATATGCAGACTTATTAGTTCCTGTTGCTATTGCTACAAATTTACCATTCCCATATACAACATGCGACCATGTTGATGCCGACGGCATTGTAGTTGATTTCCACCCTTCTCCATTGTTTATAGAATAAAGTGCAGTTGTAGAAGTCATACCTCCGGATGAGATAATAACCCATCGACCGTCCCCAAAAGCAATTCCTGACCACGTGTTAGAGGACGGTAATGACATTGAATCCCATGTATTACCCCCATCATCAGAAATTCCTGCAATTGCATTGCCATCCGGAACTGCAATAAATTTCTGATTTCCGTATGCAATGTAACTCCAGGATGTTCCTAATGCCGCAGTATTAATTGTTTTGTTTGTTTGACTAAATGACGGTTTAGTATAGGAAATTCTTGGTTCAACATAATAAACTGCCGAATTATCTAATTGAGTTTCGATAGAAGTTCCCGGATGTATGTGATCCCATCCTACTGCTGCAATATTCATCGACCCTGTATCTGTTTTTAATGTAATAGGAGATCCGCCTAATGAAGAGCTAACAGTAAATGTTGTTGGACTATCGATTGTCTTAACATAATAGTTTGTTCCTTTTGTTACATCACCGAATAAGCTAGTTGAATATGTACCATTCATCGATCCGTAACCAATCGAAATACTAGTCTTAGTGTTAGTGCTGACTCCCTCCATGCTTCCGGATCCGTTTGACAACTCGGTCGGAAGTGGAGTCGTTCTAACTAATACATCACAAACTGATGTTGACAAGTTAACAGCTGATCCGCCCGGAGAGACGCTAATAGTAAATGTCGTCTCATCATTAATAGCAAGAATGTAATATGTAATTCCTGTCGTGATTCCGCCGGTAGTCTTTCCGATAAATTGGATCGGATTGTTGGCAATAAATCCAGAAGTTGAATCAACTGTAATTAGATTAGTTATTGTTTCGGTAGAAGTTGCTGCTGTTTCGATTAACGAACCTACTACAGTAAAGTTACCTGAATTTATAACTTTGTTAATGTAGTATACTGTGTCTGCAACAATATTTCCAAATACAGTTCCTGTAAATTTAATGGGATTTAATGGAACTAATTGGGTTGTCGACGATGTAGTTAGATAATTGGTCCCTGTTGCTGTACCGGTTACGGTTACAGTCACTAACGATGACGAAATAGTAAATTTTGATGGGCTAACAACTTCATTGATATAATAGGTCGTTCCTACACTTAACCCTCCGATAGATACTCCGGTAAATGTTATAGGCATAGTTATTTGCATATTAGAAGTAGATCCAGCTAGATAATTATTATACCCAGGGAAGGTCATAGTCATTGACCCTGTTCCGCTGTTTAATAGCCAAACATTACCAAATATTTCAGTACTAATATTAAATGTAGTAGTATCTAAAATCTCTTTTACATAATATGTAAAATCAGTAGTAACGCCGCCATACACTGATCCTGAAAATCTAATAGGCATATTAATTGTTAACTTTGCAGTATTATCTACAGTCATCGTATTAGTTGATCCGCCGATAACTGTGGTCACAGTTAATGAATCTAACCCTGTAGTAGTAACATTGGTATTATAATATGTCGGAATAAACTGAACTATTTGATTTAGATATAATGTACTTGTAGTATAACCAGGATTTAAAGTTAGTATTCCGGTTGTATTATCTGTAGAAATTACATTTAAAATCGAAAATGATTCTTTTAAAATAGATGCAGTCTTAGTTACTGCATCATCAAATGAAGAAATATAGCCATATTGTCCTGCACCGGTACCTGATTCAATAAACAACCTCATACCGATATAGTTAGTTTCAGTATTTGTATCCGATCCTGCTAATAAAATACTTAAATCGTCGCCGCCTTGTGCGTTGTTAGACGACACTAAGTAACCACGACCGCCGACTCCGGTTCCTGTGTCAGTTATACGAGTTTCAAATACTGCATTTGATCGAGTTTCGTCCCCTAATAAATCAGCTCCAATTCCCGAACCAGTTACAGTAAAGTTAGCATTACTAGTAAATTGATTCGTTTTAGTTTCTAAATAAAATGTAGGATCATCGGTTAGTTGAACTTGTGATCCGTACACTCTACTACTTCCTGTAAGTCCTGATTTACCTCGAGGGTATATGCGTACTTGTAAGTTATTATTTAGAGCAATCTTATCATAAACCGTCATCCATATTCTGTACCATCCGTTTGTAAGCTCTAACTTATCGTATGTCTTTGGAAGAGCACCGTTCGAATCGATTGCTGCACTTAAATCTCCTGTAGAAAAATTATAAGTTAAGGTAGTAGTAGCAGTAGTATCCCCACTAAAAATTGCACTAATGTCAATCGATGACGAGGTTCCTTGCTTTACATAAATGCTAATTGTATAACTTTGATTACTATTTGTAGGTACTGTTCCACTTACACTAACATCTAAAATTGCCGAACCTGCAAGAGAAGTAACTGTTAAATAACAATCGTTAGTCCCGTCTGCTCCGCCAAATGTACTTCCTGGAATTCTTAATTCATTACCAGTAACATACCCACTTCCTCCATTATTAACAACCGCAGTATATCCTGTACTACCAACAGTAATATCAAAAGTTGCATTAACCCCCGACCCGGATATGTTTAAAGTTTCAATATTAGTATATTCTCCCCCGGGTGGTAAAACATTGATATTTTGATAAATGTAACTAGCATCAGTACTCGATGTTGTTCCTGTTAGAGTCCAGGCATCAGTCTCGTTAAACGGAGATGTTGAATTTTTTTGAATTACTACGTTACCGTCGGTACTCCATGATGTAAAAATATTACTATTTTTTATAAGATTTGTTGTTTGTTCAATATAGTTTGAACCTGCATTTACATATTCAATAGACAATAGTTCAGCAGATGACCCGAAAGCACTTTGAACACTCGCTTGTACTTGAGCTGATCTATTATCAATTAAACCGGTAATTGGAACTTCGGTATCATCATATCCTTCGGCAATAACGCCATATGTACCATAAGAGCTGTTACCGTTTGTTGCACGAATACGACCGCCGTTTTCTGCAAAATAACCTGCATAGTTGTAATAAGAGAATACAGAAACACATTCAGTTAACGACTGTGTACCGGTGCACCAAACTCCCACTCCGTCGGAAAGAATTTGTGTGTAATCGTTAGCGACCATTGAACGATTGCCACCGTTATGTAATGTTCCATCAATCTTCATACCGGCACAACCGATACCAAAAGTTGTTACATTTTGACAATACGGGCTTCTATTAATAATCCATGCTCTAGTATCATCCGGTCCTGTTCCAGGATCTAAACTTGTGTAAGATCCACCAGTCGGTCTACGGGTCGTAAAAGTATTAGGGCTGCTTAATGAGCCTGCTAATCCAGTTAATGTCATATTACGAATACCTGTCGCATTTCTCATATAGAACATATCTTTTAAGCAGTCACCAGCATATACTGTCATATTTCCGATGCCAGACGTTAAGGTAACAGGGTCACCGCCTTCGGTTAAAGAAATCGTAACAGTCTTGTTAATAATTGATGCAACATAATAGGTCACTCCGAGATTAATTCCGCCAAAATCGTCATTAATACTCGATGCCGAAAATTGTATTGGCATTCCTACTTCTAATCCTACGACTGATAAGAATGTAAATCGATTTGTTAACGAACTACATGATTTAGTAAGAGTAGTAAATCTTGTTATAGGTTCTACTACTGCGCCTCTTAACTCGTCTCCTACTAATGCGGTATTATCCGGAATGACAATTGGTAATTCTTCAGAAAATGTACCAGTCTTAACAAAAATAGTTGCAGTTGCTCCGATATTAATTCTAGGAAGTTTTTCAGTAGTTGCATGTTCAATAGAAAAAATTACTAGATCCAACAATGTAGATATTTCAGTGTAGGAATTAACTTCGCTAACAATTGATAGATTTTTATTCTGAGGGACTATAAATTCCGGAAGATCGTACATAAACTCCCAACTTTCAATAGCATCCGGAGTGTCAGTATTATCATCAATTAAACTTGTAAAATAACCGTCTAAGTAATATACAACGTCTCCTGTTTGATATGTAGTTCCTGAATCCCATAGAATATTTTCGTTTTGATAACTTATAGTAGGATCAGTATTATCTAAAATAAATTCAATTAACAACTTTAATCTTTGTAATGATGCAACAATATATGGTTGAGCAGCATCGGTTGCGTCATTAAAAAATGTAGTAGTGCTATTTTCTTTAAAATATGCTTTTGTAGCAGTAATAATTCTACTGTTACTTCCTCGAACAATATCATGAGATAATGCATCAATTATATATCTTGCATCTCTTTTTGTTGAGTATTCGTCAAAAACAGATGACGATGTAAACGGGCTGTTATTATTGTTCTTTTGAAATAACATCCACTGATACATTTCTTCTATTAAATATTCTTTATTATTAACTAACAATGTATTTGCATTTTGAAAGAAAAATCCTTGTGATATCGATTCACATGCATATTTGATAGACCTCCATGGTTGGTCCCACGTTTTTCCATACTCTACATTATCTATTCCGGTTGTTGCAACATAAAATATGTCGGGTAGTTCAAATATTTTCCTCCAGTTTGGCTGAGTTCCTTCTATTTTTAATAGGTATCTGTCGGTATCTCCTTCGACACCATTTTCTGGTAGAATATGTATAGGTTGTGCTGATCCATTATGGTAAGAAACTAAATCTCCTAACGTATTTCCTGCGTTTTCTTTTGCATGGATTGCATACACATCCCATAAAGAGTTAGTATCAAGATCGGGGCGAGATATTGCACTTGAAGTGTGAGTACTAACACATTTATAAGTAATATTTTGCCAAGAAACTAATTCACCGACTACGTAACTAGTATTTGTAATCCAGAAATTTTTCCAAGAAACACCGGGAACAATTACTGACCAATATGCAGTATCATCTCCGGCATTAGCTGACGGGTCTTGTCCAGAACTATCGGAAATCGCAGTATATAAATAACCTCCTCTATATACCACATCTCCTATTTTATAACTTGAACCACCTTGCCATTGTTGTCTACTAAGATACCCTTGTGTTAACAAATTCCAATCTGTGCTAGATACTGTCGGGATATTATTTTGATTATTAATAGTTTTACCTACATAAGAATATCCACCATAAACAGCAATATCTCCCGGTTGATAAATTACAGACGACGACCATTGACCTGTGTACTCCTGTCCAGGTAGCCATAGATCCCATTTTAATTCGTCAAATAGTATAGATGATGTATGCCCTTCGATACATTTATAGATATCTGTACCGTTTCTAGATAAATCATTTACTTTGTATCTTACAGAAGAATCCCAATCTCCTTTATATTCGATTCCTGCATTAACAATTTCCCATTTTGAATTTTCTTGTGTCGGTAGGCCTTGATCGGCTTCAAGACCTAATGCAGATGTTGATGCAGAGATATGATCAACTATACAACGATAAACAATTCCACCATATTTTACAATATCACCGTAACTATAAACAGTTGACGTAGTCCAAGATGACTCCCAATTGTCAAATTGCGAATATGTTGTCCATTTAGTTAAATCAAGTTGGGTTGATCCACTGGTATGTTGATCGGTACAAATATAAACAATACCACCGTATGTAACAATATTTCCAAAATAGTAATATGTGTTAGGTTCCCATGCGGTTTTCCAAGCACGGCCGTCAACCATTAATAACCATCGAGGTAAACTTGCACCATCGGATGGACGTATGTAAGTTAAATCACTATAAAAATTAGTAGATGTATGAGGGTCTAAACAAACATATGTTTTTCCATTATAATGAACAACCGCATCTCTGTTATAATCAACATCTGTGTCCCAATATCCTTTCCAAGTATATCGCAATCTACCAATTTTAAATTCTGAAGCCATTGTACTGTTCCTTTTTCAATATTAACTTATTTGTGATCCTGCAGGATAGTCGTATTGTTTATTTACTCTCGCTACAAATTCGCCGTTATCGTTTATATAATAAAACATATTTTTATTATCCCACCGATATTGATCCCATTGTAAATTTGTATGAGGTCTACTATGATCAGACTCAAGCCTTCCGTCAAAGTAATCTGCTCCATATTGAAACTCGGTATAATCATTTTCAGTTAATCCAGGATTATTAATAATAATTTCTGCATCAATATCTCTTAATTGATCAATTTTAGCAAAATATAATATTCCGTCATCCGTTCTACGTATTGCATAAAAAAATCTCGGGTTTCCGATACCTAATATATCGTCTTGATTTACTTCATTACCAATATAATATGTCATAATAATTATCCTTAAATAATTTCAACATAGCTCATAACTAGATCTAAGCTGTCTGCTACAGTTGCTTGTATATAAACTTTAGTCGACGAAGATAAAATTAATTTTTCACCTCCGTTAATAACTCGTAAACTTTGGTTGGGAGGAATAACTACTCCTTTAATATAGTATGCGCTTCCTTCAACAGTCGGGGACGGGAGAGAAATGTCATCTAATTGTTCAATTCTTACATCAGCAAGAACTATACCCCCTGTTAAATTTGTTAAACTCATTCCGATAACAGTTGCTCGAGCATTATTTGCTACCGATAATACGTTTGTTTCTGTTGTTCCTAATTCAGATTCTAGAACATTTTTAAAATACGTTGCCATTTTATTGTTATCCTAATATTAATACCATTTGAATGCCGATGTCTGTTGCTTCTGCTGCGGTAATACCGGATGAAATACCAGCAACACTAGTCCAAATTAATCCAGTCCAGACTTCTACTAATCCTAATTCAGTATTAAATCGCATCATTCCAGTTTCTTTTAATGCAGGCCGGTCATTTTGTGAATCTCCTGCTGGAATTACGACTCCGTTAGTACCTGCGATTTTTACATATCCTTGACCGGTTTGTACAAATTCTGTAATTGCGTTCGAAACAACATTTGTTATAGTGTTATTTCTTATTCGCATGTTTCCGATCTTAACCCCACCGGTTCCTGCGGTAACCAAATTTATATCACTATCGGGTAATAAAGTCGTAATGGTATTGTCGTAAATATCTAAATTATTAGTTTGGAATCTTTCTGTAAATAATTTAACACTATCAATTGTTGCTGTTAAATTGTTGTTTGCATAGAAATATAAAATATTATCGTTTGCTCCAGGTGTTGCTTCTGCTAATATTCTAGTATTACCGCTTACATCTTCTACCCCACCTAACTTTATCCAATACCCGTTTGCTCGTGCTTCGTATCTTGATGTAGTAGTGTTATAACGAACCATACCGTTCGACGGGGTTGCAGGACGTTCTGCTGTGGTGCCGACAGGAATTATTAAACTTTGATTAGTATTAATAACAACACTACCAGTACCTTGAGGAGTTAAAATAACATTCGAATCAGTAACTGTGCTTTGAATATTGTTATCTTGTACTTTTAATCCTTCGAATATTACATTACCTGTACCATTTGCTTGCAATATCAAATCGGTATTAGTAGTAGTTGTTTCTATAGTGTTGCCTGAAATAGTAATTACAGGAAGTTGTAGATATCCGGTGCCTGTAATGTTTCCAGTAACAGTAGTATTACCGCTAGTAGTAAAGTTACCAGTTTGATTTATATCGCCGACATGTGTTACTGTACCTGTTATTCCAACATTTTTAAGATAACTAGTTCCAGTAGTAACAGTAAAATCTTGAGTAACAGTTAAATTTTGATCTATCTGTACATCACTGCTAGGAATGTATATTCGACCTGTGCCATTAGCAATTAATTGTAAATCGTCATTACCGATAGTTGTGCTAATAGTATTATTATCAATTACTACACCGTCAATTTCTATTCTATTAAGATATACATTCTTCCATCGTAACGGAGTAATTCCGCCTTGCCCTAGATTGTATGTTGCAGTAGTTGACGGAATTAGATTACTATTAATACCTCCGATAAAATTAATGTTATCAGCAGAATTATTACCTATTTGAATGTTACCGTTAAGGGTTACATCACCTGTAACATCAAGTGTTCCTGTAACAAAAGTATTATTTTGTAAATTAATTGTATTGTTTGCCGATACTACATTTACATCACCAGTAAGACTTTCAATAGTGTTTCCACTTATTCGAATATTTCCTGTATCTATATTTGTTGGAAGTAATGTAGTTGTGTTTACACCGTCAGTAAATACTACTCCTTCAGGCGCTGTAATTGTTAATGCTTGATTATTAAACAATACATCGCCAGTTTTTTGATTTACATAAAATGCATCACCAACTTTAAAGTTGCCTTCGTTATCAACACTAGTATAATAAATTTTAGCTCGATTTAACTCTACAACTTCATTTGCATCAATTCGATCGTTCGGGTCATTTGTTGATAATTTTCCTGATCCGATATATGCAAAGTTTTGTGATATTAAGTAAGCAATTACGCCGTCACCGTCACCGTAAATGCCGTAATTGCCGTATATGTTTGCCGATCCTATTGATCGAATTTCTGCTCCAAAATCCGAGTAATCAGCAAAATTAATTAAACTTGCGGTTCCACCTGCACTTGTTCTTAAATCTTGATATGTAATTCCGTCATCTAAGAAAGTAGTTGAATTATTTGGTCCGTTAAAATGTAGTAATAATACTGTATTAAGATCACCAGTTAATGCGCTAGTAGGTGATACGAATGTAGTATTATATCTAGATACACCTTTTGAAATCCTTACATCATCGACATATCCAGGAAATGCGTAATTGCCGTTTGGATCAGCTCCGATTCTTAGCCCTCTTGCTAGATAATTGTTAGAATCTGTATAGCTAGATCCAACTTGGGTTCCGTTTACAAATGCCTTTGTTACTCCGGTGTGTCGTGCTAAAACAACATGCGACCAAGATCCAACTGGGACTGAGCCAACTGGTCCGATTCTATAATTTCCATTAAAGTAAAAATAAAGTGCATTAATATCACTTAAACCAAGAATAATTCCACCTGTATCACCGGATGAAGATCTAAAATCAAATATTGTGCGGTATGTTCCTGTTGCTGTTGGATACACCCATGTTTCTAAACAAAAATCTCCGGTACCAAATTCAAAATCTGGATTTGTTCCGATATTTGCAAAGTCTCCAGTTCCGTCTAACGATAAGCTAGCTGTACCAAACTTTTTTGTAATTGTAGTTAATTTTGCGTCGCCGTTTGCAAATACTGTTTTTCCAGATCGATCGGTAATAGTTTGAAAACCGACACATTTACCTGTTAAGTTTATATAGTTTCCATCTATACTTGCTATTGTACCTGAACCTAATACTGTAGTTCCGTCGGTATCATAATAAGTAACAGTATTTCCGACATTCCACGTGCCGGTTTTAGTATCGATTCTTAACCTTGTTTTACCTTGTCCTGCGAAACCATCGTTGCTCGAAAATGCATTTATACCTTTATTTGCAAAATATGTAAACGAGTTTAACCATTCTATTCTCGAGCCGTTTGTAGTAGTAATTGTATCTACATTAGGTGTTATAAATGTTACAGAATGGAAAAGCATACTTGCTTCTTTTGAAGAAGTTGTTGCATATGCTCCATCAATATATGCACCTTTACCTGCATCTCCTTGGGTAAATCCATAGGGGTCACTTACGCTTGTTACACTTCCTTTTGTAAGAACTGTACAGTTTCGAATATATGGCGAGCGAGTAGTAACAGTAAAATCTGTTGCAAATCTAAATCCATATCCGTTGTCGGGAAAAACTCTTGTTCCTCCATTGCAACTAAATGTTAAATTTGATAAGAAGATCGTCCCAGCAGCTATACCGCCGCCGTGTGTAACTGTAGTAACACCAGTAGCATAGTTGTATGTTGCATTAGTTACTGCATAATCTGTTCCGTTAACATTTACAGTACCTCCGCTTACATATGTATGGGCAAAAGGAGAAATGCCAGCATTAAATGTTACAGATCCAGATGTTGCGCTAGTTACAGTAAAATAATTTCCACCACTAAAGAAATCTGCGACAGATAAATCCTCAATAGTTGTTTCACCGTTAAGTAAAAATGCATCATTATATCTAGTTGCAGTAGTAGGTACAATCTTAACTGCTCGTATTCCAGTACCTTTTATAGAAACACCAACTGGAACTGTTAGTGGAAATATTTCAGTATATGTACCCGGGTATATATAAACGACATCCCCGGCTGTTGATAAACTTAGTGCATACTTTATAGTCGCTAACGGATCATTTTCGTGTACACCTGCATTAGTATCACTTCCGTTCTCTGATACATAAAATATATTTCCTTGTGGTAATCTAATATCAATATCATTTAAGAATAATTGATCAGCGTTGATATTTGTTGAATATAAATTATGTGTGTAAATCGATTGCCATGCTTTACCTGTGGCAAGAGGGTTGCTACCTGCTAAATTCCCTGGATCACTACCTAGATCAAATGTATTATTTGTGTTAGGATATACATTACTATCAATTTCAGCGTTGAATACTACATTATCGGTATTTGAATCACCGATGTTAATTTCTCCATTAACATCTCCGTCGACTCGTAAATTTCCTGTAACATATAAGTCACCATTAATATTAACATTTGCATTAACATTAACTTCGCCAGTACCGGTAGTTTGTATTGTTAAATCGGTATCAGTACCAGTAGTTTCGATTATATTAGTCGATAATTCTAAATTACCTGTTACTATTGTTCCTTGATATACAACAGGATATCCAGTCGATGGTAATAAATTAATAGTATCAGAACTACTAGCAATAGTATCGCCGGTAATAGTAAAGGTTGCAATTTCAGCTTGGGTGTCGACTAGTAGCTGATTAGTTCTAGTTGTCCCATTAACAGTAAGATCGTGTGTGATACCAGATGTATCACCGTTTGGCACAGGAACGTTAATACCGATTCGGCCATTTATAACATCAAGATAAAGAAGATCCGTCTCAAAAGCTAAGTTTGCTTGTTCGGGCTCGAGGTAGTCACGTCGAAGCAGATTGCTTTTTAAGAGAGGACCAGTAATACGACCAACAGCCATTAACTCTCCTTATTGCCACCGTGTTGCACGGATAACCACCTTACGTTGCGGGTTTACCACAGTTTGTCCTTGAAAAAGATTGGTCGTCTTCTTCGATTAAAAGTATTTATCGTATTTTGATTATTATCCGAGGATGAGGGTCCAAATGTCCATAATATCTTCAGCTTCTTCAGCCGATACTGTTGGACTATCTCCTACCGCAGCTTGCCAATCGGTACCATTATAAACTTCCATGTAGTTTATATCACTGTTGAATCTCATTTCTCCTAATTCAGGAGTTAATCTGCGATCAGCTGTTGGACCATAAGGAAGTACAACTCCTCCTTTTCCGGAAAACTTAATATATCCCTCGTTTGTACCTGTGAGAATTATTGCTGTATCGAGATTATTTGTAATTGTATTATCGATTAAATGAATGTCGTTAACATTTACAATTCCAGTTCCGGTCGGTATTAGATTAACATCATTGGTACTAACTAAATTTCCTACATTATTGCCTTGTACATAGATGTTATCAACGTGTATTCTATTATTAAACAATCTTTCATCATTAATTGTAGTTGTAACAGTTCCGTTTATACCAAATCTTAATAGCTGATCGTTATTTCCAGGAGTTAATTCTGCTGTAATATAGGTATTACGATCACTATCCCACAGATTCATAAAATTTACATACCCAGACGGTGACCATCCTTCTACCATATTGCTAACATCGTTGTATCTTACTTCACCAACTGACGAAAGAAGTCTGTTTGTATTGTTTCCGATCGGTAGGATGACAGATTTAGTTGAGTTAATTTCGACATGTCCGATACCGTTAGGAGTTAATATAACACTTTTTTGTAAATTAGTAGATGCCCCTGTCCAAAAATTACTTATATTGTTATCAGTAATCTTTAATTTTGAATCAAGAGCAACTCCTCCGGTACCATTTGCAAGAAATTGTATGTCAGTATCTAATTGTTGTTCCGAAATTATATTATCGTATAACCGGATAGATGGAACCTCAAAATACGAATCTCCGTTAATGATTATATTATTATTTGCAAATGTTCCTATTAGGTCAAAATCACCAGTTTGATTTATATTTCCAGTGTGTAAAATGTTACCGTTAATTTCTACCGATAGTATTGTAGTTAGACCGTTAACAGTAAAGATATCATCCACTGTTAAATTTTGATCTATTTGAACATTAGTAGTTGAAATTTGTATTTTTCCATTGTTATTTGCTACTAATTCTAAGTCAGTATCTGTAGTTAAAGTCGAAATAGTATTATTTGTAATCTCGACAACATCATCAATATCAACTAATGTTGCAAAAAGAGTATTCCATCTTTTAGACGATGTTCCTAGTTCTAAGAAGTTATGTTGATTTGGATTTATATCTTGAGATAGGTACGAAACAAAATTAATTAAATCACTAGTTTGATTACCAAACCATATATCTTCTGCTACAATAAAACTGTCAGTTACATTTAGAGTGCCAGTAACAAAAACATTAGTATTTAAATAGGTATTATTTGATGCAGCAAGGAAATTAACAGGTCCTAATAATGATTGTATTTCGTTATCATGGATTCTTATATTGCCTGTTTGGATTAGATATTTGTCTACATATGTAACGCTAGTAGGACCTTCTAATATAATGTAGCCGTCACTACCAAAGTTAATAGACCGTGCATCAAAAACAACATTTCCAGTCTCTTGCTCAACGTAAAAAATCGAACCTATTCTAAAATCACCTTTTTGGTCTTGACTTTCGTAATAGATTGTTCCGTCGTTAGATTCTACAACTTCGTTTGCTTGAATTATTTGTCGACCGTCGTTATAGTCAACTTCTCTCGATCCTACATATCCAAAGTTATGTCCGACTAGATATGCGATTGTGCTATCACCGTCTGCAACTGCTCCGTATTCTCCGTAAACATTTGCGCTGTTGATACTTCTAAATTCTGCACCAAATATTAGACTTTGATTATATAATCCTTCTGTACCATTAAGAAGATGTATACCTTTCTTAGCATAGTATGTAAACGAATTTAGCCATTCAATTCGTACACCGTTCTTAGCTGTAATTCCGTCTGCATTTGGTGTTATAAAAGTTACCGCATAAAATAAACATGTCGGCGGAATAGTTCCTGTCGGATCAGCAACAGACCCGTCTATGTAAGCACCGCCGCCTGCATCTCCTTCATTGTAACCTAACGGATCTGATACTGTAGTAACTGATCCTCTAGTAATTACAGTAACATTAGAAATATAAGGACTTCGAGCAATTGATTTGAAGTTTAGTGCTAGTTTAAATCCATATCCTGTATAAAAATTACGAATTGTTAGAAATTCTACAGTAGTATCGCCATTTAATAAAAATGCATCATTATTATTTGTGCTAATAGTCGGTTCAACACTAACAGCTCTAATTCCGGTACCTCTAACACTTACGCCTTGAGGTACTACTAATGGAAATTCTTCTTCGTATTCACCTGGAAAAATGATAATCTCATCGCCTGATACTGCTTGACTTAACGCATACTTTAGCGTACGAAAAGTAGAATGTTGATGATCACCGTGATTAGTGTCGTTTCCGTTTATGCTAACATATAGAGTATTACCTTGAGTTAACGACAGTTCTATATCATTAACAATGAAACTATCGTTAACTGTAAGAGTGTTTGAATATACAGTATATGTGTATAGGTTACCCCACTCCTTTATTAGAGATCCGAGATCATGTTCATCATCGATATTAGGAATAAGATTACTATTAATGTCTGAATTAAAATAAACACTATCATTATCATCAGAACCAATAAAAGTGCTTGTGCCGTCAACAGTAAATTTGCCTGTTACATACAATTCTCCATCGATGTTAACTTTGTATGTGTTAAATTCAACTATCCCGGTTCCCGAAGGCGATAATTCAATTGAGCTATCTGCAATAACATTTTCTATTAATTGATTAGAAACATGAATATTGTCGGTGCCGAATCGGGGACCAGATATTCTAGGATTAGTTGCTTGGTTGGGTTGTATGTATAGTGTACTTAAATCATAAAATCGTATTTCGTCGGAGCTTATTTTCCAGCTTTCTGAATCAATTTTAATATCGGTGTCAACAACAAGACCGTCAGTTCTTATTTCGTTAGGAACTAATAGATCGATGCCGAGTTGTGTCGAATCTGTAGTCATGCCTATGCGGCCATTTATTATGTCAAGAAATAAAAGATCGGTTTCAAATGCTAAGTTTGCATCATCGAGTTTGCCGCTATCTGCACCAATTAAATTTCGGCGTAATAGATTATTTTCAAGTAAAGGACCACTAATCCTACCTAATTGTTGAGCCATAATTCCCCTATGGACTTAACTTATTGGTCAAATCCTTGTAATATTGTAACTGGTTTACCTAATGGTACAGGTGTATCAAATGCAACATAATACCCGCTAGTATATCCGCCGCTGATTGTAACTGTTGATCCTACTGATTCAGCTGTAATCGATTCAAGTACAGTGATAGTAGACGACGATACAGTATCAATTGTGTATGTTCCATCATTACTAGCTGATCCGGATATAGTAATTTCCATTCCTGAATAAAACTTTTTACTTAGAAAATCAACAATTCCGGTATTTGCGCTAATGATAGATTTTGTAACATTGTTAAACGAAAATATAGTGTTAGTAACTTCTGCAGGATTTTGAATTAGTTCGTAGTTAGTTCCACTAATTTGGAATACATTTTCGACAAACACTAATATCTGTTTTGCTTTTTGAGTAATGTCCCAAGATGTTAATGTTGAATCAACAGTTGTTGCAAAAGGTCTATTTATAGGTCCAAAGAGTAATTCAACAAAATTACCGATTCCTAATTCTTGTTGTGTAATTTCGGTCGGTTCTTTAAATCTTAAACTTCTCCATGTTCCGCTCTGATAAATCTCAAGTTCTCCGCCAACTCCTAAAGATGTATTATATCGCAACATTCCATCAAGAGGCGATACCGGTCTTTGTGCAGTTGTTCCCTTAGGTACTAACAAGTTATTAGTAGTTGTCATTACGATACTATCGGTCATGTCAACATACAATCTTTGATCGTAGGGTGCTCTTTTGTTAATATTTTGTTGTCTTAAATATCGCATAATTAGACTGCCAATGTACTTACTGTTGATACTAAATTATCCGGTGATTCACTTTTTGCAATTAATCTATCTCCATCTGCAAGAACCATTTTTTCTTGATCAAAACTTACTGTTTCTCCTGCAGGAATAGGTAACTTATTAACAATTAAGTGAACACTGCTTTGTGTTTCACCAAATGGAACAGCATACAAGTATAAGTATGTTTTTCCAGTTTCTGGATTTAAAGGATCATACACAGCAGTATTACATACGATTACTGTAGTAATGGCATTATTTCCGTTGCTAGTATAAAGTGTAGTATCTGTAGTTCCAATTGCGGTATTTTTAATTGCCATAAACTTTCCTTAAAATAACATGCTAAAAAGTAATGCTCGATTTTTAGCTACTAATTCGTCTGATGCTATATTGTTAGCAAAAAATATTCCACTTCTTCCGGGTGTTTGAGCTAATGTAGTTAACTGAGATTTTGAAAATATTTTAGTAGTTCCAGTTAACGGCCCCGGAGATAATAATTGATCATTTAGGTTTATAATTGCATCAACTTCTACATTATTGTTGTTTGCAGTTAATACTAAATTATTTGTAGTATTTGTTATTGTATCTGTAAATAGATTAACATTATCTACATACAAACCAAAACTATTAATTCTAGATCTTAAAGATTCATTGATAAAAAAGTCTAACCGATTACTATATGCTTGTGTCCTTGACAAAATAGTTCCGCCTGTGCGATAAGTAATTTTATCAACATCGGCTACACCAGGAGTTACATTTCCTGCTTGTATATACATTTGCACATATCTTTTGTTAACTATGAAATTATCTTGAGCGGTTAACGGGACAGTAATATCTGGATCACCGATAATTGGATCAGTTCCAAATACTCGTGTAGCATATGCCCCTGCATCGGTGTTAACTAGTTCAAGTGATTTATTAGTACCTTTAATATCAAAATATAAATTATGTTCTCCATCAACTCTAATTGTTGATAGTTGTAATCCACTTTTGTGACCGTCATCTGTTCTTAAAACAAATGTTCCGTCAAGATTAGTGGAAGAGTAAGGATCATAATGCTGTACGGTTTCGTCAAAAAGAAACTCTGCATTAGTTAAACTTCCTCTGTCGATAGTAATACCAGCTGTATCTTCAGTAATACCGGATCCTTGTTCTCCGTTGTTTAAGATAATTGTATTATCTTCTACATACATCTCTGTAACATTAACTGTAGTATATGTGCCATCAATTATTAAGTTGCCGGTAATTCTTACATCACCAACTTCGATTCCGGTGTCTAATATGATTGTACCGCCAGATTGAACTCTTAGACGATAATTATTTTCACTGACGTTTAGTACTCTTGACATTATTAATCCTTAAAGTCGGGGGCCGGAGCCCCCTTTTAATTAAGCGTTCTCAATTACAACTTGTGAGTCTTCAATGGTTGTAGTAAATGACCACTTAGCACTTTGACCGCTAGCAAATTGACTACCTGCACTTGAACTCAATCTTGCTACTGCTGCTGGAACTAATACAACTTTTCTACTAGTGATTTTCTTTACTAGATAAGTTCCGCCGGCACTATCTGTTGCAACAACATTCATTTCGCCTGCTGCATCAGCAGTTGTTGTTGTAAGTTCACAAATTCCAGTTCCGGTTGCATTTTCAACTTTGAATCTGCGATCGTTTGTTTGTTTAACAATATCTGCACGTAGTAAACTACCACCAGTTAAGTATGCATAAGCAACGATTGCATTTTCGTTATTACCGTATTCGAATGCTGATCCTGAGTCAGTTTCAAGAACTACTGTACCGGCAGCTTTATCGCCTGCTCCGCCTGCACCGTTACTAAATGTTACTGCGGCATCTGCGGCATTTGTATAACCAGATCCTTGTTCTGTAACAACTACTGCTTTAACACGGTATGTTACATCGACTGTTAAATCATCACCGCCTTCACCAGTAACTTTAGTTGTTGTAACACCACTAGTTAATCCAGTTAGTACTGTTTGCTCACCACGCGAACCGCCTGTGAAATCTACAGTTAACACTACACCGTTAGTCGGTGCATCGCTAACTGATGCGACACGAACAACCAAACCGCCTGCACCATCGACTGTGATTAAATCGCCAACATCATAATCTGTTCCACCAGCATTAACGGTAACTGCTAATGCTTCCATAGTTACTGTTCCAGTTGCTCGAACAGCTCCAGCACCTGTTAAATCGGGTGTATCAAAAGTTGCAGTTGCTCTAGTGGTATATACTCCAGGGGTATCAATAGTTACACTAGCAACTCTTTTTCCGCCTAACTCGTCATCAGCTGTTGTGCTTGATGATCCTAAATTACGATTACCAAAATATTTTTTGTTTAATGGACGTCCCATTTGTTTTCTCCTTAAATATGACGTTCTAGGTCTACGCAGAGGGATTCTGCATAAGTCTCTTTCGAGCTCATTTTAGACATAGTATTTATTCAATCAAAAAGAAAGGCTCCGAAGAGCCTTTCTAATAAAGTTCCAAAAAAGTAATTTCTTACTTGAACGAAACGTTTGAAAGTTCAACCTTTCCAAGGTAGTCAGCAGCGTTACCAAGTGATGATGCTGTGTTTGTTAACTCAACATATCCGTAACGTGTCATGAAGCTAACTACTGGTTCGAAGGTAGACGGATCAAGAACAACACCGCTGCTCATTAATGGAATGTATGGGCAGTAGAATGCTGCTGCGTCACTTTCGCTAGAACCTTTATAACCGATAAGAACATCAGTTGAGTCAGTAGCATAAGTGTTAACATAGACCTTCATTGCATTGTTTAAAGTACCAACAAACTTAGTGTTAGTCGGAGCTTCAAAAGTACCTTCAGTTGTGCGAGCAAAAGCTGAAGTTGTAGCTGATTGAAGGATAGTTAGTGCAAATGGGCTAACAACTGCCCAGTTACCTGCACCGCGACGTGTACGTTGTGCAATTAAGTTAGATACACGGTTGATTAAAACTGCTAATGCAGCGTGTTCGTCACCGACGAATGTAGCTGTACCAGAAACTGCATTTTGGTCAAAAGTTTCAGTAGCAGTACCTGCTAATGATGCTAATGAACCAAGGATTTCTTGGTCGATTTCAGCTGTGATTTCTTGAGCAAGAGCAGCCATTACTTCTGCTTCAATGTCAATACCTTGTTGAGCTTGTGCATCTTGTGCAGCTTCGAAAGTCCAGCGTGCGCTTAACTTACGAGTCTTAGCTTCAACAGTTTGCTTTAAGATCTGGATAGACATTCTCTTACCAGCTGCACCTTCTAATGTAGCTGTTGAGGTTGCCTTTGAACCTGGGTCTGCATCGTTACCTGAGTAACCAGCAGCAATCTTAAATGGGCTAAGTGCTTCTTCACCTGCTACTACGCCAGTTGCGTTATCTGCATAACGAACACGTAGAGTATGGATTTGCCCAACTGGTCCAGTCATTGGTTGAACACCAACTAATTCGTTAGCAATAACGGTTGGCATTACACGTCGAATTACTGGAAGAATGACGCGATTTAATGTTGATATGTTGCCGGCAGAAGTAGCACCAGCAGTCGGTGATTCCATCAAATACTTACGAGTATTTTCTAGGGTAACACCCATTACTGATTTTTTTGTGCCTTGTAAGCCTTCTAATAGGGCTTCTTTAGTATCTGCCCAACGGCCAGTAAGTAGTTCTGACATTTAAATTCTCCTTAAATTTTTAGTCCAGCAAGGCGGCGAATGTCGACAATATTCGAATCATCCTCGCTGCTACGAATGCTGTTGGAAACTTTGTTTCCTGTAATTTCTTTAGCCTCAATTAGTGCCTGTTTCTTCTGCGGAGCTTTTCCAGCAACAACTGCCGGTAGATACTTGTCAAAACTTTCTGTAAGTTTCGATGTTTTCACACTCTCCATCAATTCACCCATGATTCGACGTTGCTCTGAACTTAACGGAGCAAGTAATTCACTCATGATTTCTTTTCTTTGTTGCGATTCTTTAAGTCTCGCAATCTCTGCGTTTTTACTTTCTACTAGTGACTTAGCTTCTAAAGCCTTATCTTCGGCTTCAGCGATTGCCAACTCCTTCATGTCTATGACCTTGAGTAACTTTGCAGTTTCAGATTTTTCGCTTAAGTAGGAAGTTGAGTATTCAGCTGCAAATGCTTCGAATAGCTTACGACCGAAATCGTTACGACGAGCTGAATCGATGTCTTCTTTAAGTGATGCTAGTTCAGTCTTTAAACTTTCGCTAACAACTTTGTTAACCATCTTAGCTGCACGTTGTACAAACTCTTCCTTAACTTTTTTGATCTGTTCTTTACCTTCGCGGACAACACGTACCTTTGTAGCAGCTACGTCTTGCTTGTCCTTGTAAAACTCAGTAATTTCTTGAGCTAGAGCTTCGACAACAAATTGTTCTAATTTGCCAAACTTTTTAGCCATTACGACTTGATCTTCATGCAATTCACGAACTTCTGATGCTAATTGACGAGTAACAAATTTACTCATTGTGTTAGCACTTTCAGTCATTTTCTTAGCATACTTTACTTTCATTTCTGCTAAGTGCTTGCGATCGTCTACGAATTCTGCAAGTTCGCCTGCTAGTCCGTCAGTAATCATACGATTAACTGCTTCAATCATAACGTTCTTATCGTGATCGTATTTTTGTGCAAATTCTTCACGCAATTGTTGTGCAACTTGTTCGCGATTTTCAGTGATCTTCGCTTCCCAAGCTGACTCGATTGACTCTTGAATCTCTTCAGAAATCACATTGTTTTCGAATAACTTTTTTAATGCATCCAACATGTGATTCTCCTTGTTATTGGAGTTTGCTTATTATTCCTAATAAGCTCTCTTTGAGATATTTTTGTGCTTTCGGATCACCCTTCACCTCTTGCGCTATGCGTAAGGCACTATAACCTCCCTTATTGTTCATAAGGTGTTCATAGATTGGTGTCGGATAAGCTCCCGGTGCACTAGGTTGAGCTACCATATCTACTGTGATAATCTCAAAATCTGATACTTCGCCAGATCCGTCATCTTTAACGTTTCCGGATCCTCGACTTGACACACCTAATTTTACGCCGCTTTCGAGCATAGTCTTAATTAGCTGTCCCATTGGGGTTGGTAAAATTTTCAATTTACCATAACCATTTGGACCGTCCATCCACATATTTGTTATCATGTGCGACACACGGTCCAGGTTAATTTTTAGATCATCTGGATGGTCTACTTCTCCAAGAACAGAGTAACCATTTTGAATCTGATCGTTAAGAGTTTTCACTGCCCTGCTAATCTCACTCACAGGATAAACTCGTTGATTAGCATTGCGAATGCCTCCTTGTATACAAATACCATTCATATACAAGTTCTTACCTTCTTTATCGTCAGATTCAAGTACGATTTTTGCCTCGTTAAAGGTTAAGTTTTCTCGAAGATGTAACATCTATATAACCTTATCTTACTTTCTTACCAATAAGACTGCTCTTATTGTCGGCCTTTTCAGAAGTGCCTTTCTTCTCTGCACCGTGACCTGGTTCTCTGTGTGTAAAGCCAGTCTTTCCTGCCTTACCGCCAGGTACATTGATGTTTCCAAAGTTTTCTTCCTTAGGATTGCCTTTGAATACACCGTTGCCTTTTAGGTGACCTTTATTTGCAAATGTAGGGGATTCAGTATCACCACGTAGGATGTTAGCTGTTGTTCCGCCCATATCGTTCTTCATGTTATCAACAACACTCTTGGTGTTAACACCGTTATCACCGTGCTTAGGAAGTGCTACTTTGTTCACATATTCCATGAATTCCATGAATTCTTCATCACTTGCTTGTGTTTCATCGTGGATGTAGTGGTGTACTTCTTTGACTTCCTTATCGTCTGCACCCAAATTCGTCTCCGCCCATATCATCTTCTTCACCACCGAAATCCATTTCTGAATGTTCTGGTTCTTCTGATTCACCGGACATTAATTGATCAAATTCAGCTTTTAGTTCTTCTAAAGCATCTTCAAGATCCATAACGCGATCTTCTAAATCTTCGTCTCCACTTTCTGAATCAAATTCAGTGTCAGAGTCGTCAGCAAAGTCGTCAGAAGCATCACCTTCTTCATCTTCACCTTCTTCATCTTCCTCTTCTTCGCCTTCTTCCTCTTCACCGCCGAAAGGGTTAGATGAATCGTCTTCTGACTCTTCTTCCTCTTCTTCAGCTTCGTTTAGATCGAAGTCTTCTGCTAATAATTCTTCATAAATTTCACGCGATTTCGCAACTACGATATTGTGAAATATTTCCTTTGCTGCTTCTTGGTCTTCGTTAATTAAGGCCTCAAGCATTGCTTCAAATTGAGCACGGTCAGTCATAATTTTTTTCTCCTGTGAATAATTACAAGGCTGTAGTATTATTTACAATTAATTTATAAAAATAGGATAATATCGCCTAAAAATAGACGATTTTAATCTCATGTAGGATTATTTATATCTGAGGAGGTGGTTGTGTCTTATACATACTTTGTATAAACGATAGCTCACCCTCTTGTTCGATAATGTGCGCTTCGCTAGATTTTCTAAGTTCGTTTAACTGTTTTAATGTTAATCGTGTTTTTCTAGTGTCATTGCGGTGCAGGGTAGTAGCATCTCGGTTAGAATCATATCTAAAATCGTTTGCTACACGTCTAGTATCCGGATCAATATAAAACAATTCTCTTAATATCATAATCTTATTTATACCGTAGGCGGTGTTGCAGGAGCTGTTGTACTTGCAGGAGGTGCTGTTTCGGCTCCTGTAGCTCCTGCGTCTTCTTCAGATGGGATATCGTCTGGGCCTGTTAAATCTCCCATTGCGCCTAAATCTCCTTCGATTCCTGCTGCCGATAGCCCTGCAGATCTTAATTCACCTGCAGAATCTGTAATAGTTGGTTGTCCTTTACCGTTTTCTTCTCCCCATAGACGTTCGTTTTCTGCAACTTCTTCGTCTGTTAGTCCAAGGAATCTCTTTAATGCAAAGCGTTTACTCATAAAAGGCACGCCAGTAATAGTAGTAAATGTTCCTATTCTTTCCGAATCTAGTTGACTTTGTCGTGTACTTGCAAAATTTAAAGGAGGATTAAACTTTAATTCAAATAGGTTTGCATCGATATTCACACCTCTTGAATACATATACATCTTAAATTCTTCATCAAATACTGCGGTTACAAGTGCTTGTAGTCGTTCACAATACTTGTTAAATCGTAATTCTTGAATATATGCTGTACCTACACGACCGTCATTATAAGATGCTTGAGAATCGTCTGCTCCTGTTGGTAAGTAAGAGCTAGGAATACGTAAACCACGAAATAATTTGTTTGTAAAGTATTTTAAATCGTCAATTTCTCCTAAGTTAGTACCGCCTGGAAGTGTATCTACCTTCGATCCTCTACCATCTGCTGTTTGGGGGAAGAAGTAATCTTCGTTGATTGATAGTGGGTTGTATGCACTATCGATAACATTCTGTCCTCCACCACTCTGACTCGGAATACGACGTTGATGTATTTCATTTTTAATTCTTTCAACATAACTCATTGCCATGTGTCCAGGCATGTTACCTACATCGATATAAAAAATTCTACGTTCAGGAGCACGTTGTATACGATAAATTAGAATTGCATCTTCTAATAACTCCTTTTGCTTGTAAACTTTAAAAATATTTTCAAGTAAGCTATTACCAAATGGGAAATTATTATCTAGACCTTCTGATAAAGAAATGTGTACAATATGTTCAGCATCGATCGCATGTTCAGTTTCAGATGATCCAAACCTTGTTCCCATTGAACTTTGCGGATAAGGTCCTGAAGATCCTCTACTTTGACCACCTTGACCTAAATAACTTGCTCCGGTAACAATGCTACCGTTAACATTTTGAGGATTAATGTTTGGAGTAATTTGTGTAGCTACTAAATTCATAAAATTTGGTGCTAAATCTTTAATTACATACTGTTCAGGTGCTTTACCGTCGCTTTCGTTGACAATAATTTTTGTTACTTTAGTTGGATCAATGTAATTCCACTTCTGTGTTTCGGGATCTCTAATAAAGAATGCATCTCCATATTTAAATGTATTGCGCATGATTCTAAAGATACGAACATCAAATTTTTGAAGTTTGCACCATTGTTGTAAGTACTCAGCAAGGATTCTAACTTCCGAATTAGTCGCTTTATGTCGCCACTGTACTCCAAACGGCGTCTTACCGTCCTTTAATTTTTGTGTGCAAAATTCTGCTAGAATGTCTAGTGCTGCATTAACTTCGGGATCGCTATCCATTACTTCGTATTGTTGATATCTTTCAATACGATTTGGATTTCCGGTATAAACATCGGGCAAATAACTTGAATAGTTTGTTTGTGCTGGTCCTGGCTTTGCTGTGTTAGTTCCTGATATAGGACTTAACTCAGTTGAAGTTGGTACTGGTGTAAAATATTTTTTCCAAGACATTTATGTTTCCTTAAATTCTGCTGCCCGACATTCCGTTCGTAATAGCTTTTGTTTGTCTGCTGACACCATCTACTACTCGATCAGTATGTGATATTAATTCTTTTATTGACATATTTAACTTTACAAGCTCATCTTTAACATCAGTCATGGTGGTTTTATCAACCGATTGTACTGTTGTTTGATCAGATTGTTGCTGTTCTGGTTTCTTCAACGGTTCTTCTGTTGTAGTTGTTGTTTTTGTATTAGTTTTTTCTTTTGGTGGTTCTTTTAATTCTGAAGACAAAGTCGATTGCCAAGATTTAAGGGCATTACCCATTCCCGGCATATTTTTTAATGGATCAAAAGTTTTTTGATTCATTGTAGCATCTATCATTTTTTGCTTCATACCCAATGCAGCATTGATTTCATTATCTTTTTTAGTCGTAGCAGGTGAACCATTAAATCCTGTAACACCCATATCTTTTAATGTTGTGTTTAAATCTTTTGATGCAATATCGGATAAACCTTTTGCAGCTTTTGATATTGTTTCAGGAGAATATGCGTGTTGAAATACTCCGTCTGGTCCAGTCATTCCTCGTTGCAAAGTTCTTAAAAACTCTGATATACGAGCACCTTGAGGAGAATCTTCGGCAAATTCAGTTAGTGTTTGATTGTTTGTGTACCATTTTTCGCCATTTGAATCTGTACGTGTTGAAAATAAATTAGCAATATCTTTTAATTGCTGTTCAGTTATTACAGCTTCTTTACCATGTAACTCAACTAATTCCCCATCTGGATCAAATTCTTCAAAAACTTTACCTGTTGCACCTAATGTTCCAGTTCGTCGTTTCTTTGTTGTTACCGGAATTGATGTTGCTTCTTTAGCTGCATTTTTAAGTGATTCCTTTCCTGTGTCGACCATATCGCCGATCTTTTTAATAGTACCTTCAGGTGTTGCCATTTCTTTTAGGAAGTTATTAAATTTTGGTAACGAATCTTTAACCGAATTTCCTAATTCATCGTTTAATTTTTTAAATCCATCGGATGTTGTAGCAGCTATAACTTTACCAAGATTATCTAAAGAGTTAATAGATCTTGAAGCTGCTGCACCTAAATCTGCTTCTCCGGATGGTAGTTCACCTTTATCTCGACTAATACCGGCTGCTCTCATTTCTTCAATTGCTGCTCGAGCTTGTTCCGGAGTAGTACCTTCTCCCATTTCTTTTTGTTTTGCAGCAACCGCTTTTTCTAATCCTAATTCTTGCTGGAAGACCTTTGCTGCGGTCCCTCCAAATATCTGTCCTTCTGTCGATACAATGCCTGTTAAGAAACTTTTATCTCTCATTCGTTCAACAATTGCTGCTTGTGCATCAATTTTTGATTTTTCCATTGTAGCTTCGTCGCCTGTTTCGATAGATTCGGCTACTTTTCTTAATTGTTCCGCTGCTTGTCCGTATGATGTAACTAATTCGACATCCTCTTTTGACCTCGGGCCACCTGTTGCATAAATTCCTACTACTCTTTTTGCAGATTCTGACATGCCAACTGTTGTCTTTTCAAGATTTTCTGCAAACTTTTCGCCTTTTAGCATAATCATTGCTTGTATATCAGGGCGACTTTGTTCTTTCTTTAGCTCTTCTTCTTCTTGTTTTCTACTTTTGCCTGTAACTTGTGCAGCTAAATCGATCTCAGTAGCTAGATAAACTGCGGCTGCCGCTGCTTCTTCTCTAGACTTTTTATCTGTTATATCTAATCCCCGGCGATTCATTGCACTAATTTGTGTAATTTCGGCCAGTTCTCTTGAACTCATACCGGCAGCTTTTAAATCTCTAGCAACATCGGACTCAGCTACATCACTTAACATAGTAGTAAATGCTTTAGCAGACTTGTCCATGCCACCGCCTAGGCCTGCAAGATCTTGTGAACTCTGTGCAACAATTTCAGCAAACTCTTCCATAGTTAAATGACCATGCATTACTGCTTGATTAAAGTCACCTAGGTTACCGTTCATAGTAATACCATATTGTGCAGTTTGTTTCATGGTATTATTAACTTGTAATACTACTCCACCTAATGTAGTAAGGGCATCGCCTGCAATATTTCCAACAGTTCCTCCAAATTTTGTTAAAACAAAGTCGGCAGCTTTGATAGCGTCGGCTGTAGTTGCTGTACCTGTGGATATTTTATTGAATACTGCAAACATACTATCGGCTGCTGTATTCAATTTAGAACCAAAGTCGGATAGCATAGGACTTCCGCCTGTCGGAGGAGGGCTAGATGGAGGTCTTGGTCTATTGCCAGTTAGTCGATTATTTTCTTCTAACGCTGCTGCTAACCGTTGAAAATCGGAACTTGTTGGATCACTCATAAGAAAAATCTCAAAAATATACGTATATAAATACGATGTATTATATTTATCCGGAGTTTAGTATGGTTAATAACCCGTTACAGCAATTTTTTAGACAGCCAAAAATTTTTATCAGCTTACCTTCGTTAGGAGTTTACAATAATCCCGGAGTTATTCAAGGTGATGTATCAAGTTTGCCTGTTTACGGAATGACAGGTATGGACGAGATATTAATGAAGACTCCGGACGCATTAATGACAGGAGATAGTACTGTTAAAGTAATTGAAAGTTGTTGTCCTGCAATTAAAGACGGATGGGATGTTTCTACATTAGATGTTAATTTAATTTTAATTGCTATCAGAATTGCAACATACGGTGATAGCTTAGAAGTCACGCACACATGCACACATTGCGAAACGGAAAACAATTACGATATTAAATTAACTGCATTGATTGATCATTATAATACTTTTAAATATGATAATCGATTAGTATTAAAAGATCTATCGATATCTGTTAAACCATTAAATTACAAGCAATCTACTGCATTTTCTCTAAAGAACTTTGAGTTACAACAAAAAGTTTCTCAGATTCAAACAATTAGCGACACATTAGAAAGAAATGCATTAGTAGCAGCACTATTTCAAGATTTAAGTGTACTTCAAAAAGAATTATTTAAAGAAAGTATTGAATCTATTCACATAGGTACAATGGAAGTTACTGAACAAGAATATATTAATGAATGGTTGAATAATTGTGATCAATCTTATTACGAAAGTATTAAGAAGCACATTAATTTAACTAAAGATTCTATACAGATACCGCCGTTTACAGTAAATTGCGGAGAGTGCAGTAAGGAAAATTACATCACTATAGACTTAGATCAATCAAATTTTTTCGGAAAAGCCTAATTGGTAAGTCTGTTGAAGATATCGAGCAGAAGCTAATTAGGCTAGATACTGAAATAAAAGAGTTTAAAGAAGAGCTATTTAGAATCAGTTGGCATATGAGGGGAGGTCTTTCTATGAATGATCTCTTATTTTATTACTCACACGATGATAGAGTCATGCTTTATAACATCATTAAAGAAAACATTGACTTAACTAAGAATGCTCGTATGCCGTTTCTTTAACGTTTCCACCCAATATTAAACTTATTTGGATCTCCTGATGTTGAAGGAGTAGACTGAAGATATGTATAAGATCCAACATCGTGAGCTGTATCAGTAGGAGTAGTTGATGCGCCTTGTCCTGGAGGAGGTGTAGAAGCAGATGTAGGAGGTATAATCTTATCTAATGTTTTTTCTTTTGCTTTTTCTATATAAGGATTAGCTGCACGCAATGCTCCTAATATTCCTCCACCTACATATTTTTCATATAAAGGTCCTGACTTATTAAGTAATGGAAATTTTTCTGAAAATGCAACACCTGTTAGCCAATTACTAATAATTTTTGTCACTTCTTCTGAATTAACCCATAACATAAACTTTGCTTGACCAATAGTAGAAAGTACTTCACTAAGATAACTCGCAACAGGACTATAATCTTTAAATTTAAGTATTCCAAATGCAATTTTATCGATAAGTTTATTTCCGATAATAATCGCTGCAACTTCTGCAGAGCATTTAGCTAATTCATTTGCTTGTATTTGATTAACTTTTTCTGCTGTATATCCCGGTTGTTTTTGATTATACGCATCATTTGCTGCTTTCATATTTCTCCATGCTTCTACTATAGGTTGTCCTATATTAAATGCCTTAAATATTCCCCATACAGCAGATCCTAACCAACCAAGTCCTAACTTTTCATTAAGAGATTCATCTTTTTCAGAGAGTATTTCACTAATTTTCATTTTTATTTCCAATTATCTGATATTTATTAACGTTTCAAGATGAACAGAGTTCATCTGTTTTTCGCTTACGCTCAAACATTTTTCTTCTTAAGATATTTAAGGGCGAAATGAAATGAAGCACTTGATTGATATTATCTAGATAAAGCGGTCATACATCGCCCTTTGCAGGGCGAAAAAAATAAACTGGACATTATCTGAGTATCACAGTCATACAACGTTAGGACTACTATGTTACATAAAGATAGCATATTCATTAAACATGTCATCTTTATGTAACATTTCGCAGGCGGTCATCCGGTACCTGCTCATCCCGTCTTCATTACGACGGCGGCTTACAAACATACGTTATCATGCTTGCAAACGCGAGGGTTTTCTCCTCTCTTTTAGCCTTTATTTTTCTAGATAGTTTAAATCGGTTTTGTGAAGGCACATCCGATCGTCGTCCTGTTAAGGATAGTAAACTAAATCTCTGCTACAACCCAGAAATCCCTCCTTGCGACATCACCAAGGGTAAGGGCACCTAAATATCTTGCCGGTGCGAGCTTTATTTGTAGTTTGTTTGCCTATTATGATTTTAAAATATGTGAGCCATGGACGCGAACTTGTATGTGTCCGTTGTAATAATCAGTAGATTCTAAAACTCGTCTACTAAATTGCTCTCTTGCCTCTACGTATGAACATTCTGCCTTTGTTTTGCAAAAATAAAGTATTTCTCTAGTAAAGTTTTCTTTGCCTAATTGTTGGATATCTTTGTTTAAAAGATCGCTTGAACCGTAATAATCTCTCCAATCAGAATCGACTTTAGATTTAATTCTCTTCTTTTTCTTAGTACCATTCTTTAGTATAACAGTTTTATAAGATGTTTTAGAAAATTTTGCTAATTTTTTGCCGATATATTTCCGACCAGTGAGTTTATTAGTGATAAGATAGACAAAACCTATATATTCTTCGGGAATTTCCTTCACGAGTTTCTTCTTATAGGTCCATGTCATCAACTAATTATCAGATTCATCTTCTCCGGTGCCTAAATTCTGAGCCTTTCTAAGTCTTTTATCCGAATCGACTGCATAGCGCCAGTTCATAATAACTGCTCGCTGATCTTTTGCTAAGTTTCTAAGCTCGGATAAATGAGTTCTAGTTTCCATTCCTGCCTTACGTGTGCCTTTAGTCATCCATTGTTGATGTGCCTTAAAATATTTGTGAAATGCCTGCATAATAGCTTCGTGCAATGTTTCGTCGCGCTTAATTATTTTGGTCATTCTGTTATCTCTAAATCGTTAGAATATGAAGTAAATCCATTTTCTTTTATAACTTTTAGTACATTGTTTACTCGTCCAACTAATTCGTCCTTGTGACTAATTAAGAATATATTTTTATTTCGTTCTCTTCCGATACCTTTTAATACAGATAGTGCATTTTCAACACCGATTGAATCTAATCCGTTATCGATAAGTTCGTCAACAAACAATAGATTAACATTATGATAAAGACTTTCCCAAACATCACGAAATGCCCAAGATAGTCCTAAGATTAATCGATTCCTTTCTCCTCTAGACAAATTATCAAAGTCTAAATCTTGTCCTAATTGAGTAATTTCAACACTTAGATCGTTTTGAAACACAACTAAGTGAGGTAATCCCATCTTATCAAGGTAGTAAGATAAGCGACTATTTAGATAAGCTAGGTTTTGATCAATAATTTTCTTACGTATAAACGAATCTTTATTTGTTAAGAGCTTTAATAAGAATTCTTGATGATCTTTTACAACAGTTAAGTCGTTAACTGTATCCCAATTAATATCTTGAAGTGCAGTATTTTGCAGATCATAGATTTGATCTTGATAAGGATCAGTTTCGTTATATTTTGTAAGTAATTGAGATTCAAGAATCTTTAAGTTACTTTGATGTTGGAGTGCATCTTCGACTGTTTCGTAATAAGTTTCCGGTGCCTGCTCTAATGTTACTAATGAATTTAAATCTTTTAACACCATCTCTAAGTCAGAAGTAACTTTATCTAAATACTTTTGTGATTCACTAACATCATGGTTCTTTTTAGCAGTAAGTTCTTCGTGTTTGTGATCATGTAATTCTTGTTCGCAAGCATGACAGATTTTATTTGCTAAACTATCCAATTCTTTAACGCATTTATCGCGAGTTTTTACTGCTTGCATAAGTGCAGCTTCTAAGGTTGCTTTTTGCTTGTTTAAACTAGATCTTTTTGCCTTTAATTCGTTGTATTCCTTTAATGAAGCATGAGACTCGATCTCTTGTTCAATATCAACTCCTTCAAGTTCTACAATAGACTTGCCTAGTTTTTCTAAATCGTTTTCCTTTTGTTTAATCCATGCCGTTTGTTTAAGCTCTAAACTATCGATACTTTGTTGTATTTTTTCATTTGCCTTTTTAATAGCTTCAATATTGGCAGTTTCTTGTGTTATTTTGTCTTTAACATCTTTAGTTAAAAGTTTTAAAGATTCTGCTTTTTCGGATAGCAACGTAATTCCGAGAAGTTGTTCTATAATTTCTCGTTGATCGTTAGCCTTCATCGATAAAAACGGTTCGGTATAAGTGTTTAGAGCCAAAACATGTTTAAACATAGTATGGCTCATATCAATAAGTTTTGTTAAATCTTTTTGTGTTTCTCGACTATCACCTTGAGATTCGTCAGACTCTAAATCTTCTTGTTCAACATCGTTAACAAAGAATTTTAAAATAGTAGGCTTTCTACCTCGTTCGATTCGATAATTGATGTTATCTTTTTCGAAAGACAATGTAACAAGCATATTTTTACTGTTAATTTTATTGATCAAATTGTCTCTTTTAATATTAGTTAGAGCAACTCCGTATAATGCGTAACTTAGCGCATTAACAATAGTAGTTTTACCGGTTCCATTTCGAGATCCAGAATCGTCTCCGCCCATATCTAAGTTTTCACCTAGTACAAGTGTAAGGTTTTCCTGATCAAAGTTAACTGCTTGTGTTTGATTACCAACACTCATAAAGTTTTTTACAGTTAATGTTTTATATTTGATCATAAGCTATTATAAATTTCCAGTAATTTTGCGCTATTATACGCATCAGAATCAATATTTACAAGTTGATTTGAAACAATTTGATCCACTGATTCAAATGTACTAAAATCAGTTTGATTGTCTACAGCAATGTGTTTTCTTTCTGTAATTAACGTTACTTCACGAATGTTGTATTTTTCAATAAACGTTTCTTTTATAAATGTTGCTTCTTCGAAACTAATATCGATATCTAAATTAACTCGCAAGTGCTGCTTAGGCCTTAGTATTGATTCAGCATCGTCGATCATTTGGCTTAATTTAATGGTTCTAAAAGTAGGTTGATCCGGCCAACTAAAATATTCCGGTTGACTCCCCCATTCTAAGACCATCATTCCTCTATTATCATCCCATGCATCGGAATAATTGTGGGGAAATGCATTACCGATGTAACAAATATTTTGATTTACTTGCCGTTTATGGAAGTGTCCGCTAAATGCCATTTCAAAGTTTTTAAAATGATCAAGTTGCATTTCTCCATGATCAGGCATTTGAACCATGGCATTCATAAAGAATGTTGGTAGTTCAAAATGTCCAAAAATGTACTTTGATGATTTTTTTGTAATGTGTTTCCATTCGTCTCCTACTAGCCAAGGACAAAGAGTTACATCGCCTTGAGTTATTGGACTATCGACAATAGTAACTCCTGGTATATATTTTCCAAACTCTACAGAATGAATATCCCGCTTGTCTTTATAGTATAAATCATGATTGCCAGGGAAAAAATAAAAATTATCAAACGCTTGACCCAATTTTTCAAGGGCCCGTAAACTATAATCCATGGTAGTAATATTAAGACTGTTGCGGTTATGATGCCAATCGCCCAAGAATATTCCTGTGTCACAGCCTTCCTCCTTTGCTTTTTTAATGTACCAATCTACAAAATCTTCGCAGTCTTTGTTATGAATTGAGCTGTTAGATTTAAGTCCAAAATGAATGTCAGTAAAACAAGCAGCTTTTTTAAAAAGATTACTCATTCTGTGTCCTCGTTGTATCTCTTTACTGCATAATCGTATTCGCTATCACCTAACCGAGTGTAACTAGGATTCATGCCGTTAATTTCGAGTAAATCATCTCGAATATTTTGATTTCGTTTTTCTATATTAATGACACGGACAAAACTATTAGTAACTGCCGCAGTGAAGTATGCAAATGGATTATCGGATTTAGATTCGTCGAACTGTAATCCAATTTGAGTAAGCTGTAGAATTGCTTGTCCACGCATCTCGTCGTTATACGTGTATCCGCGAACATTACCTCGAGTGCCGTATCGTTCGCATAATTTTAACATCATTCTAGCTAGATTATCTGTTATCTGTCCTTTATATCGATCAAATTCGCCCAACGCTAAGTCACCTTTCCAATGACTTTTACCTACACAAATTAAATGATCGTTTTCGTCAAACTTCCAATGTTGGAATGGGGGGAAATTAACTTTGTCGTGCCTGTCGGCGACGTTTTTTGGATTCTTTTTTCGTAAAGCATTTAATGGAATATGATCATAAGTCATAATCCTAAAAATTAAATCTGTTTTATTAATTTTTTTGTAATCTATTTCGCAGTCGGCTTGCTTTACTTTTTCGCCTTCTGCTTTTCTTTTTTGATAAGCAAGATCTCCGATTCTTTTTGCTTGATTTCTTTTTGCCTCTGCAATTGTTCTTATGTTAATCTTGTCTATACTAGTTAGAATAATATCGTATTGATGATATTCAGGTTTTTCAAAACTACAAAAAGAACTCTTCGATCTATGTATCTCTAACAACATATCCTTGTTGTTTAAATAATTAACTTTGGTTGGTACCATATCTTCTCCTATACTAGGTTACTATAATATACGTATATAAAAAAGTCAAATAAATAATAAACCAAAAGGAAATACTATGACTTTATTGAATACAAGTAATACTGGCCAGAATTTAGGCTCTACAATAGCTGCTTCTTCTGCAACATTTGGCGCAATTACTTCCGGTATTAATACTATTGGAAGTATGTTTGATAGTGCTGGAAATTTTAATCCTCGATTACAGGGCGGAATTTTAAATGCAATAGGAAATACCGCAGGAGATATAGCAAGTGCAGTATCAATGTTTTCCGATAATGCAGACCCGAACGATTGGAGAGTCAGGTTAAGTTTACCTAACTGGATAAGTTTTAGAACTAGTCCGGTACTCAAACCGTTACAAGATGCAGGCGGATTAATATTTCCTTACACTCCGACGATTAATATCAAATCTGACGCAAATTACAGTGCAGAACCGATAACTCATAACAACTATTCTGTAACATCGTATAGGAATAGTGTTCCGGGAGAAATATCAATTAATGCTCCGATGAATGTTGAAGATGCTACCCAAGCGACTTATTGGATTGCAGCAGTACATTATTTAAGGTCTGTAACAAAAATGTTCAGCGGAAATGACCCTAAGGCCGGCAATCCACCTCCACTGGTATATTTAAATGGTTACGGTAATTATGTTTTTAAAAATGTTCCGGTAGTAGTGACTAGATTCGAATGCCAGTTAGGTAATGACTGCGATTATATCGGTGTAAATGTTGTAGGTAATATCGCAAGCGTAGTTAGTGGAGTTTCTGATTCGCTTGGAGGTCTGGCAAGTACATTAGGCGGTGCTGTATCGGGATTGTCAGGAATTACTAGTACTATTAGCAACATTGCAGGAGGAGTTGGGCAAGTATCAAATCTTCTCGGTGCATATAATGTTGGAGGAACTACATCAGGTGGAAGAACATATGTTCCTACCAAAAGTTCGTTTTCAATATCATTAAGACCTGTATATAGTAGGACAAGTATTAAGAACTTTAGTTTAGACACATTTGTTTCAGGCGGATATCTATTAAATTATTACGGATACGTTTAATATGGCAACATACACAAATACCAGCCCTTGGTTTACTACTGATATAACTCAAAATTATCTTAGTATATTAAAAATTAGACCAGTGAGTGCAGAACCGGATGATTATTTGTATACAATTGATCCTCAATACAAATATCGACCGGATTTATTAGCATATGATTTATATGGACAACCAAATCTATGGTGGGTTTTTATACAACGAAATTTAGATGTTTTACAAGATCCTATTTTTGATTTTGTTCCCGGAACTAGAATTTATATTCCAAAACCGAATAGTTTAAGATCTGTATTAGGGTTATAACATGGCAACAGATTCAGCAACTACCGCCGTATCGACTACTGTAAAAAAAGTTTCTAATACAAATTTATTAGATAGTGCAATCGCTTCTTTTAAAGAATTATTAAATGTATCTCTACCATTACCGAACGAATTATCGGACTATGCAACATACACATATGTAGTTAGTATTGGTGTATTAACAGCAGACGATTTAAACAATCCTGACGGTACATATATGGCAGGAAAAAGAATTCCTTTATTGTGTAAAACTGCTGGTGGCGATCCTAATAATAGAATTCAAACACCTTACGGAAAGTTTGAGTTTTATGTTGACAATATAAAAATAGATTCTGTTATTGGATTTTCAGTTAATAAAAACACTAACGTTGCTACTATGGAGTTTGATATTTACGAACCATATAGTATGGGTATGTTTATGGTTGCATTACAGACAGCATCGCAACAAGCAGGATATACAAACTGGAGAGAAGTTCCGTTATTAATGACAATTTCCTTTCAAGGGAATACACAAGCAGGACTTCCGTTAGATCTTGCAAAAACTACCAGGTACATACCATTTAGAGTTGGCGAAATGAGTATGAATACTACTGAAAAAGGAACTAGATATCATTTTACAGGGTATGCTCACAATGCCATAGGGCAAACAGAAGAAAAGTCGAGTTTAAAAAGTGATACAGCAGTTAAAGGAAAGACAGTACAAGAAGTATTGCAAACAGGTGAAAAAAGTTTACAAGCAGTTGTAAATGAAAGATTACGTCAATATAAAGATGACGGAATAGTAGAAGTTCCGGATGAAATTGTAATCTTATTTCCTATCGACTCATCAAGCGCCTCAACAAATTCAGGAAATAATTCTTCAAAAGAATCTTCAACTACTGCTACTTCATCAACAACAGGATCAGGATCAGATATCTATAAAAAATTAGGTTTAGTTCGAGATTCAACAACAAAAAATCTTATTCAGTCATCAGGTCAATGTAATTCTATTGGAAAACAGTCAATGGGTTACGACATGAAGAAGAAGTCAGAACCTGCAATGGCAAAAGATGATTCTGTATATAATTCCAAAACTGGTACATGGGATCAGTCTAAAAACACATATGATGCAACTGAAGGTAATTTAAAATTTACACAAGATATTGATATACCAACTGCAATTAATCAGGTAATCCTAGCAAGCAATTATCCAAATGTTGCATTAGATAAAAATACAGTTGATAGCAACGGTATGCGCCCGATGTGGAAAGTTGATACGCAAGTTTTTGATATCGATTCTGATGCTAACATGGCAAAGACTGGTACAAAACCGAGATTAATTGTATATCGAGTAGTGCAGTATGATGTACATTCGAGTCATATGGCCACACCTAATACAAAGCCCCCGGGAATTGATTCATTAACTAAACAACTAGTAAAAGTATATGACTACATTTATACAGGAAAAAATACAGAAGTTTTAAAATTTAATATTGATTTTAGTTACGGTTTTAATAATATCTTTCCGGCAGACAACTTTAAAAGAACACAGGATGCACAACTACAATCAAAATATGCAGGAACATTTAGACTATCGGATATTTCAAACTTGGTAGGAGATCTTCTCGGTGGAGGATTCCTTGGCGGATTAGTTGGCGGAGTAATTGGCGGTATTATAGGAGATATCCCCGGAGCAGTTAAATCGGTTTTTGCCGGTTATGCACCGTCGAAGGATATAGGAGCAATTCCTACACAAATTTCTTTCATGGGAACTAAAGTATCAACTGACGGACAAGGCGGCGGCGGATTGGAAAACGTAATTAATAGGTCGGCTCGATATATGTTTGATGCATTTACTTCTCCGAATAATATGGTTAATTTAGACATGGAAATTCTAGGAGATCCTTTCTGGATAGCTCAAAGCGGTGTTGCTAATTACACAGGAAAAATGACACAATTTAAAGACTTGTTAAGCGACGGTAGTGTAAATTATCAAAACGGTGAAGTGCATGTAGGAGTTAATTTTAGGACTCCTATCGATATTAATCAAGCAACAGGTTTGTACGATTTTGGTCCATCCTCTACAGTTTCGGTTACTCATTTCAGTGGAATTTATAAAGTTAATAAAGTTACTAGCACTTTCAATCAAGGACGATTTACACAACTTTTAGAAGGATATAGAATTCCAGGACAAGAAAGTAAAAATGCAAGTGACCCGGGGCAACTATTTAATATTAATTCTTTGCTCGATAGTGTAACAAGTATAATAGGCGGAGTTTTTAAATGAATAGAAATACAGAGCATGTCCCATCAAGTAAAACAGGTACCGGGGGCGGAGGCGGAGGCCCTTATATAGGGAAAGTTGTAAGCCATCTAGATCCAACTTATATGGGCATGTTAGAAGTGGAACTACTACGACCGACAGGTAACTCGGGTACAGGTGCTCAAGGGCAGTTACATCAAGTTAAGATGATAACTCCGTTCTTTGGAACAACAGCATCTGAGTATTTAGGAGAAGATCCGGACGATTATAATAATACTCAAAAAAGTTACGGAATGTGGTTTGTCCCACCAGATGTAGGTTCATTAGTTCTTGTATTTTTTATTGACGGAGATGCAAAAAGAGGGTATTGGTATGGTTGTATTCCCGACGAAGGGATGAATATGATGTATCCTGGTATTGCAGCTACAGAAATGGTTGTTAACGGAAAAAATAAAGAACGTGTTCCTGTTGCAAATTATAACAAAGTTGTTCATAAAGAAGTTAAAGATGCATCGAAAGATGTAAAAAAACCAAAACATCCCTTTTCGGGAGTGTATGCAGGACAAGGGTTATTAAGAGATGATATTCGAGGAATTACTACTAGTAGTGCAAGAAGAGAAGTACCGAGTATGGTATTTGGAGTATCAACACCGGGTCCTGTTGATAAACGACCGAATGCAAAAAAAGGAAGAGTAGGAAAGAAAGAACATCGAGTTAACGATATATTTGTTAGTAGATTAGGCGGTACTAGCCTTGTTTTTGATGACGGAGATGAACAATTCTTAAGAAAAAAACAAGCATCAGCAGGACCGCCGGATTATGCATCAGTTGGACAAGGAGAAACAGGTGGTGATGTTACTATTCCGCATAACGAGTTAGTTCGACTAAGAACAAGAACAGGTCATCAAATTTTATTGCATAACAGTGAAGATTTAATTTATATAGGAAATGCAAGAGGAACGGCATGGATTGAGCTAACAAGCAACGGAAAAATCGACATTTATTCAGCTGATAGTATCAATATTCATAGTTCGATGGATTTAAATATCCGTGCAAATCGAGATATTAATTTAGAAGCAGGAAGAAATCTTAACTTTAAAGCATTAAACGAATGCCATTTAGAAACATCGAAGAATCTTAATCTAGTAGTCGGCCAGAATGGAACTATTACTACAGAAAAGGGATTATCAGTAAAAGTAAAAGATGGTAGTGTTAATACACAAACATCAAAAAATGTCACATTTAAGTGTGGTGGAAGTCATGTAATTACAGCAAAATCAATTAATGCAAATGGTCCAACTGCGCCCGATGTGGAAGCTATTTCTACCTTAAAAACTCATGTATTGCCAACTGAAACTAAAGATGGAACAATCACATCGATAATGAGAAGAATGCCTACAAGAGAACCTTATCCTCATCACGAAAATTTAGATCCGGCTGCATATGTACCTAAAGCGACAGATAGAGATGTAGATGGTAGATATAACGATGGATCCCAAAGTAAACCGTCAGAGACCTTAAAAACGCCGGCTGAATGGTGGACTAAAGCTAACGATAAGAATCCTCAATATACTACAAAAACTGATCCGTTTATGAAGATCAGAGGAAAAGAAAAATGAGTTCAAACCCAAGTTTATACGATAAAACAATATTAAAGCCTGTAGCAAACGCCGATCGGGTTAGCTCAAAAATGTACAGAGGATTTAGTACAGTTAGTGAAAATACTGAAAATTATAGTTTATATGATTATCAGTTAATACAACAGGATATTTTGAATCATTTCTATATAAAACAAGGCGAGCGATTAATGAATCCAACATTCGGAACAATTATATGGGATTTAATATTTGAACCGTTAACTGACGAAGTTAAATCAATGATAACAAGAAATGTTGATGTGATCCTTAATAGCGATCCTAGAGTAAAAGCTGATCAAATTATTATTACTCCGTACGAATCTGGAATACAAATTGAATGTTTACTAACTTATGTTCCGTATAACGTAAGTCAAGTAATGCAGTTAAAATTTGATCAAAATAACGGTTTAATTGTAGGATAATATACGTACAAAATCGTTTCAATAAATACACGTATTAGGGATTAAGTATGAGTGTTACAGCTAGACAGAATAAAATTTTAGTTACAGAAGATTGGAAAAAAATATATCAATCTTTTAAAAATGCTGATTTTCAAAGTTACGATTTTGAAAACTTACGCAGAACGATGATAGATTATCTTCGAACAAATTATCCTGAAGATTTCAATGATTACATCGAAAGTTCCGAATATCTAGCACTTATCGATCTTATTGCGTTCCTTGGGCAAAGTATTGCATTTAGGGTAGATTTAAATGCTAGAGACAATTTCTTAGAGTTAGCAGAGCGAAGAGAAGCAATTTTAAGACTTGCAAGAACTATTAGCTATAATTCACGAAGAAATTCAGCAGCACAAGGATTATTAAAATTTTCAACCATTTCGACTACAGAAAGTGTTATTGATAGTAACGGTAGAAATTTAGCAGGACAATTTATTACCTGGAATGACTCGTCTAATGATAGCTGGTATGATCAGTTTATTAAGGTGATGAATGCAGCATTTCCTGCTACACAACAATTTGGAAAACCTTCAGATAAACGTGTAATATATTCAATCCCAACCGAGCAATACAGATTTCAAAGCATCAACGTGGGTGTGCCAATTTACGGATTTACTAAAACAGTATCCGGCCGCTCAATGAATTTTGAAATTACAAGCACTACATTTAAAGATCAAGATTTTATCTATGAGGAATCTCCTAGCTCCGGTAATACCCTGGCATGTGTGTATCGAGATGACGGAAGAGGTGCTGCAAGTCCTAGTTCTGGTTTCTTTTTAAATTTTGTTCAAGGTACATTAAATCAAGGTACATTTACTATTAATCAGCCGAGTACTAATGAGTCGGTAGACATCGATGCAATAAACATTAATAACACCGATGTCTGGTTATATAGATTAGATACTAGCGGGAACGAAGCCGAACAATGGACTTCAGTGTCTAATTTTGAAGCAAATAACATCATTTACAATAGTTTGAACAAAAATATTAGAAATATATTTTCAGTTATAACAAAAGCAGGTGACCGAGTTAGTTTGCAGTTTAGCGACGGATTATTCGGAAATTTACCTTTAGGTGATTTTAAAACTTATTATCGAGTTAGCAACGGATTAGAATATACTATTAATCCTCAAGATATTCGATCAGTCGCATTAACGATTCCTTACACTTCAAATACCGGACAAGTAGAAACATTAAGTATTACATTAAGTTTAACAAGCTCAATATCTAACGCATCGTCTACAGAAACAAATGCAAGTATTAAGGCAAATGCACCGGCAACTTATTATACTCAAAACCGAATGATTACTGGCGAAGATTATAATATTAGTCCGTTATCAGTTAATTCTCAAGTTGTAAAAATTAAGTCTCTAAACAGAATTTCTAGCGGAATTAGTAGATATTTTGACTTAGCCGATCCGACAGGAAAGTATAGTTCGGTGATGTTATTTGCTGACGACGGTGTTATCTACAGTGAAGAATACACATCAAAAATTAGATTTTCTTACAACTCAAAGACTGATATAGAAGGAATAATTTATAATCAAATATTTGAAATTCTAAGATCAGAAAGTTTAAAGAATTATTATTACCTAAAGTTTAACAAGTATATCATTTTAAGTCTTACCGTTAAATGGAATAGACAAACGGAAGATTCAACCGCTTCGTCGGGGTCAATAATCGACGAAGCAGGTATAATTCGAAAAGTTGGATCATCATACACCGATAATGATTTAAAGTATTTTACTCCTGGTGCATTAGTAAAATTTGAATGTGCAACTGGGTTTTATTTTGATACTCTAAATAATAACATAATAAAACAAAATGCATCGAGCGAAATTATAGAAGGAGCAGTAACATCTCTGTGGGCAGAAGTAGTATCTGTGTACGACGACGGAACCGCAACAGGGACTGGAGTATTATCTTCCGGGTATGGGCCTATAGTCCTTAATAAAAACATTCCGTCAAATGCGATTATTACTCAATTAATTCCAAAATGGAAAACAACAATTGATTCGTCTGTAATTACAACAATGGTTGATTTAATTTTTGCAAATAAACCTTTTGGTCTTAGGTACTCTGCAGAATTACAAAATTGGAGAATAATTTTTGAATCAAATTTAAACTTGTATACTAACTTTAATTTAGGAAAACAAGGAGATTTAAGTAATACACAACAAGATTCTAGCTGGTTGATACTTTTTACAACAGATAACGAGTATTATACTGTTAGATCAAGAAACCAGAGATATATCTTCGAAAGTGATAATCAAATTCAATTTTACTGCGACGAGTCGAACAAAATTTATGATAGTAAAACTAACTCGATAGTTAAAGATTTAATCAATGTACTGAGCATTAATACAGTACCGTCTTCGATTAATTCTTTTACAATTGATCAAAAATGGGATGTAGTATCTAGTTATTATGGTATTGATGGTTACATAGATCCAAAGAAAATAGTAATATCATTTGCAGATTCAGACGATAATGGCGTAGTAGATAATCCAGATTTATTTACAGATATTGTAACTCCGTATGTTGAAAAATTTGCAACAGGGGTTTTTGCAAGCAATGCTATCATTGTTGATACATCGGCGGGATTAGTAGTTGGGATGTCAGTATCTGGAACAGGCGTCGGAATAAATGCAAGAATTTTAGGTATTAGTACAATCGTAGTAGATAATGATGTAAAAACACAAGTAATATTGAGTAAAAATAATACAAGCAATGTTGATACTAAAGTGAAGTTTGAATTAATAACATATATCATTCAAGAAAAGTACAATATTTCAGTAGGACAAGAAGATTATCGATATGTTTCGAACAATAATAAAGTAGTAATAATTGAAACAGATCCTGGAGTAAGTATCAATTCGATACCTTCGGAATATAAAAATAACGGGCAACATTTTTATTTTGTTGATACAAAAGTAGTTAAAAAGATTAACGGAACATCGTTAGAACCTTCGTTAAATTATAAGGTATACGTTGGAAGAGATAATTTAAAATTCCAGTATGTACATAGTGCCGATTATGAATCGAGAATTGATCCTAGTGCAACGAATATTATTGATGTATACATATTAACAAAAACTTATGATATACAATTTAGACAATATGTAGTAGGGTCGTTAACCGATAAACCATTACCTATGAGCACAGACGAATTATATAATTTAGTTTCGAAAGATTTAAATTTAATAAAATCAATATCGGACGAAATCGTATATCATCCAGTGTCTTATAAGATATTATTTGGAGCAATGGCTGATGAGAATTTACAAGCAGTATTTCAAATAGTAAAAAATCCTAATCAAGTAATTTCTGACAATGATATCAAATCTAGAGTGGTAACAGCAATAAATCAATTTTTTACACTTGAGAATTGGGACTTTGGAGATACATTTTACTTTACCGAATTATCGACTTATATCATGACACAATTGATACCGTACATAGCAAGTGTAGTAATTGTTCCGAGAAAAAGTGGTCTTACATTTGGTAATTTATTTGAAATAAAATCTGCAAGCGACGAGTTGTTCATTAGCGGAGCAACAGTTGATGATATCGAAATAGTTACAGGTCTTACGCCAAGTTCTTTAAAAGCAATTCAAAGCGATGAATTAGGTTCAAGTGTGTTTTCTCAACAAAAAGTTTTAAGTTCAACATATGGAGTTTCAAATGGCTGATAGTAAGAATAATAAAAATGTTAAGAGTTCAAATTTCTTACCGAATTTTTATAAAACTGATCCAAATAAAAAGTTTTTACAAGCAACACTTGATCAGTTAATACAGCCAGGAACTGTTAAAAAAATTAATGGGTACATAGGTCGACAAAATGCTAAATCAACTAAGGTATCTGATATTTTTATTTCAGAAGCCACAAAAGATAGAGAACACTATCAATTAGAACCTAGTCTTGTAGTTAAAGATGATCTAGGAAATACTACATATTTTAAAGATTATTCTGATTATATAAATCAACTCGATGTATTTGGTGGAAATGTAAAAAATCATAGCCGAATTAATTCTCAAGATTTTTATAGCTGGGATCCCCATATCGATTGGGACAAATTTGTTAATTTTCAAAATTATTATTGGTTACCTTACGGCCCTGAGATTATCAATATTTCCGGACAACAACAAAATATTGAAACAACATATGATGTAGTAATCGAAAAAGATCCAGATTCACATGCGTATCTATTTTCTCCAAAAGGATCTCTTGGATTAGTAAGAAATCCAACAATTAAGTTGTATAAAGGAATTACATATAAGTTTCAATTTGAAAATATACAAGATGTATTTTTGATTAAAACTATTAGATCCGGCGAAAATCTTAACGAATACACAAGTGAAAATCTTACAACACGAACTTTAGAAAACGGTATTGTTGAAATAGAATTTTTAATCGATCATAATACACCTGGAGTATTATATTATCTTAGTTCGACGGATATCGATGTAGGCGGAACATTTGAAATTTTATCAATTACAGAAAATACATTTTTAAATGTAGATCAAGAAATTTTAGGTAAGAAGACATATATTTTACCGAACGGAACTGCTTTGAGTAACGGAATGAAGGTTCGATTTGTAGGAAATGTAGAACCTGAAAGTTATTCAATTGGGCAATATTATGTAGAAGGTGTAGGTGATTCGATCACTTTAGTTGATGAGAGAATTTTAGAAGTTGTAAGTTCTTATTCAGATTCTCAATCAATTTTATTTGATAATACCCCGTTTGATTCTCTTCCGTTCAATGATGCTACAGAGTTTGCTGGAACTCCGGATTATATTGTAATTAATAGAAGTAGCATCGATAGAAATCAATGGTCGAGGTATAATCGATGGTTCCATAAAGATGTTATTGAAGAAAGTGCAGTTTATAATGGCCAAATTCCTAATTTGAGTCAGACATCGAGAGCTGTTCGTCCTATTATTGAATTTGAAGCTAATTTGAAATTATTTAATTTTGGAATCCAGGCAACTCTTGATATTGATCTTATTGATGACTATACAACTGATGTATTTTCTAATATCGAAGGACAGTTAGGATATAATATCGATGGAATACAATTAGCGCAAAATCAAAAAATTCTATTTGTCGCTGATAACGACATATTAGTTAAGAACAAAATTTTTCAAGTAGAATTTTTAACATTAAATGGTACACGCCAAATTCATTTAAATTTAATTGCAACTCCGTCTGATATGGATGTGGCATTAATTAGAAACGGTAAAACAAATCAAGGAAAAATGTATTGGTTTGACGGAGCTACATGGATTCAAGGACAACAAAAAACAGAATTAAATCAAGCTCCTTTATTTGATCTAATAAATTCAAACAAGGAATTTTTGAGCGATTCGGATGTGTATGACGGGTCAACATTTGCAGGAACAAAAATCTTTTCTTACAAAGCAGGGTCGGGAAACATCGATTCTAATTTAGGATTTGCATTGTCATACAAAAATATTGAAAATATAGGAGATATTGTTTTTAATTTTAATTTAGAAACTGACACTTTTCAGTATAAAGATATCGTAAATCTTAAAACCCTTAAAGTTAACACAGCTTATTTGATTAAAACTATTAATAATAAATCAACGTATGTTAATGGTTGGCAGACAGCATCGGTATCTAATATTCAGCCAGGTGTTAGAATATATAAAGATTCAAAAATAATTAATGCTTCAAATATTGTTAAAGGAAATACTTATACAATTATTGAGTTAGGAGATACTGAGTTTACTGATTTAGGCTCAGTAAACAACTATATAGGAACTACATTTGTTGCATCTAAAACCGGAAGTGGTACAGGAAAAGTAATTAATAAAACATTTGAGCTAGATTTATTTGAAGATATTAATAACTTAGCTGATTTAGTTTTGCGGGTATATGTTAATGGTATCCGAGTAGATCAGTATACATCGAAAACCGGCCCGGCAAACTGGTCAATCGAAGACGGGGTCGGTTATAAAAAAATTAATTTTAATTATGATATTAAAGGCGACGATGTTATAACATTTAAAGCATTTTCGTCACAACCGATTAATAACAACGGTTATTATGAAATACCTATCAATCTTCAAAATAATCCATTAAACGACAGTATACAAGAACTTACACTAGGTGAAGTAATTGACCATGTTACGTCGATTGCGGAAAATTTGTCTGGATTTATCGGATTTACCCCGGGAAGTAATAACATAAGAGATTTAGGTAATGTTACAAAATATGGTACAAAGTTTGTACAACATACCGGCCCATTAGGGTTGTCTATGTACCATATTACCTCAGAAACAAATAATATTATTAAAGCACTAGAAAAGTCTCGAGATGATTATAATAGATTTAAAAGAAATTTTTTAACAGTAGCGGAAACGTTAGGTATCGATGCTGATTCGATTACTTTAGTTGATTTAATATTACAAAAAATTAATAAGGACAAGCCGGACACATTCCCTTACTACTTTAGTGACATGGTTCCGTATGGAGCAAATGTAAGAAACGAATATCAAATTTTAGATTATCGAATAAAGACTTATCCGTTGACTGAAATATTTAATTTAAATGAATTATCAAACAAAGCAGTATTAATATATTATATCGATCGTGAGTTAGATACAACTACACAACTAGTATACGGACGAGATTATTCTTTTGATAGTCAAGGGTTTGTTGTTATTAGTTCTGAACTTAAAAATGATGATACTATTGTCATTTATGAATACGATAGTACACACGGGTCATTTGTTCCTGCAACTCCAACAAAACTAGGATTATGGCCGAAATATCAACCTATGATTTATACAGATACTACGCTATTAACTCCTAGAGTTATGATTCAAGGTCACGATGGTAGTCAAATTTTAGCATACAATGATTATAGAGATGAGTTAATATTAGAATTAGAAAAAAGAATTTTTAATAACATTAAAGTCTCTTACGATCAGACAATTTTTGATATTAATGATGTAATACCTCAGTATCATAGATCGTCTCTTTATAGCTTAAAAGAATTTAATGAAACATTAGCACCTAGTTTTTATAAATGGACAAGTTTAATTGATAGAGACTTTTCAAAGCCGTTGAGTTACGATCGTCAAGATCCTAAGACATTCAATTATCGAGGTCAAGCAGCACCTGACGGAAGAGAAGTTCCGGGATATTGGAAAGGAATCTACTTATGGATTTTAGGAACAGATCGACCTAATTTATGTCCTTGGGAGATGCTCGGAATTTATGAAAAACCTACATGGTGGGAAGATTTATACGGTCCAGCTCCTTACACTAGTGATAATCTAATATTATGGAATGATCTTTCAAATGGCATTATTCGAGGAACTAGTGCAGTTCCTACAATTTCTGAAAAATATAAAAGACCATATTTAATTGATCATATTCCGGTCGACGGACACGGAAATATTATTAGTCCTATTGAATCCGGTTTAGCACTTGGAATTATAACACAAGCAACATCTGGTGATTTTGTATTTGGTGATGTTAGTCCTGTCGAATCTGCATGGAGAAGAAGTTCTTTCTATCCTTATAGTGTTATATTAACATCGATGTTGCTATATCCTGCTAAGACATTTGGGCTGTTATTAGATAGATCTAGAATTATTCGAAATCTTGCCGGTCAATTAATTTATAAAGATACCGGTGTTAGAGTTAATGCAAAAGACATTATGCTACCTAGTATATACTCTAGCTCATCAACGGTATACACATCAGGGATCATTAACTATCTTGTTGATTATATTTTAAGTGATAATTTAAAATCTTATAATGTTTATCGATATGAATTAAAGAATTTAACAACAAATATGTCTTATCGCATCGGTGGATTTACTAGTAAAGAAAAATTTAAACTGTTGTTAGATTCTAAAACTCCTCTATCATCTGGAAGTGTGTTTATACCGTCTGAAGATTATGATATTATTTTAAACTTATCATCTGCAATAAAGAAAATAACATATAGTGCAGTTATTGTTACTAAACTTGAAGACGGATACGAATTAAAAGGATATAGTAGAACACAGCCATATTTCAAATATTATCCATGGTACAATTCGGGTTATAATGTAAATGTTGGAGGTATTTCTAATTCTTATTTTATTTGGACTCCGGGCGAAAAATATCGATCAGGAAACATTGTAAAGTATAATAATTCTTTTTATAGAGTTACTACTCCGCATATAGCAAAAGAGGAAATTGATTTACAATATTGCGAACTATTACCGTCTTTACCTTATGTTGGAGGTAGTGATGCAATATTTCGAACAAAGTGGGATCGAGATGAAGAAATAATATTCCCTTATGGTACTAAGTTAAAAACAGTTCAAGAAGTAGTCGACTTTTTATTAGGATACGGAGAATGGTTAAAAGATCAGGGATTTGTATTTGACGAGTTTAATAAATCTTTAAATGCTGTTACTAATTGGGAAACTAGTGCTAAAGAATTTATGTTCTGGACTACACAGAATTGGTCAACAGGACAGGATAAATGGCAAGATTGGTTACCGAACAATTCCTACAAGTATATGGAAATTGTAAAATATAACGGTGACTACTATAAAGCGATACGAACTACAGATCCGTCTCCGATATTTAACGATGACGAATTTGTAAAATTAGACGGATTAAGTACTATCGGAAGTTCAGTTCTAGCACTAAGCCCGGCAGCAAATAGCATTGTGTTTTCAACTCAGTTATCTGTAGTCGACGATATAAGAAATTCGTTTAACGGATACGAAATATTTACAGTAGATGGATTACCGTTAGCACCGAGTTTTATCAATTCGTATAGAGATGATAATTTAGTTACATATATTCCGAAAGAAAACAACGGTATTTATTGTGCTACATTTTACTTAAAACAACAAGAACAAGTAGTTATCTTAAACAATAATACAATGTTTAATGATACCATTTATAATCCAGTTAGCGGATATCGTCAAGAAAAAATTAAGGTAGCAGGATATAAAACTACAAGTTGGAACGGATCATTTAATGCTCCTGGATTTATTTTTGATAGAGCTATTATACAAGAATGGGAACTATGGAACGATTACAATTTAGGTGACATAGTAAAATATAAAGAATTTTATTATAGTGCTAAAACATTCTTGCCGGGTGTAGCTACCTTTAATCCAAATAATTGGATAAAATTAGACGAAAAACCGTCTTCAAGATTAATACCAAATTGGTCATATAAAGCAAGCCAATTTGAAGATTTTTATAGTTTAGATAGTGATAATTTTGATATTGATCAGCAAACAGTTGCACAACATTTAGTAGGATACCAAAAAAGACAATATTTAAGTAATATTATCAAAGATGATGTATCTGAATTTAAATTTTATCAAGGAATGATTACTGAAAAAGGCACACATAATTCTCTTAATAAATTGTTTGATGTATTAAGTGCCGATAATCAAGAAAGTATTGATTTTTACGAAGAATGGGCAGTTAGGACAGGTAATTATGGTGCAATTAATGCGTTTAATACAATCGAATTTGTATTAGATGAATCGTTATTTAGAACTAACCCGCAAAACTTAGAGTTAAGCGAAAATGTTTCCCAAAGTAATATAGCTGATTTAGTTATAAGACAGGGAGTAAATGATGTTTATTTAAAACCTATTGGTTATAATTCTAATCCATGGCCTATCAGAACTAGTAATTCTACATATCTCCGTACTCCGGGATTTGTAAGAACTAGTGATGTTCAATTTATTTTTAGAAAATTAGAAGATCTATTATGTTTAGACGAATGGAGCCTTGATGTACTTTATAATTATAAAGATACAGTAAATTATGATGGTAAGAGGTATGTTTCTCTTACCACTAATCGAGGATCGGTCCCGAGTATTGAACAATCTAATTGGGAAGAATTCACAATACAACAATTTAAAAATCGAGATTATATATGGTGCGGATTTGAAAATACATCTTGGGATGTGTATCGATTTACCCCAAAGGATGTTTCTATCATAGATGTGACTTTAATCGGCACTACTGCAACTATTCAATTAGACCGATTAGTAAGTTATAATGAAGGAGACATTATCGGAATTTATGGATCTGAGATCGAAGGATTTTATAAAATAGATTCAGTTTCGTTAGATACATTTAATATTACATTACAGGCTACAACATTGCCCGATACTATTAGTGTAACTTCTATAATTATTGTTGGACTTGACCAACAAAAATTAGATACAATCGACGATCTTAATGAAACTATAGAATCTTTTGAAGAAAATGATTTAATATGGACCTTAGACTCAGGAGACGGAAAATGGGCAACATGGAAAAGAAATTCTGTTTATGAATCTAATGATATTCTTAATCCGTCTCCTCAAGAAGTAGAAATTGATAGCGTATCAACTATTGTTACCTATGGGAGAAAACTAGCACTTAATCATAGAAGTGATGTTTTAGCAGTTTCGAACTCATTAGGCGAAATTGTTATTTTAAATAAGTTAAGTCCTAATACTCCGTGGATACAAAAACAAACAGTAGTTCCTCCTTTTATCTCTAAAAAGGTCGGATTTGTATATCCTACAGAAGATAGCGAAACCGGTGATGTTATTGGATTATCTAATAATGACTTATGGTTAGTTACAGGAACCCCGACAGCATCAAATGTTTGCACAAATTACGTCGGACAGTGGAATATCTCAGTAGAATATGTAACTAACAACATTGTAAAGTCGGATGGTGTCTATTACCGTGCTAAAAGTAATGTTCCTGTAGGTAATTCTCCTGAAGAAAATACTTCGTATTGGAAGAAATTGTATTATCTACCGATAGAACAGTCAGGAACTAATTCGGCATTTACACAACAAGGTGTTATTACAATTTATAGAAGAGATGCAAACAAATTATACACAGTATTAGATACAATTGCCAGTCCAAATCTTGCATCGAATGAAAAATTTGGCACAAATGTTTCTATAAAAGAAAATGAGCTTTTTGTAAGCGCAATTGGCCATTCAACTAACAAAGGAATAGTATATAGATATTCATATATTGATCGAGTCGAAGCCTCGGCATATTACAATCCGGTTAATAGTGGTGGATCAACTATTACAGTTTCAAGTACTGAAAACATTGAAGTTGGGATGAAATTAAAAGGTACAGGCTTTGACCCAACATACGTAGTAGTTCAAATAATCGATTCTACAACCTTACTGTTAAATCAAGAGCCGAGCGATACTCCGTCTGGATTAATTGAGTTTTATTATACTTTGTGGGGATTTACACAAGCACTCGAATTCCCGCTAACTACGACAACAAATGATAGTTTTGGGTATGCTATTGATCTTAGCAATGATTTATCTACTTTGGTAATATCGTCGATAAACAACACTAATGTGGGAAAAGTGTTTGTTTATAATAAAGTTAACGATATATTTGTGCTGGCTCAGACCATCTCAACATCTACAAATGATAGATTTGGGAATAGCCTAGCATTATCTGACGACGCGATGTACTTAGCGGCATCGTCTACAGAATACGACGGATTGAGCCTTAAACAAGGACTTGTTAGCATCTATTCTAGAGAAACTGGTGTTTATGTAAAAGAACAAAATATCGTTGACACTAATCCAAAAGAAAGATTACCGGAATTTTTCGGAAGTAAAGTTTTCTTTATGAACGATTCTAAAACATTAGTAATTTACAGCTCTAAAGCAGATGTATACGTTCCTACTACATATGATACATATTCAGTAACATTTGATGAGTTTGAGTTCATTGACGAGACACACACTCCGTCAACTTATCAAACGTCGACATATGTAAACGATCCTAATTCTCCTAAAATTGACTCACCGACTACTTTTGATAACGAATTAACAAGATTTACAAAAAGTTCTAAGTATGACAGCGGAAGAATTGATGTATACGATCGATATGCAACTAAATGGGTATTCAGCGAAAGTATTAATCAAAATTTAGATGAAATCGATAACTTTGGTGAGGGTATTGCAGTAGGCAGTAATTGTATATTAGCAAGTGCACCGAATGCAATTGATAAGAACATAAGATCTGGTAAAGTTTTTGAATATGCAAAAAGAAATAATGATTACACTTGGAAAAAAGTACATTATCAAGAAAGTTCGGTTGATGTTACAAAGATTAAACGAGCATTTTTATATAACAAATCAACTAATCAATTAGTAAAGTACCTTGATGTATTAGATCCTGCTCAAGGAAAAATTCCGGGAATTGCAGATCAAGAAATTAGATTTAAAACTTTTTATGATCCAGCAATATATTCTACAGGCACTTTAGATGTTACTGTTGACGAAGGAATTTCGTGGAACAAGTCGAAAGTTGGTCAGTTATGGTGGGATTTAAGAACAGCAAAGTTTATCGACAGTTATAGTAACGATTCGATTTATAAAAATAGCAACTGGAATAGATTATTCCCAGGGGCAAGTATTGACATTTATGAATGGGTAGAAACTACATTACTTCCTTCGGAATGGGATGAGTTAGCGGATACTGATGCAGGAATTACAGACGCTATTAGTGGTCAGAGTTTATACGGAGATTTGGCATATTCATCTATAAAAACATATGATAAAATTAGTAGAAGTTATACAACTACCTATTATTATTGGGTTAAAAATAAAAAGACAGTTCCGAACATTCGTTCTAGATCTTTATCAGCTGAAGATGTTGCTAATTTAATAGAAAATCCAAGAGGTGAAGGGTATTCGTATATCGGATTCACAGGATCCAACTCGCTTAGTATCTCAAATGTTAAATCTCTATTAAGAAATAAAGATATTATTTTATCTGTAGATTATTGGACAGTTGATAATATTAAGCAAAATATCCATTCAGAGTGGAAAGTAATTAGTACTGATATTAGAACTACTTTACCTAAACAAATCGAAGAAAAATGGTATGATAGTTTATGCGGGAAGGATCATAACGGTCGAGAAGTTCCGGATATGACATTACCGTTAAAAGTTCGATATGGTATAGAAAATAGACCACGACAAGGAATGTTTATTAATAGATTCGAAGTGTTAAAACAAATAATTGAAGAAACGAATAGAACACTATTAAAGTATCAGATAGCAAAAGATAGAGATTTATCGAAGTTAGAAACATATGATGTTATTCCAAGTCCTGTACAAGGATTCTATGATATAGTTCTTGATACTGATTCTGAATTAAGATTTGCAGGAGCAGGAGCATTTTTTGAACCAGAATTAACACCGGTTATTGTTAATGGAAAGATTGTGTCAGTAACAATTAGTGATTCGGGGTCTGGGTTCGGAAGACTTAGTCCGGTAGAGTATGATATAAACGGAAACGCAGTTTTATGGGACGGTCCGTTGGTTGTAGTTAATGGTTCAGGAGTAGATGCAGAAATTAAAACTTTCGTTAATTCAAGAGGGCAGATATCGTTAGTTGAAATAATTTCTTCGGGATACGGATATTTAGATGTTCCTAATACTACTATATCGATTAGAAGTTTCTCTGCATTAGTAACTAATGACAGTCAAAATGCCGGTGGATGGTCAATATATGCTTATGACTTAACTACTAAACTTTGGTCAAGAATCAAAGCTCAATCATATGATACTAGAACATATTGGGAATATATCGATTGGTTTGAAGAGGGATATAATCAATTTGTAAGTTTCGATCATGCAATTGATACTTTTTCAGAATTAAATTCTCTCGAAACTTCTATTGGCGATATTGTTAAAATTAGAAGAACCGGTGATAATAAGTGGATACTGTTAGAAAAGTATAATACTTCGGATTCAAGTGATTGGACACAATCATACCGTACTGTTGGATTACAAGAAGGTACCATTCAATTTAAGTCTTCGATATACAAGTACATTGATTCTATATACGGATATGATGGATCATTATATGACACACAAGGATTTGATGATTATGCAGCGATTGAAATTAGATACATTTTAGAAGCATTGCGAGATAATATTTTTATCGACAATTTAAAAGAACAGTATTTAAATTTATTCTTTACATCAATTCGATACTTATTAAGTGAACAATTATATGTTGATTGGATCTTTAAAACTAGTTTTGTAAAAGCAAGACATAATGTTGGAGAGTTAAAAGAGAAAGTTACTTATAATAACGATAACTTATCAGATTTTGAAGCATATGTTGCTGAAGTAAAACCTTATAGGACTCAAATTAGAGAATATATAAGTTCTTACAACAAATTAGATAATAGTTATACAGCCTTTACTGACTTTGACTTACCATCTGTGTATGAAAACGGAAAATTAGAACCAGTAAATGTTGAAGTTATTAATGGAGAAATTGTATCAAATACAAATCAAATTCTAACATACCCGTGGAAATTTTGGTATGATAATGCAGGATTTAAAGTAACTGAAATAAAAATAGTAGACGGAGGTTCTGGATATTTGTCAGCACCGACTTTAACATTTAATAGTTTATCCGGAAGTGGCGCAGTTGCAAAAGCATATATTACTCAAGGAAAAGTTAATCGAGTTATATTAATAAGTTCCGGAGAAGGATATTTAAGTGCTCCGACGATTGAAGTAAATGGAAGTTTAGAAGACGGCGGTACTCCGGCTAAAATTGTAGCTATTATCGGTGATAGTGTAGTTAGGTCAAATCATCTTAAAATGAAATTTGATCGAATTACAAATTCATATTACCTAACTTCTTTACAACAAACAGAGACATTTACTGGAACAGGATCAAGATTGCAATATCCATTAACATGGGCTCCGGATATTCGAATTGGAAAATCTACTGTTCTTGTTAACGGAATTGAAGAGTTAAGAGAAAACTATAGATTATCGATAGTTAAATCTACTTCAAGAGGGTATACTAGTTATAGCGGATCGATTATTTTTGAAACACCGCCGACAAGCGGATCGTCTATATCGGTGACTTATCTAAAAGATTGGTCTATATTAAATGCGGCTGATAGGATACAATATTATTACAATCCGACCGAAGGGCAGTTAGGTAAAGATTTAGCTCAATTAATGACTGGAGTTGATTACGGCGGCGTTGTTATCAACGGTATGGGATTTGATGTAAGTTTTGGTTGGGATAGTGTTCCTTATTATTCAGGAAAGTGGGATAGTTATGATGGATCTTTTGATGACTACATAGAAACAGTATCGGCAGATAAACACATTTTTACGTTACCGTATATCCCAGATCAAGGTGTTGAAATTAATGTTTATTATTCAACATTAAAGACATTCATAACAGATATTACAAGTGAAAATAATAATACAACAGTATTTTCTTATGATCCAGTTGTAGTATATCCTCCTAAAGTTTCTGTTACTAAAACAGCTATAACTAATGTAATCAATTATAAAGGATTTACACAGTTTACAGTAGTTGACTCGACAGGAATTAAAATAGATGATGTAATATCTACAGATCCAGTATTAGTTGACGGAGATTTACAGAACCCGTTCGGATTTGGCACCAAAGTAATTGATATTGTAGGTAATGTTCTTATTCTAAGTCAGATCTTCTATATTGATATTCCTTCCGGAAGAACAATTACATTTACAAGAGAGTTAATTGATCCGACAGATTGTACTATAAATCAAAACGGAACGGTATTTTTAGTTGATGCACTTGCAATTGGAAGTAAATTAATAATTACATCACCTCTCACACCGATAAGAATAGATGATCCAAATTACGGTGGAGTAGATCCTATTGAAAATAGCAATGCAATTATGGAAACATTTTATGGTGACAATTTAACTGACACTATTGAAATTCCATCTGAATTAGTTGTTAGTGCAGGGGACAAATTTATCTTTAGAAAGAGTACTAGCGACGGTGCTATTAATCCTCAAGATTTTGATTATGATACAGCATTAAGCGGTGGAGACCTAGCATATAATTCAGCAACAGGAATAGCAGCCGACGATATATTAGTAGACGGTGACGGATTTGTAACTCCTAATACCAGTCCGGCTACAGAAGAAGTTGTCCCCGGACAAGTAGTAGATGCAGTTGCAATTAAAGTATTTGATAGACCTAAAAACGGATCAGCAAATATTAAAGTCGACAACTATATCGGTGACGGGTTAACTACAGAATTTGTTATTACACAACAGATAAACAGCAATCGAGCAGTTATTGTTAAGACCGAAACAGGAACAAGTGAAAAGTTAACAGATATACAAATTAACATATTTGAAGATGAATATACAATTGATTATGTTCAAAATAAGATTGTATTCAATGTTGCTCCTGCAGAAAATGCAGTAATTTCAATTACTAGTTTTGGATTTAACGGATTAAATATTCTTGATATTGATTATGTAATTGCAGATGGATTTACATCTGAATTTGTTACATCTGCAAGATGGTCTAATAATGTTGTATCATTAATCTATCTTAACGGTATACAGGTTACAGGAACCGAAGTAGAGTTATTCCAAACATCGGATCCAAGTCCTAATAGAATTGGAATACGATTCTTAACTACACCGGTCGAAAATTCTTTAATAAATTATTTAATAGTCGACGGATCAGTACAAACATTCTCGGTTATGAATACTCAGCGTATTTTAGTTAATGGCTCCGATGAATATACCTTAGATTATATTGCGGGAACAAATAAACCTATAGAATCAAATATGATTGTAAGAGTAAACAACAAGATTTTAAAATCTCCAATGAATTGCTATTACACTATTAAAAACAATAGATTAACATATAAGTTAGATACTATTAAGTTTGCTCCGTATTCAGTCTCAGTAGATGACATTATTGTAATAGCTGATCAAAATATTTTAGTTCAAAATGTTGATTATATAGTAGATGTTAAAGGAATTAACATCAAGTTAATTAAGAGTGTATATAACAAATATGCAGGAAAGAGTTTGATTATATCAATTATAGCAGGGGCAGAATATGAATATATTTCCGATTCTCCTGCAAGAATTAAATTTAATAATTTATATAATAATAATGAAGTAGTTGAAGTAATTACTGCATATAATCATGATATTTTAGATGCTCAAAGAACTAGAGCAAAATATGTAGATCAGTTGTCGTTAACTCCTGATACAATTGAATATTTTAATTACTTAAAAGTTTCTACAGGCGTGATTCAGTTAGACCGCGCAGTGTTAGATGATAGCTTTGTTTGGGTAATTAAGAACGGTTCATTATTAACCCCGAGTGTAGATTTCAAATTAAATCCAAATAAATCGAGTATCACTCTTTCAAAAGAGCCAAATAATAACGATGAATATTCGATAATGACATTTGGGTCTAATGTATTAACGTCTGGTATTGCATATATGCAATTTAAGGATATGTTAAACAGATATCATTTTAAGAGATTGAGTAGAAACAAACAAACTATCTTAGTAAAAGATTTAAGATACAACGATCTTGTTATTAAGGTAGAGGATGCATTATCGTTTGACTTACCAAATCCGACAAAAAACAAGCCGGGTGTAATCGAGATTCGAGGCGAGAGAATTGAATATTTTAGCATAATTCAAGAAGAATTTACTGACGAAGATGGTACAAGAGAAATTTCAGTACTTGGAAAATTAAGAAGAGGAACGTTAGGAACAGGAGCTTCTAAGATTCACAGAAAAGGAGCTAAAGTGCAATGTATCGGTCCTAGTGAAACTTTACCGTACACCGAAATCGATATTATTGAAAAATCTTTATGCGACGGAAATTCAAATGTAGTAAATCTATCATTTACTCCGGCAAGAGCAACATTACCGGCTATAAGCATATCGAAGCTTTCTAGAACTGAAGAATTAGTGGAATGGGATTATCAAGATAGTACTTTTGAATCATTAATTCCGGCAGGGTATGGACAAGCTGATGAAATTGAAGTATTTGTTGGCGGAATTAGATTAAAAAAGAAGCCGTATATGCTTTATGATAGTTCAATACATCCTGAAAGTCCCGAAGGTGATGTTCAATTTGATGCAGAATTTTCTGTAAACGGAGTTACTAATGAAATTTTATTAACTAAGCAGTACGATTTTGGAACACAAATTGTTGTGATAAAACGAACAGGTACTGATTGGGATTCTTTTGATAATATTCAATATTCCGATACAAAGATTGCACAGTTCTTAAAAGCAACACCGGGTATATGGTATACAGCTATCGATAAATATGAAAGTAAATCAGATGAGACTGTTAGCACATTCGATAGCAGTGCAGGAACATTCGACAGCACAGATATAACATTCGATCAAGGATAATAATATGAAAGAAACAATTAATATAGGAGAATCTGTAAACGACGGCACAGGTGATACATTACGATCCGGTGCTGTTAAAATTAATCAAAATTTTACAGAACTATATAATCGAACAGAATCGATGATAACCGGAATATACGACGGTGAAGGGATACTAGTTACTCAATCGTTTGGACAAATAACAATTACAAATAATCTTCCAAATAGAGGGTCGTTTAATAGTGTCGAAGTTGCAGGTCAACAAGCAATAGAAACAAGCCAATTAACAGATACGTTAACACTTGTAGCAGGGCAAAATATTCAGTTACTTACAAATCCAGTATCTAAAAGTGTTACAATTTCTGTCGAAAGTTTACAAGATCAAGTATTTGATGGTGATTTTACAGGATCATTTACTGGTGATTTAACTGGCAACCTTAATTCAAGTAGAGTTAGGATACTTGGGAACGAAGAAGCAGCACAAAGTTATTATGATTCGTTAATTTCTCAACAATCGATATTAGCAAATCAAATTATTATACTACAAGGATCTCTAGAGAGTTATCAATTACAAAAACAAGAATTATTAGACGATCAAGCATATTGGAATTCGCAACCTGAAAGTTCACAGAAGACAGCAGCATTACTAAGTATCTCGGGTCAGTTAATATCAGTACAAGCACAAATTGACGGAGCAACTCTTGAGTTATCAAATAAAGAAACCGAACAAGATCTTTTAACAGCGACGATTAACGATTTTTCTCCGACATTAACTACACCTTATACTGATATTCTTTATAATGCAGTTAACTTGAACTGTTCGATAAGTAGAGAACTTGATCTTCCTAGTCTAACAGTAGATAATTTTACATTTGACGACACCGGTATTCTTTACAGTAATTTACATACTTGGGCTAAACCTCAAACAAGCACAGTATTACAGTCAGCAACATCGGTTATATTTTCGTCAGTTGGCGCAAATTCGCAAACTTTAAAATTATTGGTACTTGCTAAATGCGGAGGAGAAGTTCAATCTTGTGAAATTATAGTATCTAGAAGTAATAGCAATGTAGTAACATGCTCGGTATACGGAATTGTGTACACAGGATTAGCATCGTTATGTGAGTTTAATGCACAGTGGAATTCAAATACAAGTCAAATAGATGTATTAGCAACAAATTTAAGTTCGACTACAACTGCATACTTTACTGTAAAAGCAGATGAATTATCGAGCACCAATTAACTTAGCATATAATTCATATAGATAAATATTGAATAAAGAGAGAGTATTATGCAAATTAATGATCTAACCGGGTTCCACATAGAAGGTCATATACATATTCATGATCCAGTTGAAAAAGTTACCTTTGTAAACAAAAGAAATGCAATTCACTATGAAAACATGAGTATTGCAATGGCACAAAGTATTGCAAATAGTGGACAAGGATTTATATATGAATTAGCATTAGGGAACGGCGGAACCGCAATAGATCCGACAGGAATTATTACATATTTGACTCCAAATAGTTCAGGTTCAAATTCTAGTTTATATAACGAAACTTATAAAAAAATTGTCGATGATCGATCTGATAATAATGTTGATCCGACTAGAAATTTTATCGAAACACGACATGTAACTGGAACAACATATACTGATGTATTTGTAACTTGTTTATTAGACTACGGCGAACCAACAGGCCAGTTAGCATTTGATAACTCAACAAATAACGATGCAGCTTATATTTTTGATGAACTAGGTCTTAAGTCCTATAGTACAACTGGAAATCAACTATTACTAACTCATGTAATTTTTCATCCAGTTCAAAAGTCGTTAAACAGATTAATTCAAATAGATTATACTGTTAGAATTCAAAGTTTAACAGGATTGGCAGGAGTATAATATGACATATCAAGTCAAATTTACTGAAACATCTAATCCGTCGAAACCGTCACTAACTGTTGACGATCAACAACTAAACACACAGACAAGTTTAAGATTCGTGGGTAAAAATTATCCGGGATATGGACAGCCGATAGCTGAAAATTTTTTACACTTATTAGAAAATTTTGCTAATAACGAATCACCGGCAAATCCAGTAGAAGGTCAACTCTGGTATGATAATGGAACAAACATATTAAGAGTCTTTGATGGAACAGAGTGGGCTCCGACGGGATCGATTAAAAAATCTAATACAGCACCGACATTAACAAATACAACCGGTGATATATGGGTTGATACACTAAAGAAACAGTTATATATTTCGTCAGGATCGACATGGTTGCTTGTAGGACCTCAATATAGTAACGGTATTAAAACAGGGCCAGAGACAGAAACAATCACTGATACTGACAATGTTGATCATTTAGTAACAACACTTTTTGCAGAAAATGAAAGAATTGCAATTGTAAGTAAATCCGCTTTTACTCCAAAGACAACACTTATCGGATTTCCTGCTATCAACCAAGGACTTAATTTAAGCAAGGTTGATTCAGCAAGTGCAACAAATCCGTCGAAGTTTTGGGGACGTTCAAGCGAGGCAGATGCATTAAATGTTAATGGATCTACAATTGATGCTAGTAACTTTTTAAGAAGTGATATCACAAGTACTACTAACAATCAGTTTAATATTCGATCAAAAAATGGAATATCAATAGGTGCTGATTTATCTTTCAGTATAAGCACTGATACATCTACATTATTTTATTCTAAAAGTAGCGGTAAAAATATCAATGTTCGCGTGAATCACGCGGGTGATGCTGAGTTAAACCCAGGAGAATACATTGCACTATCGATTGGGTCAAATACAAAAATTGGAATTGGTCCGGATAATGTAAATCCTCTTGCTACACTTGATGTTAAGGGAGATTTTAGATCTTCGGGTAATATTTACGTAACAAATACCGGAAGTTCTGCGAATGGAACATACCTAGGGGACGAAAATAACAGTATTGCCACTGAAGGTAGTTTATCAATTAATGGTAAATCGTTCTTAGGAGATAGTGTTGTTACATATGGTCCGATTACTCTTAATAAATTACAAGATTTACATAGTGGTAGTCCAATAATTGGAACTAGTGTTATTGTGCCCGGTGCAACGAATAGTTACGATATAGGTTCATCAAGTCTTAGATTTAGAAATATTTGGGCAAGTACCATAATCGGTAATGTTCAAGGAACTTTTTCAGGACCTCTATCCGGTACAGCCGACATTGCAAAAAAATTAGAAAATGCAACAACTTTTAGAATTCGAGGCGATGTCACTTCTTCCCCTGATATACAATTCGACGGCGAAACGACCGACGGCACAGTTACTTTTAACACTATTATCGGTGCTGATATTATTAATGCTAAGACCGAAGTGTTTGACACATATGATAGCGATACGTTAATTGTATACAGAGGTGGGAACGTTAGTCCGGGTCTTAAAAAGACAACAAAAGCATCTTTTATTGCAAATATACCGACAGTACCGGTTGGTGCAATATTTCCGTTTGCCGGTCCGACACCTCCGTCTGGATACTTACTATGTGACGGTAGTGAAGTTAGTATATCGAGATATATTAAATTATTCGAAGTTATCGGTTATGCATATAAACCATCTAGTAACATGTCGGGACAAGCAGCATTTGCATTACCTGATTTGAGAGGTAGATTTGCATTAGGCCGTGACAATATGGACAATGAAAAAACCATTCCTGATAAAAACTCTCCAGAAGTATTAATAGATGCAGGCGGCGGATCTTCAAACCGTGTTACTTCGGCAGTAGCTGACTCGTTAGGAAGTGGTTCTGGATCTGAGCAAACTACAATACAACTTAATAACTTACCGGAACACAAACACAATATGAGCAGTTCGTCGGCTCAATATTATGCAGCCGGTGTCCCAGGAACAACAGACATCAATGCCTTACCAGGAAGAGGATTGCCAACAGGCACTATTGACGGATACGGATTACCAAATAGTGGAGGGGTGATATCAACAAGTCTATCACAGCCTCTAAACATTATGAATCCTTATTTAACTATTAACTACATAATTTATACTGGGGTTGCAGAATGAGCTATATTATAAACAAAACCGACGGGAGTGTACTAGTTGAAGTTGTTGATGGTACAATTAATCAAACAGCAACTGATATTACATTAATAGGTAAAAACTCTAGCTCTTACGGAGAGTTTATTAACGAAAATTTAGTTCATATTTTAGAAAATTTTGCAGATTCAATTAGCCCAGCTAATCCAATTATTGGACAAATTTGGTACGATATTGGGGAAGGAAGATTAAAAGTATATGACGGTTCGACTTTTAAGGTATCAGGAGGCACTATTGTTTCTGGAACACTGCCTACCTCGTTTACACAAGGCGACATATGGATTGATAGTACTAAAAAACAAGTTCATTTTTATGACGGCGAGAGTAGAATTTTAGCAGGACCTATATATTCATCCACTCAGGGAGTCTCGGGGTTTGTAGCCGAGGATGTATTCGACACTAATCAACTATTACACACTATTGTTTTATTATATGTATCGGAAGTATTAATAGGAATTTATAGTAAAGATCAATTTATTCCTGCATCACCTATTGCAGGATATTCTACATCTTTAACACCAAAACAAATTAATGTAGGATTTAATGTAGGCACTTATAGTGGCATAAGTTATGACGTGCCGGTTACAAAGGCATCGGCTCTGATTGCAGGTGACGACTCATTAAGAACTGCTGAAAGCTTCTTATCAGCATTTGAAGATACATTTGCTAGCGGATCTATTACTATTCAAAATAGTGTACCTTTAGTTTTAGGACCAACTCAAAATTTAGAAGTTAACATTACAACAGGAAGTGTGCGAATAAATTCAACTATTAGTGATCAAAATTTTTCGATCAATATGTTGAATTCGTTAGGCACAAAGCCGTCGATATTTATTGATGCATATAACGAACATATTGGTTTATACACTGAAACACCGACTGATACATTAGATGTTAACGGGGGAGTAAGAATACGTGGAAATTTAACAGTTGAAGGATCATCTACTACGATTAATACAACTAACATCTACATTGAAGATTTAGTATTCGAAATAGGCAAAGTAGACACCCCAACTGATAGTACTGCTAATGGAGGGGGTATTTCTCTACAGGCCGGTTTAGATGGGAATAAAACATGGTTATGGCAGCAATCGACTACAGCATGGACTTCGTCTGAAAACATCGATTTATTATCTGGTAAGGCGTTTCATATTGACGGATCTCAAGTTTTAAGTGAAACTGCATTAGGTATATCGGTAGTATCTGCGCCTGGGTTGCATAGTATAGGAGAACTAGGATCGTTAGTTGCAGCAAAATTAGTTATAACTCATGATGATATGAATAATATCTCAATAGTTACATATACTAACCCTTCAAGCGCAACTGGAACAATAACATTAGCACCGAAAGGTAGCGGAACAGTTGATGTTAGTAGTAAAAGAATTACTAGCGTATCGGACCCTGTAAGCAGTACTGATGCAGTTAATTATCAAACACTAACCTCAGAAGTAAGAACAAAACAAGTAGCATTTTATGCAGATACAACAGGACTAAGCACTACATTAATAGGATCAAAAATTTTAGACATTGTGTATCCGTCAGATTATGTTGATGATGATACAATATGTCGAATTTACTGCGTCGATTCTGCTATAGCACCACAAGGGTATATCGTCAGAGAATATCAAATGGTTAGCGGAATATGGTCTCATGTACTCGACCTTCCTTATCCAAGTTAATAGGAATAAATACATAAAGATTTAAGAGATTTATAACATGCCATATACTATAAACAAATATAACGGAGATCAGATTACTGTTATTACAGACGGTACTATCGACAACAGATTAGACATTAAGTTAATCGGTAAAAACTATGCCGGATATGGTGAAGTACAAAATGAAAATTTTGTGTTCATGCTTGAAAACTTTGCTAATTCATCTCCTCCTCCGAGACCAATTGCAGGACAAATTTGGTATGATTCATCTAACGGTAAAGTAAAATTTTACGATGGTTTAAAATTTAGAACTATCGGAGGATCCGAAACCGGAACTGTAGAACCTTCCGGGTTATCTGTTGGAGACTTTTGGTTTGATACAACTAATAATCAATTTTATGTATGGGACGGATCCAAATATGTTTTAATTGGGCCGCAAGGAATCCCTGGTTCTGCTACTACACAGATGAGATCAAGAAAGGTAACAGATACTTTAGGTAATACACATGCAATTGTTGAAGGTGTTGCAAACGGAGTTACTGTATTCATTATTAGTTCTGATCCGGTATTTACATTAAAGCCAGGTACAGATGATATTACAGGTTTTTCAAAGATACATGAAGGTTTAACATTAATTTATACTAATAATGATGATCCAAGTCATATCGGTGAAACAACATCGGCACATCGATTCTGGGGAACTGCTACAAATGCTGAGAGATTGGGCGGATATACTGAATCTGACTTCGTTAGAACAGGTGATGCAACATTTACTGGTGTAGTATCATTTGGAGATGACGGATTCACAGTAGGATCAACTAATCCTCCAAAGTTACTTATTAAGAACGAAAGTGCTGAAACGCCAATTTTTAGGAACCAAGCAGGCGGAACAATGAAGTTCCAGACAACTGTAAACTCTACTACTAGAACTCCGTTGCAGTTAGTTGATCTTAATGTTCGTCCGGGTGAAGATAACGTCACTGATTTAGGTACAGTTTCTTATAAGTTTAAGAAAGTATATGCATATGACTTTGAAGGAACAGCATCTTTAGCTAATAAGATGGTAGTTAATACCGAATTATCACCGGCACCGGCAACTGCAAGTGAATATCAATCTTCGGGAACAGTAGTTGTAAGAACTTCTGCACAACAAACAATTAATTCGACAGTAATTCCGGCAGGTGCGATTAAAGGATCGTTCTTTGTAGGTACAGCAACATCGGCAAATTACGCAGACTTAGCAGAAAAATACTTACCTGATGCTGATTACGAAGTTGGTACAGTAATGGTTGTTGGCGGAGAAAAAGAAATTACAGCAAGCTCATACGGAAAACGTGCAATTGGTGTTATATCTGAAAATCCTGCATATATGATGAATTCAGAATTAGAAGGCGGCGTGTATGTTGCATTAAAAGGAAGAGTTCCTGTTAAAGTTAGTGGACCTGTTAATAAAGGAGATTCATTAGTAGCAGCAGCAGACGGAACAGCTAGTATAGTTAATACAGTAGATAGTAGAGTATTTGCTATTGCATTAGAGTCAAATAGCTCGTTCGACGTCAAATTAGTCGAGTGTGTAATACTTTAAGATTAAATAAACAAAGGATAATTTATGGCAGGTAAAAATACTCTAATACTAGCGTCGGATTTTAATGCATTGCAATCGTCGGCAGCACTTGTGTTAGGACAAGGATCCGGAACTTATGGGTACGGGCAATCAGTAACTAGTTCTCAAGTATCAACAGGTACTAGAATTTCGATATCTCAATGGGAAAATTTACGAAATGATTTGTTAAAATGTATACAACATCAAACTGATACTAGTTATGCAAACAATTTAACTACGCCTGCTGCAAACGTAACATTAGCATCAGAAATTTATGACGAATACAAGTTAGTATCGGATGCAATTGGACCTGGAAGATTTGCATTACCTGCTGGACAAGCAACTAGGGCAACTATTAATTCGGCTCAACGGGTGGCGTCGTGGAATACTGTAGTGTCGCATACTGTTGTTGTTAACTTTACCGAATCAACAATTTATCCAGGAACATATAATTCACGATACTTCTTTAACTCTGGAGGAAAGATAGAGTTTACTGCAAGTCGAACCGGAGGAAATAGCGGTTCTAAGAATACATCTTGGACAACTCTATTAACAAACATGGGTACAATTACGTTTGATTATGATACTACATCAACATCAGGACAGGGTACAGGGTCAGGTATTGGTTTTTATGATTTAACTACTTCTGATCAAACAATTTTTACTAGAGCATTAACATCGGCTGAATCTTATTATCCAAACAAGTATTACATTAATGCGCGAGTAAATGATACAACCAATAGAAATCAAATTACTTTTACAATATATTTTGCCGACGATTCAGGACAACCAAATCCACCTTGGGGAACAGACGAATCAGTCGACGGTACATTAACTAGCACAGTTCAAACATATCGTGCAACCGGTAGTAATGTATCTATTTTACAGCCAACATCACCGACATCCACTTTATAGTAATCTTAATACTTGACCTGATAATTATTTTAGTGTAAAATCACTAAAAGAGGTTAAGTATGGATGAAAAAGTTGAAAAAGCCTTTGATGTAGCAAATTATATTGCATCTTTATCAAATCAAAGACGTGTTATTTTAGAAGAATTTGAACAAAAAACTGTATACTACATTAACGGTGGTACTTTTAAAATAACTCCTGAATTAATATCTTTTACTAATTTAATGATTCATCGAGGAATTGTTAAGGATGCAGCCTTTATTGATGCAAATAATTTTCCTGTAATTGTAAATGATGTTAATAAATTTTACGATGATGTTGTAAATACCTATTTTAATGCAGTAAACGAGTATGCTACTCGATTTGCAGACATAAAAAACAAAAGAAGAGTAGAGGATATTGTCTCGTTATGAATGGAGCAGTAATCTTTGCTCAAAATAATGGAATTATTGACTACAGTAAACTAGCATACTTTTGTGCAGTACGAATTAAGAAGTATTTAGATCTTCCTGTTAGCATTATTACAGATAATCCTGATTCTTTTTTAGAATATCCTAAAGATACATTCGATAGGATCATCAAGATTCCATACGAAAATTGTACACAAAAATTGTTTTATGACGGTACATTAAGTTCTAAAAAAGTAGAATGGAAAAATACCTCACGAAATCAAGTATACGAACTTACACCTTATCAAAAAACTCTAGTAATTGACAGTGATTTTATTATCAATTCTTCAAAATTAAAACAAGCATTCGACCGAGATGCATTGTTTCAAATTTATCACAATAGCTTTGACTTGTCTCAATGGAGAAAAGACGAGTATTTTACTCGGGTAAATCCATATTCTGTCCCATTCTATTGGGCAACTGCATTTGTATTTGAAAAACATCCGGTAATGGAATGTTTCTTTACTTTGATAAATTACATAAAAGAAAACTGGGGCTACTTCAAAGTATTATATAACATTGAATCGATCTTATATCGAAATGATTATTCGTTTAGTATTGCAATTCACATAATGAATGGTAAAACAAACGGTGAATTTGCAACAGAATTACCCGGTAAAATGACATATATTTTAGAGCAAGATTACTTGATCGATATGAATGACACTGATATGCAATTTTTAATTCAAAAACCAAATAGTTATGGTGAATATCTTGCAGTAAAAACATCAGGAATAGATGTTCACGTAATGAATAAAATGAGCCTTTTAAGATTTATCGATGGAGGTACCGGTGTCTAAAGGATTTTTAATATTTGCACAAAATACGAAAGATACAAATTATGTTCAGCAAGCGTATGCTCTAGCATTATCTATTAAAAATAGTCAAAAAAACGTAACAAATGTGTCTTTAGTTACTAACGATAAAGTAATTAAAAAACACCAAAAAGTATTTGATCATATAATTGAAATTCCTTGGGTTAACACAGAAGAAGTTACAAGATATAGAGGGGAACATAGATGGAAATTATATCATGTAACTCCGTACGACGAAACAATTGTATTAGATTCGGATATGTTAATATTAGAAGATATCTCGCAATGGTGGGATTATTGTAGTAATTATAATCTAAAATTTTGTTCGAGAATTAAAAATTATAAATTAGAAGTAGTTAATGATACAACTAATGTTTACCGAAAAACATTTACTGCAAACAATTTGCCAAGTCCGTATTATGCATTGCATTATTTTAAAAAATGCCAAGAAACACACGACTTTTATAAAATTTTGGAATTTGTATGTAATAACTGGCAATGGTGTTATGATCGATTTGCATTAAAAGAATATCAAGATTGTTTAAGTATGGATTTAGCAACAGCAATAGCAATTGAAATATTTGGAGTTAACGAAACAGTTATTGACGACTGTTCTCCCTTAGAATTTATACATCTAAAACCAGGGATACAAGGATGGCCGATATTATTTGAAAGTTGGCAAGATGCTGTACCGTGTGCATTTAATTCTAGAGGAGAATTAGTAATCGGTAATATTAAACAGTCGAAGATTGCACATTACATAGAAAATAGTTTCTTAACATCGCAAATGATTAAAAAGTTAGAAGGATTAGTAAATGGCAAAGAAAAAGTTCATTGACATTCCAGTAAAATTTTATGCATTTTACGATCAAAAGTCCGGTGAAATTTTATCAGTGTCTAACGAAAAAAGTATCGACTATGAACACGGAATAGAAATACCGCAATATGAAGCAACAAAGTTAATATCAGGAGAATGGAAATTTTCTGAATATATTGTTGGCAGAAAGAAGCAGAATGGTATTACAATTAAATGTATAATGCCGGTATTAGATCAAGATTATGTGTTTCGAAATAATGTATTCGAATGGATCGAAGAAACAAAAAAGTTTTCTGAGTTAGTAGTAGAATGGAATTTACCAAAAAAGAAATGGGTAGTTTCTTTAGATAGCTCTGTAAAAGAACATTACAAAACAGAGCTTTTACTTTCAAAAATAGTAATCTTTATTACATTAGAAAATGATTTTGATTTTTTAATTCGAACTATGTATATTGATATAAAAGATTTATTAGATTTAGAAAACATTGAATTTCAGTTTACAAGTAAAAAAGAATTAGATATTACAAAGTTATCGATATCTTCAAAGATAGTATTTAAATCATACGGGCTAAAAACAGTATATGAGTAACATAATTAAGATTATAGATCAAGATATAATTTTCCTCAGCTATGACGAACCGAACGCTGAAAAAAACTATGCAGATTTATTAAGTAAAATTCCGTGGGCAAAGAGAGTACACGGAGTAAAAGGTAGTGATGCAGCTCATAAGGCATGTGCAGCAGAAAGTGAAACAGAATATTTTGTTACAGTTGATGCCGATAATATAGTAGATCCAAAGTTTTTGAGATTAGAACTAAATTTAGATGAGTTAGGATTAACAAAAGATCATGTTTTTAGTTGGTGCGGAAAAGTTCATGTTAACGGATTAATGTACGGTAACGGAGGTTTAAAAATGTGGACTCGAAAGTTTGTTAACGAAATGAGAACACATGAAAATTCGGATCCTGATGATATTAAAGGAAAAGTTGAATTTTGTTTTGATGAGAGGTATTTTCAGTTCAACGAGTGCTATTCTGAAAGCTATACAAATGCAAGCCCGTTTCAAGCATGGAGAGCAGGATTTCGAGAAGGCGTAAAGATGAGCCTTGATCAAGGTGCAAAAGCATTAGATATTAAAAAAGTTTGGTGGCAAAATTATCAGCGATTGTTAATTTGGTGTAGTGTCGGCATGGATGTTCAACACGGAATATGGTCTATATATGGTGCACGAGAAGGTGCATATCTTACAAATTGTACTGATTGGGATTATAGTCTAGTTAGAGATTTTGATTGGTTAACAGAACAATGGGAATCAAAATATAGCAAGTATACTATAGATTTAGATATGTTGCCTTACGAAGTGTTAGGATTAGGACACACTTTAAAAAGAGAATGTGGATTAGAAATTGCCGATCTAGAGCCCGACAGTTCTACATTCTTCAAAACAGTATATAATAACAATAGACGAATTTTGAGAAGAGATTAATGTACGATATATTTTACATATCGGATATTCCTGCAGGGTTAAAAAAACTTCGTACACGTTATCCTTTTGCAAAACACGCTAGCACATTAACAGAAGCAAAATCTCAGGCTTTTACATCGATGTTTTGGGTAGTATGGGATGACATCGTTTTAAAGGATAGTTTTAACTTTGATTACGAAGTTCCGACTTGGGATCAAGAATACATACATGTGTTTAAAAATGACACTACTTTTAACGGTGTGTGTTTAGTACCTAAAACAGCATCGATATCTGAGAGAGAATTTCAATATCGATTTTTTCTAAACAAAAAAGAAGTTGATATACAATCTAGTACACCACTTAAAATTTATGATATTTTTGAAATCGATACATATCAAGAATATCTAGATGCATTAGAAAATACTACAACTGAGATGTTTTGGATGACGTCAAAAAACATCAGTCCGGTTGATGATTTTAAATTTGATATATTTTTTACAAAACGAACAAATGAATTTTATCAGGATCGAAATTCAAATCATGCATTTATACATGAAGAAGATGAGAAAGAGACGTATGACGGAATTTTTCTATTAAGTAAAAATGTCCAGTTAAGTAAAAAAGAAATAGAATTTAGGTTTCCGGTTAATAGGAAAGAATGGAACATTGTAGCAAGTAAACCAAAGCTATATGACATCTTCACAATTGATACATATCAAGAATATCTAGATGCGTTAGAAAATACCACAACTGAGATGTTTTGGATGACATCGAAGAATATTACACCAGTTGATAATTTTAAATTTGATTTATATTTTTCAAAAAAGAATCATAATCATGATTATGATAGAGAATATAATCATGCATTTATACATCAAGAAGATGGAAACGAAACATATGATGGAATCTTTTTATTAAGTAAAAATGTTCAATTAAGCAAGCGAGAAATAGAATTTAGATTTCCAGTTAATAGAAAAGAGTGGAATATTGTAGCAAGTAAACCAAAACTGTATGATCAATTTATAGTTGAAAATTATAATGACTATCTTAATGCATTTCGAAAAACAACTACTGAACTGTTCTGGGTTATTCCTTCAGAAGTTGAACCATTAGATACATTTAATTTTGATCTATACTATACACAGAAGTCTCAAAAGTACGAATATGAAAGAAGCATGAATCATGTTTTTAAGAATATATTTGGCAATAAAGAAGTGTATACCGGATCAATAATGTTAATGACATCCGAAAAACCCGTTACAGAAAGGGAAATAAATTTTAGATTTTTAATGGATAAAATCGAACATAATATCATTGCATCGAAAACAAAATTATATGATATAGTCTTTATCAGCTATAACGAGCCAAATGCTGATGAAAATTATAAAATTCTTAAATCAAAATATCCATTTGCTAAACGTGTACACAAAGTTAAAGGAATACATAAAGCACATATAGAAGCAGCAAAAAAAGCAACTACTCATATGTTTTGGGTAGTAGACGGTGATGCTATCATAGAGGATAATTTTAAGTTTGATTATTTAGTTACTAGATACGAGAGAGATATTGTACATACATGGAATAGTAAAAATCCTATGAATAATCTAATTTATGGATACGGAGGAGTAAAACTGTTGCCCAGAGATCTAACACTGAATATGGATGTTAATACCCCTGATATGACAACAGCAATAAGCAAAAGATTTAAGGTTGTAAATGAAGTTTCAAATATAACAGCATTTAATACAGATCCATTTAATACATGGAAATCGGCATTTCGAGAATGTGCAAAACTCGCATCAAAAACTATTCAAGGACAAGTTAATGCAGAAACTGAAGAAAGATTGAATGTATGGTGTACGGTTGCCGAAGGACCATTTGCAATTAATGCTATCCAAGGTGCAAGAGCAGGTAGATTATATGGAGAAGAAAATGCCGGAAATTTACCGGCACTTTCAAAAATTAACGATTTTAAATGGTTAGAGGAAAAGTTTAAACTGACATCGGTGCTACGATAGCAGGATGCGGATCGTAATTTTCTAGTTTAAAATCATCTATATTATATTCGTCAAATTTCTTACCTACTGTAAAATATAAAGTAGGAAGATCTTTCGGTTCTCTAGTTAATTGTTCTTTTACAGCATCAAGATGGTCTTTGTAAATATGACAATCGCCACCTGTCCAAATAAAATCTCCTACTTTTAAATCGCATTCTCTAGCAATAATGTGTGTAAGTAAGCTATAACTTGCAATGTTAAACGGGACTCCTAAAAACATGTCGCAACTACGCTGATATAGTTGACAGCTTAAATATCCATCTGTAACATCAAATTGACACATAACATGACAAGGAGGAAGAGCCATTAAATCTAATTCTCCAGGATTCCATGCAGTAAGAATATGCCTGCGACTATCGGGTGCAGTCTTAATACCATTAATTAATTCTTGTAATTGATCGATCACAACTGGCTCGAAAGTGCTTGAATTAAGCCATTTACGATGCGGAGTTCTCCAGTGTCTCCATTGTACACCGTATATACGTCCTAAATCTCCGTCGGTTTTTGCCATCGGTTTCCAGTATTCGGAATTTGCATTTGCTGACCAAATAGTACTTCTATCAGTAGCACTAGTGCCGTACAAAATCTCTTTTAGCCTAAGTTCGCTGCCAGACCCTTCTAAAAACCACAGCAGCTCGCTTACTACAGCGCGCCATGCTAGCTTTTTTGTTGTTACAGCAGGAAAACCCAGTCTAAGGTCAAAACGTAGCTGCATGCCGAATATACTAAGCGTACCTGTTCCTGTACGATCAGTTTTTTCTTTGCCGTTTTCTAAAATTTGTTTAAGTGCTTCGTTGTATTGCTTCATATTCCTCTACCTTGCAAGATCCTAAATCTCTAGTATTAGTTAGTATAAAGCCTTCTAAGAAGTTTTCTAAATTGATTTGAGTATCTGCATCATATATTCCAGGAATACGAGTAATGTATAATTTTTCTAAAACAGGTTTTGCCTGCAATAGAATATTAACTCCACCGATGACAAAAACATCTTTATCTAAATATTGAAGAGTTAATAATTTTAGTGCATCTGGTACATTTCCGGAGAATACAACATCTGCATGTTTAATTTCGGTGCAATTGTTTGCAATTACAACATTTGTTCTTTTTGGAAGAGGCTTGGGCATATCGGGACTATTCCATGTAGTTTTACCCATTACTACAATGTGATTTAAAGTAGTTTCTCTAAACCATTTAAAGTCTTCTTTATTTGGAGGCCAAGGCATTCCGCCGTTATTTCCGACACCACTGTTATCATCAACAGCAAACATACCTATAATCATATATTTTTTTTATTGAAGAATTTTTGAGTTTTTTTCTTGATGTCTTTTTTAACTTTTTCGATATCTAATTGAAAGTCGATATCAATGATTGATGTTTCGTAGTTTTGAACAAGCTCACTAAGTGTTTGTTCAAATGTTTCCCATCCATCTTTTTTTATTTTTGAAGTTACTTTAATTTCCCAACTTTTTCCATCTTGAAAATTAATTAAGACAGAATGAAGATATTGAAGAGGCAACACATTAATTGTTACCTCTTCGAATACTTCTGGCCAGTAATCGATTGCTTCTTTAGGAAGGATCCGTCCCTTATTAATCACTTAGACTTTTTGGTCGGAACCAACTCCTCTGCTTTCCTTCTAAAAGATGCTGCTTCTTTAGAAAGTTTATCGGCTTGTGAGCGATAATATTTTGCTTCGTCTTCCACGGTATCAAACGACACTGGATCGACGTTAATTACAGCAGGTTCTTCTGCTGGAGAAGTTTTAAGTTCTGTTGCAGTAGCAACTTCTTTTATCTCTGCCTTTGAATTTCCTAATCCGTCTTTAACAGCCAAGTCGTCAATTGCAACTCCTCTTTGCTCAGCAATAATCTGATTTAATTCGGACAGCAAAATTGAAGTTCCGATAGTCGGCAGCATTTCAACTTCGCCAGTTGCAACTTTAATCAGTTTTCCTTTTGCATGTAATGACGGTAACATACGGCTTCCGTCTGGAAATTGTGTTCTATCTAATGCTTCGGCTAATTCGTTTGCTTCTTGCGCAGCAGCACTTTCGACTAAGTTAATAAGAGCATTGTGATAGCTATCGTCTAACGATTCTGTAGGGATAACTAAACAGTTATATGCATCACCGGGTAATGTTCTAAATGCAACTAAAACTTTACGGCCCGACTGTTTCATACGACCTACATGTTTTAATTGATTAGCCATTCTTCTTACCTTGTTGTTCGGCTTGCTTAGCCACTTGATCTAAGAATGCTGTTAGCTTAGTATACGTTTGGCCAACAACAGACATTTCGTTCGGTTTAAATGCGCCTCTAGAACTTGCAATGTCAATAATTACTTTCATTGCATTTAGATCATTTAAATTTAATTCTGTAGCAGATTCAGGTTGTACTTCTGAGTTTTCTTGAATCTGATCTTTTTCTTCTGACATAATACCTCCTTTGCAAAGTACTATGTAGTTATCTTGTATTTAAATGAGGACAGGCAATCTTGAAAAAACTTAGATCTTTTTCTGATTCAAATCCAAGTTTCGTAGTGTAGATAATATTGTTATTAGCATCTAAGCCAATGTCCTGGCCGATGTAATATCGATTGTTTAAGTTAGTCAAAATCCACTTATCGAATAATCTAACGAGAGTAGGATTATATTCGTTGAAAGTTGTATATTTAAAATGCGGAGGAGAAAATTCTACTCTCCGCATCTTAAAATAATTTAACGGATTAGGTTTACCGTTCTTTAAAGCCACTATTAAGTTCCCGCTGAAAACGTATAGTATGCATATTCACCGAACGGCGGAACAATAGTGTTATTACCGTGAATAATGAACACAGTATCGCAATATCCTTCATCACCCCAAGAACCACACGGATAACCATCTGTGAACATAATGAACTTCTTCGGTTGAATCTCGTTTTCCTTCATGTATTCCCAGTTAGCTTCGAATGCAGTACCACCGCCGCCTGCGATTTGATAGTTTACAAATTCATCTGAATTGTAACCATCAAAATCTGCTTCGTTATATACAGCAGTATCAAAACACCACAGTTTAAGTTTAAAGTCTTTAAACTCGTCCATAATGCCTTTGACTTCGGTTAAAAAGTCTCTTGCTTCTACAGCACCGATTGATCCGGACATATCGAGTGCAACACATACATCGATAGTTTCGGCAAAACTAGTACCTGGAAGAACAGCGTTCATATGCCAGCCCTTACGGTTAGGACGCATGAATGTATAGTCGTTTCGAATAATGCTTTGAATTTGCTGACGGATAATATCTCGCCAGTTCATCTTCGGTTCAGTTAGTTCTTTAATTAGTCTTGCTACGCCTGCAGGAGTATTACCTGCACCTGCGGCTTGTGCAGCCGATACAGTAGCTTCTCTAATCTCGTCTCTAATTGCTTTCAGTTCTTCTTTAGTATATGTAGGCTGACCGTTTCCGGAACTTTTTTCCCAGTCGATATGTTCGTCAAGTAGCTTACCGAGTGCATCAAGCATATCAGAGTCCATCTTTTCATAGATGTCATCATAGACTTGTTCTGCACTCCACCCGTAGTATTTTTGATCGTGAAACATTTGAAAATCCTTAATAGGATCTCCGATACGATCTCTTACTAGTTGCCCGTTAACACAGTAGTCTGCGGCAGCATTAAAAATCTTTCGATCTCTACCTTCACATCGTCCCATGTGGTCAAATACGTTATGCAGAATTTCGTGAGCAATAACAAATTCAACATTTTTGTTAGTAAGTGTTTCAAAGAAATCACGATTAAAATAAATTGATCGACCGTCGGTTGCAGCAGTTTTACACCAGTCACTGCCGTCTTCGATTTTAAGACGTGTAGCCATATTACCAAAGAACGGATGTCTTAGTAACAATCCAACTCGTGCTACAATAATCTTGTCAATAACTGGATCTAAGTGTGCCATATAAATGTCCTACGTTTTACAATAGTATATAGTATAACACCGCCCGGAGGCGGTGTCAATTACTACAATATCCGAATAATTATTTTTCGGTTGCCTGTGCAATATACTTACCGAACTTTGAATGGAACTCGTCGAAGCAGTCAATTTCGTCCGGATCCAGTGGCAACTTGTAAGTAGACAGCGCCATCTTAGTACCCATAATAACAAGTTCAGTTTCGAAATTGTTCATAATAAAGTTAAAGAAGTGATTAACTTGATTGTTCCAGTCATTAGCCTTCTTATCACATGCTTCCTTCAATTCATAGCACAGTGACACAGTCAAAGAGTACATTGCTGAAATCTCTTTAGATTCCATCTTAGTAACCTTACCGCTAAGAATGTCAGTCGGAGCAGGCATCTTGCTAGCAATCTTACGATGTGCCATAAACTTTACAGCAAGACCTTCACCGATCGACCCAGAAGTCAGATCTGATAAAGTATCTGCATCGGTGTCGTCGTCGGTAAGCAATTCACTTACAAAGCACCATGATCGAGGAGTTGCAAATGCACGTGAAGAAGACTTCGGATCAAAATCATACAAGTCCTTCTTGCTAAAAGTAAGGAAGCCGAGTACATCCTTATGGATCCTATTGTCAGCAGCCCAGTCAAACCAGTCATCCCAGTCAACTTGCATTTCGAGATGCACAAAACGATTTGCAAGCGGAGCCGGCATACGATATGTTACACCCTTGTCGGTTTCTCTATTACCTGCTGCAACCATTACAACATTGTCAGGAAGTTCATAAGTACCAACACGGCGATTAAGAACAAGCTGATATGCTGCTGCTTGTACAGCCGGTGCTGCACTATTCATTTCGTCCATAAACAAGATAATCATCTTGTGATTTGCGGCAAAATCTTTACTCGGCAATTCAGCAGGCGGTGCCCATCGCATAGTACTGTCATTGCTATCAAAGTACGGAATGCCTTTAATATCAGTCGGTTCCCACAATGAAAGTCGAACATCGATTACATGAGCATCGAGCTCAGAACCAAGCTGTTTAATAATGTCCGACTTGCCGATACCAGGAGGTCCCCACAAAAAGATTGGACGCTTACTATTGAACGCCTTACGCAGTGCCTTCTTAGCACCTTTAGGACCAACAGTACGGCTAATAATTTCACTCATGTATAATTACCTATGTGTGTGGTTGAAAAAGTTAAGTAATTTCTTACTATGCATACATTGTATAGCCAACGGCATAATGTGTCAATAAGTTTTTAAGAATTTTTTTCACGTTCTGTCATAGCTTTAATTAAGCCGTATTTTCGAATGTCATCTGAAAATAAACAAAGTTCAAATGATTTCTTTTCTGAAAATACTGTAATGCTATCTTTTCTTAAATGATAAGGACAATCAATATACCTTTCTAAAAATATAATAGTTTGAGGACTTAATTCAACATATTCAGTAAATGGGATTTCGTACGATTTTAAGTTTAAAGTTTGTTGAAGAAACTCTAACCCTTCGTCAGTAAGTCGTAACGCAGATTGCTTACTAGCTCTGTTGCATTGCCACCACTTGTAACTATACAGTTTTACATTTGCGTCGTCAACACTTTTACCCCATTGATTGAGAAATATTTTTGTTAACGAGTTTCTAGTGATCATTTTACAATAGTGCCAGATGTTAGTTTAACAACTTCAAAGTCGGTTGTATTAAAAGTAGTATTCAATTTTTTAGCTAAATTACGAGCATGTCCAGGATTACTAAAACTAACCTTTTTATATTTAGGACCAGGGTAACTTGTAAGGCTATTAAAGCTCTTTAAATTGAAAGGTTCATTTTTATAAAAGACAGCCCAAATTGCATCTGCTTCTAAAATTTGTTCTGCACGATAATTTTTTTTATTTACGTGTTCTAATATTATACGCGGTTTCGGTCTCGACATTTATCTCTCCGGATAACTACGTATATTTATCTAGTTTATTCGTCGAAATTCCCGCCGTCCATGCTAATCGAAACTACATCCGACGACGAATTAGTTTTAAGCTCGTGTAGTAACTGCTCGTAATCTTGATTAACTTTATCTAAGAGCTCTGTTAATGTAAGACTTAGCAATCGAGCCTGAAGTATAGTCATCTTAACATCTTTTGATTGAGTTAGTTCGGCAGACTTTACTTGTTGTATAAATTGAGCAACAGGGGATATATTAATTTGATTTTGCATTTGATAGCACTGATTTCATTTCTGTTTCTGTTTTGAACGGGCCTTTATGTGGATATCGTTCGATAGTAATTAGCTTAGGACAAAAACTTTTAACCCATCCTTTATCAAACTTAATAACATAATACCCTGCACAATAGATACTTTTACTTTGTTCGCTTTTTGTGAACAGTGGCAATTTCTGTCGAACATCAAACATAGAATTATACGGCTTACAAGAACACGGATAACCGTTTACTTCTTTAACTTGCGTAGTCGAAACTTTAACT